AAATTCTAAAATTAATTTACAACAGTTTTTCTACGAGTTTTCAATGGTTTCAGCCGATTAGAGTTTATTGCTTACTCCTTAGCTTATCGAGATAGTGTATATATTTATAATAATTTATACATATACAAGAGTAGAGTATTTAGTAATAGGTGTGACAGTTGTACCAATCTGTTGTTCTCTTGATGCGTAGCATGTTCTTTGTAATTGGTCTGCTGAGCTTTGCTCACATAAAAAATAGACCCTCACCAATAGGCAAGAGTCTAAGGAGTGTATATTCAAAAGTTGTTACATTTATGATAACCAGAAAAGAGTAATAAAGTCTACCCAGTATGGTCATTCCTTTAGTTTGATCGTTAGATAGGTTTAACCGACCTCGTAGAGAGGCATCCAGAAATCTTGTTCAAACTCTCGTCCAGTTGAACGCAATGAGGGAATTTGGAAACCCTTCAGATTTTCCTCAAGAAGAACTTTTTCTAGTCCCTCTAAAAGAGGTAGATGTTCAGCCGCTTTCTGTCCCATGATTTTTTCAATCATCGTTTGAGACAATACTTTATAGCCTAGCGAATTAGTGACCATTGATCCCTTTTTGTTTGTGTTCTCTTATTGTAGCAAATGAATCTGTAAAAACATATGGCATATGAGAAAAGATTTGACCTATTGTTGAACAAATCTTCTCGCATTACTATAGTTTATACTATCGTTTTTTTAATGAAATAGTTAAACTTTGATTGGCTTCGATAGAGTTGTAATAATCGGTTTTCAGATGAATAGCACATCTATTTGTTCGCAAATTGTTATCAATAGGAACAACAAAGAGTCCAAAGTAACACTCATAGTACTGACGTACCATTGCAGCGTCTTGAGTTTCACCATCAACCAATACAAGCCATTCTTCAGCATCTAATTTCCAACCCTCAGGAAAACCATTTACAATGAATGGAGCATTCTCAAAGGGCAACAGCTTGACCTGTTTACCCCTTTGTTCGCCTACGATAGCTCCACTCTCATCATATATATGATCAGTTTTTTCATCAATATATAAGTTGAGATGTGTCATTAATTAGTCTCCTGTAATAGAAATAGGATTACTATCGTTAGTAACCTGTTCTGTTTCATATCCAAGTTGTGTTTTTACTTGAGAGGAAACTTTAGAATAGACACTTTTCAATTGGTCTGTGCTACGACCGGAACGAATTTGTTCCACGGCATAACCAAATAGACGTTTTCCAAAAAGAACGTAATTAAGTGTTTCAGAATACGAGCATTTTTCAGCGGGAAGAATGTATTCACCTTCAGCTTGAGCAAAATTGGCTGTGGTTTCATCTGTCAATCCATTAGCGTCTTCAATGGCTCGTACACCAGAAGTCTCTAACAAGTCACGAATGATGACAAATGCACCAATATGAGCAAGGGTAAATACGGTTAAGTCAGTAATCATTGTTTTTCAGTTTTATTGTTTTAGGAGGAGTGTATCATACTCTAGTGCTGCAATCTCTTTCTCAATTTCTTTTATGTTGTTTTCAAGATTATGCTTAGTTTTACGAAGAACAGAAATTTGTTCTTGAGCCTCTTGAGATTTTTTAAGATTTCTTTGTTGTTCGTGAATTGGCTCACAAGTATGTGTGTACCAAATTGCCCCAAAAACATTATCCTTAAAGACTTTAATATCACGAACAAAATTGATGGCATCCTCCGCCATTTGTTCACATTCTTTAGTGGGATCTGTCATTTGAACAGGACAAATTGTAGAGATTACAACACCATGACCATCAATCACATCAAACCAACCAGAATACTCACTAGATGGTTGAAAACGATACCCATAATCTTTTGATAGCATCATTGCTGCATCATAGATTTCACTAAGCTCAGTTTTAATCCGATTAGCAAGCTCTTGACGGGCAGCGAGTACTTTAGGGTTGGTCATGTCTTTTTCTTAACTCTACTCTTTTATAATGACATAATTTAATCCCAATTGTAACCGTATAATTACTTATTTACAATTGGGATTGGTTAATTAGCCGTCACATCCTGCACAATCAGGATCAGAGGTTGCCCAACCCTCATGGATAGGTTCAACAGAATTTGATACTTTTATCGTATCTTTATATAGGTCATATAGATCTGTAAATCCTCCAATTAGTTCGCCATTTTTGAAAATTTGTGGTACTCTTCCGGTTTCTTGTACTACCATAGTAGGATTAAAACCAAATCTATTTAATAAATCTTTGGCTTTATGACACCAAGGACAATCAGCCCTATAATTTATTACCCAATCAGGTTTTTCTTCTTTCAAAGTAGTAGGTCTTCTATTGTTTAACTCATTGTTACTACGAACATAATAAAGAGATTTCAATCCTTTTTTCCATGCAACAATATGTAGTTTAGCAATTAGACTTGCATCAGCATCATGACCAATGAAAAGGTTAACAGATTGTCCTTGATCTATATACTTTTGACGGTCAGCAGCTTGTTGAATGATAGTGAATTGGTCAATCTCATGAGCTGTCTTAAACACAGACAAATCTTTATCAGATAGATCAAGATGTTGAACAGAACCATTAGCTTTTTGAATGCTTTCCCAGATTTCCGGGGTATCCATATTCAAATAAGATAGAACTCTTTTTAGATGCTTATTTTTGCGAACAAAAGTACCTTTGGAACCTGAATAAACATAGTAATTAGAGTGAATTGGTTCAACACCAGCACTACCCGCATTACAAAGAACAGAATTAGTAAGTGTTGGAGCAATAGCCATTTTTACAACGTTTCTGTGCTTACTCTTTATACACCATTCAGGGAATCCTAGCTTTTCTGCCAACCATTTTGAAGCTCTTATTGTTCCTTTTTCGATAGATTGAACTATCTCAATATTTGCTTGCATTGATTCGGGAGAATTAAATGCCCAACCTTTTGACTGGTAATAAGAGTGTAACCCCATATATCCTAATCCTAAAGCTCTACCTTTGATGGCAGAACGAACAGAATTTTCAAATCCTGGCAATTGGAATGCCTTATCAATGAATTCTTGACAAACACCATCTAAGAAGATTGTTGCCAATTCTACAGCAGTAAATCCAGAATCCCCGATCCAACGTTGCCATTCATCAAATTTATCTGCATTCATAGAAGATAGAACACAAGTAAAAGAGTGCTTTGAATCGGAAGGCTGAAAAATCTCAGAACAAAGATTACTCGCAACAATATCAAGAGCCAATGCCTTAAAGTCTTCTGGCTTGTACCTATTGGCTGTATCAATGAAGACAATATAGGGTGAACCCGTTTGAAGTCTTAGACGTAGAACTTTTGAAAAGAGTCTTCCTGCTTCGGCATCACCTGCCAAAATCTTTTCCATAAACTCATCTGTAATTGTAATACCAATATTACACTTTAACTTCTGAGTTTGATCTCCACGAGATTTATCACGAGCATCTAAAATAAGATCAATATCTCGATGTTCAATTGAAATATATAAGGCAATGGCTCCACGTCTGACACCACCTTGATTTACTGTATCCGCCACCTTATCATAAACTTGTGCCCATGATGTAACAGGTGAAAGACCAATTAAATCATCTAACGATACAGATGTACCACCACCCATTTTTGACAACATTGCCAATTCATGAGCTGTTGTAAAAATACCGTCAATAGAGTTTTCAGGAACAGAACCAAAACAGCTAACTGGCAAGCCTCGATCCGCCTCTTTAGGTGTATTGAAATTAGATGCAACTGGTGAAGCAGGGGATAGCCAACCATTTGATAGAATATAGAACAAATCATTTTCAATAGCATCAATGTTTAGTCCTGGTACAGGGTATAGTTGTCTTACACCACCGCTTGCAAGACGTTTATACATTTGATTAGGTGTTTCATTCTCTAAAAGATACCCACTTTTTAATGTTGCATACCCTTCTTCTGAAATCCAATTAGGGGAATCGGGAAACTGTGTCATGTTTTTGTTTATTAATGTTCCTCTATTATAACCTAGTCCAATACTAAAAAGATACTGACTATAAAATAGTCTTATATCGGGACTCAATCAGTCTATATTTTGTTGTCCCCCAACCGTCAAGATAATTCTCATCCAGTTGACGAACATAACGGAATAGTTCATGTGTACTATCTACTTTCTGGTCTAAACCTAATTCTGTTGCTTTATCCCAAGCATCTTTTATAGCTTTTTCCAGTTTTCTTTTTTCACGTATAGCAATCATCTTGTCACGAAAGTTTGCAACACCCCAGATTACCGATTCATCGTAAGTATCACATGTTCCAATTAATGTATACATTTTTCAAACCTATTAACTAACTTATTGTTTACTATCACTTTTTGTATAAACATTGAATAAGGTCTAACCCAAGTATTACCTAATTCATCAGAATATATTGCAAGAAGCTCTTGAGTCTCAGTGTGTCTTCCAATGAAATGAACAAAATATTTTGTACCCTTATAATGCCGATATGTTGTACGATTTACAATCATCGCTTCACCCATTTATAACATTCAAGTTTTCCATATTGAAATAGCTTGTCTTCCTTTTGAAATTGTTTTTCAGGGTTCCAAAAAGTATCACAAGGAGAATAGTTAAACGTAGGATTATGCATAATGATTGCCTCATCTGCAAAATGTGCCCAATTTTCCAGCAAAGAAGCACCACCAATTAAAAATATGTCTCCAGGTAAATCTTGGTACATATTAAGGAATTTCAATAACTCAGATCCACACATTGAAGACCATTGATCCCATTTTCCAATGTTATCTTTTCGAGAACTGGACAAGTAAATAAGTCTTCGTCCATTCTCAGGTACATTACGCATTGATTCAGCCGTATGTCTGCCTGCAATTAGCGTAGATCCTTGTACAGATGTTAACAACTTAAAAAGTTGATAGTCCAAGGGATCTTTATAAATGGTTTTTCCTTCATACCCTAATTCACCATTAGGGCCAACGTTCAGAATTATTTTAATCATAATTGTTTTGTATCTCTTGATATCTAATTAGCGTGATTGCTTTCATGTAATCGGAATTTTCGTCATGATTGACAAGTGTATATCTATTGTCAAGTATTGTTCTTAGTTTAGTTGATGAATAGTTCAGACCAATATCTGATTCAAGCTTCTTAACAATGACTGCCTCATTAACTACATTTAATCTTATGGCGGTTTCCGCTAGACTCGCGTTATCGAGTGCAACAAATAATGTAGATTCTGAAAAACCTTTTATGGTTGTGATATTAGACCAGCGTGTAAAGTCAACACGAAGTAGTTCATCCGCAGTCAATAGGCAAGTAAAAGCATGAACTCTAAGATACCAATCAGCCGCTTTAGAATTTTTCTTTGACGTAGATAAGGCTACAGTCACCCGTTCACAACTTTTTAGAGCACGTTTAATTAATGAAACATGACCTTCATGAGGAATATTAAAACGACCAATTACTAAACCAAACATTTAACATTACCGTTAACTGATTCTATTATACCAATTGACAATGATCATGTCAATAGGTTATATATTAAATAATGAGTTTAAGGATGATCTAATCTATATGGCTACCAAACCTAAATGTGCTAAGGAGAACTACCCTTGCGAAGGCCCTAAAGGTACCGCTTGTATCAGTAGATCTAAAAAATGCAAAGGGAAACCTAGTGAGGAATCTCAAAAAAATGCTACCAAGTTAAAGGAAACCGTTGCTAAAGCCAAAGAACGGAAACCTAAAACAGATGAACCAGAACAGAAAAAAGAAGTTGAAAACGTCAGTCCAGAACAAGCAGGCGAAGAACTTAAACAAGTTGCTAAAGCTGGTCAAGCAAGTTTTCTTGGTGGAGAAACAAATGAATTAGCAATGGTTCAAGCAGTCAACAAAAAAATTGGTGTAGAAACTGATTCAGAAATCACAGACAAGATTGAAGCCAATCGTCAACTTCTTGGTGATAAGAATACAAATGAACGTATTCGACAAGCTGAGGACATGATTAATAAGTCTCTAGATTGGGCAAAGGCAAACGGTTTTGAAGGTAATGTAACTGGAGTTGTTTGGACGGCTAGACCGGGCTCTATGGCGGCTGCTGGTATCTCTGGACAAGACGGCAAAGCTATCACCCAAGCAAAACACCCTGCTGATGTTGTTCTCCAATTTGATGACGGTAAAAATCTTGGTCTATCTGCTAAATCCACATTAGGGAAATCAGACATTACATTTAAGAACAGAGGAGCGGGTACTCTTGGTAGTTCTTTAGGTGTAGATTTATCTGCTGCAAATAATAATGCTATGAACAGATTCACACAAGAAAATGGTTTAAGCTCATCTTCTAAAGAAAGAAAAGCACAAATTAGAGCTAATCCCGATCTAGTATCTAGTGCAAATGCTGCTAGAACTCAGGCATTAGGTGAAACTCGTGATACATTATTAAACAGCATCAAAGACCGTGGTGGAGATTTTCTAAGAAGTGAATTCCTTGATACAGATGATCAAGGTTTACGATACATTAAAGTAACGGGTACTTCTGGAGATTCAAGAATCAGTGACCCCAACGATAATAGGATTACACGAGCTATTGCAAGTGGTCAACCTATTTCTTATGAACCCAAAGGAAACGACACTGTAAACGTTATTATTGGTGGAGAAAAAGTGTTTGGCATTAGAGCAAAAGCAGCCGGTCAAGCAATGGCATCATCAATTAAATTTGACGTTAAAGCATAAAATATACCCCATAGGTTTTTCTCTATTATATTTGATATGATGGAGAAAATTATGGTAAAGTTATGAAAGTTTCATCCGGTTCAAAGGGAGCATTAGGTGGAGTCGCCACAGAATTAGGTGTAGTAGCAGAAATGAACCGTATTCTTAAACTACCTGTTGACCCTGTTGTACATGAAAAGAGAATAAAAGTCTCAGAAAAGATTGGTGACGATTTTTGGTATCGTTCGGAACAATCTTTTTCTATTGCAATCGGTGTTATGTGTTGGATGCAAACCAATTACTACACAGAAAAAGTCAAACAAATAGTTTGGACTGGCCCTAAAGGAACATTTTCAAAATTTGGAATTTGTGAAAAACATCCGGCAGATTTGTTAATTCTTTTTGAATCAGGAAACAAAATTGGAGTTTCAATTAAAAGCTCCACGACAAATGGATCAAAATTAAATTTCAGGAACAGAGGAATCAGCAGCCTATGTAATGATATGGGTTGTAATTTTGTCTCAAAGAAAGCTCAATTGTCTGAGGAAAGATTTCTTCAAATCTACCACTGTTCAACCCGTAAAGAATTACTTATTAAACAGAAAAATGATATAAATGTATTACGTTCTAGTAAGGAGTATGGAACAAAAATATTGCAACAAGTTAGATGGGATCTATTGAATTTCTTTTCATGTTGTTCTATAGAAGAAAACAAACAAAAACTATTAGATTGTTTCCTGAAATTTACAAATGATGATTTAACTTATATCAAGGTGACTGGACTCAAAACTAAAGCTCCTATTATTGAAAACCCTCTTGATAATAGAGTCATCAATTTATTAAAGAATTGCAATAACTTAACCTTTGAATCAAGTGGTAAATATGTTATCAAAGTTAAAGCCGACAATGAAAACATTATCGACCTGTCACCCAAATATTCTAATCAGAAAATTAGCACTGGAATAATTGTTATTGCCCGCTAGGAAAATCAAACACATCAATTTCATCAGCTATAAATTGTGATGTTTGTTGTATGGAGAGGTGACCTCCGTATCGTTGACCCATCTCTCTAAACATTGAATTTCCATTTGCATTTCTACATCTAGCTTCCGGCTCTAAATTAGTAGCACATTCTTGACCGTAGGCTCTAGCCATTTGATCTAAAGTCATCTTCCCATCAAAATGTTGCAATGTTCTGCCTAGAACAATTTGCATTTCACCGTGAGTCATCTCATTCTTCATCTTAAAAATCTCCGTTTGATTACCTTTAATGATTCATCATCGTTTCGTCTCTCAGGATCAGGGAAAATAGTTGTACCTGCTCCCCAATCAATTATCTCAACACCCTCCTTTGTTAACATTACATTGGTTCCACCTGATAAATCATTATGATGTAAACCATTGTCATTTGCCAATTGAACTTTCTCTTCCAATTCGTTATATTGTTCTTCAGTTAAACCTTGATTTTGCCAAACGGTTTTACCCTTGACTTTTCTCATGGTCAAAGAATTATGGCTGTGATCTAGGACTTCAGGAGAAATTCCTAGTTCAGCGGCTTCAATCTGACATTGAACCTCATTCTCTCCTAATTGTCCTATTTTCGTTACTGTCCCATCACCTTGATCATATACTCTTCCATGACCACCTTTACCAATTGATTTCCACATATTCTCGCATTACTATAGTTTATTTAATGAAAAAAGTAATAATAAACTATTACTTTAGAGAGCAGACAAAGGAGTAAAAGTGAACTTGGAACGGCATCGAGCACAGCAATAAGTCTTTTTGATTCCTTTGTAACGTCCACGAGTCGAAACATACCCATTAACTTTTCTTTCTGCAACCATAGAGGTTAAAGTAATAGGGTTAAGATGGTTAGTGCATTTGGAATTGGAACAACGGATAGAAGTTGTAGAGACAGAATCAGATGAATTAATTCTTTTCAGAGCAACCAGTTCTTCATAGTTATGACGAGTGTTTGACTTGATGTTAGGGTATAAACCAGCAGCATTAAGGGCAATAGTATTGTAGTTATGAAAATACCGTCCGTGACCTGTTTTACCACGAAGGTCAAATTCTACACCATGAGCCATCTCATGAAATAAGCAGCTAAGAAAATTGTTTACTGTTTTGAAATTAGAATTCATTCTGATTTGATGCTTTGCGGGTCTCATTGTCCCACCAGTAGTCTTGAGACGAGAATTAAATTCAATTGTGTATACAGAAAAATCAACGCTTCTGAATGTAGGTTCAAAAACCTCTTTAATCAATCTCTTAAGTACTGCCTTAAGTTGACGATTAGTAGTAGGAACCTTAGCAATCTGAAACATGGTTTAATCTCTTAGCTCTATGTTCTAATTATACTCAAGAAAAAGCTCAGCATCTTGAGTAAAAACACTGAGCTTTATTTAGAGTTAAGTCGAAAATTGTGAGTATTTACTTAGTCGTAATGTGCCTCTTGTCGAGTAAGAATCGCCCCTTCGAAATCAAAACCAGAATCACCGAAGTTAATTTTGTTGATATCTGCCTGAGTGAGAGGCTTATATGTAGGGGGAATTGGGTGAAGTCTTTCATGCACACGTCCAGCCAGATCATAACGATCTTTACGAGAAAGACGAAAGGTAGCACCAATACGACGATATGTCAAGTACTTAGTGATATCTGCTTTGCTAATTTTCAACCAATCAGGCTCTTCAAAAACACCTGCTTCTCTGATTCTTTTTAACTCTTCAGCCCATTGTGCTTCTGTAAGTTTCAAATCAAGGTTCAAAGGTTTTTCCTCTTTGCTTATGTTCTAATTATAGTTTAAGTTTTAAGGAAAAACCTGAGTAATTTTACTTATATCCTCCTGCATCAAATAATTCTGCTCTAATACTTTTTTGAGGGTGATAGTTAGCCAATTGAAAATCAGCCGGTTCAAAATCTTTTAGACTTTTTTGATTTCTATCTTCTATCAACAGTCGAGTAGAGTTAAATTCTTGAATTTGTTCAGCTTGTTCAAACTGTTGATTAATAGCAGCAAAATGCTTGGAATAAAGGTGAGCATCATGAACCATAACAACAAGCTCATCTGAAGTCCAAACCGTTCCTGTTCTGTTTGTTAGACACAGACAATACATTTCTAAAAGAGCTGCATACTGAGCCACATTAAACGGATTCCCAAGAAACAAATCATTTGAACGAATATCAACCACAAGAGAAAGACAATTGTTGTGATTGCTTACCAATTGGTGAGCGAAATGACACGCAGGCAAAACAACAGATGTCCTATTACATTCTTCTGCTTGATGGTAAACTGTGGCAGGATTCCATAGTGAAACTAGATATGATTTCCTGTGTGGTGCTTGTGGAAGTTGTTCTAGAATCCAATCAGTTTGATTATGACCTGTTTCATCCCAATTGGTAATATTTCCGTAATGGAGAGGAACTTCAAACGGCATAGCTTCAGAATCAGGATTCTCTCTAACGACTTGAAAGAAACGATCTTTGCTCATAGACGATTGAGGGTAACAAAGTTTGTGAGCTTTATAGATCCAGTCATCCCAGATACGTACATTATTTTCAATAAGCCATTTTGGATCACCATCACCACGAATAAACCAAAGCATTTCTTTGATGGCAGTACGCCACATTACTTTCTTGGAGCTATAAACAGGGAAACCTAGATCGAAATCATGTTTCAACATGGCACCAAGAATAGTCTTGATATATTGACCATCGCCTTGATATAGATCTTTTCTTGAACCTTTTGTCATGATGTCTTTACATAGACTCAAGTATTGTTCTTCTATTGGTAATAGGTTAGTCATAAATCTCTTCCTCGTCTGTTCCTTCACATGTTACTAAATAAGTTTGTTCTATACAAGGTGAACTAATGAAATCATTAAATTCTTCACCAAAATAAAACCTGTCAATATGACATTCTGATGCTTGTTCAATCTCATACCTGTCAATTAGTCCGATTATATCTTTTTCATCTATATTATGAATATAAGTATAATCATTAAATAATATACACTTACCTTCTCGATTGGCGACAAAAAGAACACAATCAACAAGTATGAAATTTTCTTCAATGATTAGAGGCAAGTTTTCAGGTATGCTTACCTTAATCATGTCATACCGTTGTTTTCCCAATTGACAAAAACCCTCAAGAGTTAATTGTACTTTCAAGTCTTCAACGGCATTGTCCATAAGTTTTGTAATAATCATAGAATACTCCAATTGATGTATTCAGGTTTTCCAGCTAAGAAAGAGCTATAAAATGACTCGTCACCAGCAACAATTTTATAAGCTTTATCCATGAGTTCGGTAGGAATAACGGCTAAGCCCATTTCAGAAGCTTCAGCAATAAGTTGATCTACATTCATGTTGCTTGTTGCTTCCAATTCAACAATCCGACCAAAACCAGAGTTAAGAGCTGGTTCAATTAGAAAGTCTCCAGCATCATAGCTATCTCTATTGCGAAACCATTGAGATTCGATCTTAAATCCTTGACCTTCCAGTTCAACACCAAGATCCCATTGTGTGAGTCCTGTCTCTATTTCAATCTCTATCCTGTCTTGCCCATTTACAGCGTTCTTTCCGTATTTCTGCACCAATAGGCATTCACGATCATTATCAGGACTGTATGAGCGTGTACGATAGCTTACACCCGTTAATTGAGGGTGTGAATAGTACCAATTGTGTTGAATGATACTATCCCCAACTTTGATGGCTCGTTCTAGCCCCTTAATATACTTCCACTCGTCAACCACTTGACACTTGATTTCAATCTCTCGCATTTTTATTCCTTGTATATTAGTGTTTCTATTGTAATGTATTTGCGACAATAAACCTATTCAGTATAAAAATATTCACTGTGTTTAGGGTTTCTAACTTTTCTGCTCATGTAGGATTTGTCTATCCCATGAGCACTAGCAGCTTCTTTACAAGAATTAAAGGTACCAAGAGGAGTTGTTACTTTTTTCATCCTTGATTTACTCATTTGGTCTTTTGTTCCTTGGGAATGTGTTGCACCATATCTAACACTGTTAGAACCAGTTTTACCAAAATGATAAGAATTTTCTCCTGAGTTAGCTTTACTAATTTTCTCCTTGGTCTGTTCTGTTCTAGGTATGCCTTTGTTCCAGGCTATTAGTCCTGTTGTTCCTTCTCCACCATTTGTCATATTGGTTAAACAGCCTGTCTCCAGATCCAATCTACCATACAAATCAATCAGCTCAATTTCTTTTTGGCAAGCTTCTTCTAATGTGAGATTACTGAATAGTATACGAATTTCAAATGTGTTGTTCCTTTCTGCTTTGACTCTCTTATTCGTACAATAAGGGTTTCTTCTGCATCTAAGGTTGGCTCGGTTTCTAGTGCCTAGCCCTACATAGAAAATCTTGTTATTATCAAACCATCCATATACTACTTTATCTCTCATAGTTTAACTATTTAATGAAAAAACCAAAGAAACATATAAACGTTTCAATGGTCTTATTATAACTGATGACTGCCCTCAATGTGTAGGAGGTATGTTATAGACTACTAAAATCAAATCCCTCTAGGTCTGATCCAGCAGTGGCAGAATAGGCTCCGCCATTGTGAGCTTCAGCGAAGAAATCAATTTTAACTGTTCCTAATGTCATCGGATAAAACCATTCGCTGATATTGTTCTTGGTGAATGTATCAGTAAACATAGGATCATAACCCAAGGCATCCAATCGGTCATTACATCTATGACGTAGAAAACTCATTACATTTTCATAGTCTACATTTAGTAATGTACTTCCATTGTTAAATGCATTAGCAATAAAGTCTTGTTCAATGTTGTATGATTGAAAGAAAGCAGCCTCAATTTTATCTTGTGAAGGACGATATTGAGGATATTCTGTAATCAATTCTTTGAATAATTGAGCAGCCGTATCACTATGGAGATTTTCATCTCTTACCGACCAAGAAAGAATTTGTCCGAGACCTTTTAAGTATCCCGCTTTTCGATAACTTAAAAGAACAGCAAATGATGCGAATAGGCTTACACCTTCTCCACAACCACTCATCAAAGCTATTTGATAAGGTAAATCTTGAATTGGTGTCAATGAGGGAAGTTGAAAATGACTCAATTTGGATTGTGCATACACATTGGTATTCATTTTTTCCCAAGTGTTTAGTCCTAGAGTATCTTCAAGATGTTTATATCCATATCCGTGAATAGTTTCAGAATAGGAGAAAGCGGTGAAAGCTGCAATTAGTTCAGGATAAGAGAATCTAATTGCTAAATCTCGCCAATACTCTCCGATCCCTTGTTCAAGTTCTGTGAACGCTAGTAGAATGCCAGCAATGGCTTCTTTATCTGCATCAGGAATATTGTCTTTCCAATCAGAAATATCACTTGTCATATTAGGTTCACGATATGACCAAGGATTTTTCATAACAGCTTCGAAAGCGGTTTGAGCCCATTGATATGTTGCAGGTGTCAAGGGGCCAGTGTATGTGTCAAATAGCATGTATTTTCTTTTGTTATGGGTTTAGATAAATAACCTAAGTAAATTGTGACTGATTAAATGCAACACATTCATCAAAGGACTCTGAAGTCATATTCCATGTACCAATTTCCATAAATTGAGAAGAAGTAATGGCACGGTCTGTAACAAGAAATTGAGAGTCATTTGTAACAACTTCGATTCCTTCAAACCAACATTCAATATTGTTTTCATCCAAAAACGAATTCAATTGAGAAAAACTAAAGTTGGTTAGACATACACGCAGAACAAGTTCATGTTCATCTTTGAGTTTTCCTAATAATTCAATTAGTTCATGATTTAATACACCTGAATCTAGATCATCTGGTGTTGAAAGATTGTGAATTAGTGTGTGAAAGTCAATGGCAATTTTCATAAGGTCTTAAATAGAATAAGGGAACAATTCAGTTATAACCTGAATCGATCCCTCTTGTCAAGTGGTAGTTTACCAATCAGATGCAATAAGCGGAAGGCAATTCTGAAATACGACAATTGCGGGCTCCAGTCATGACGAGAGTAGAACCTTCCACATAAGCTGTGATATTCATACTTCTTAAATCGGAGATATATCTTTTCACTCCTTCAGCATATGCAGGATTGATAAAATCACTAATGGAACGCACTGTGCTCCGGGTTCTTAGATATGTAGCGGTAGATTTTGCCATGAGTTATTACTCCTTAGTATCCTTTCTTCTGATCAAGTTCTGAACGTTTGAAATCTGCCATGTAATAGGAATATAGTACCCATTGTGTATCAGAGGCAGGTGTACCATCAAGCCAATCTTCGTATGATAACATAGTCATGTCCTTTACGTCTGTATATCTATACTACACAAATAAACAAAATAAACAATCAGTACATTCACTGAATTTATATTTGTATCAACATTATTTATAGTATTTTCACGGTTATTTATTGTATACGAAACAAATCATGGAGTCAAAATCATGCCTAGTCCTGCACAGTTAGAAAATGTAGCAAGAGTAGAACGATTAGCGTTTTACCCTATTTTAGAAGAAACAATTTTAATGGATGCTGCTACTCCGCGTGATTGTTGGAAAGGTATCAAAGCAGATGGTACATATCCAGCGGCAACAACTGAAGTTGTTCGTGGAATCATTCACTACTTTTCTGAGGATCAAGCACCTGATGTATATGCTTCTGCTATGTCAGAAGGGATTGCAATTGTGATGATTGAACCGGGTCAAACTATTACATTAGATGAGCCAATTGCTATTAATGCAAATGGTAACGCTGTTGTTGGTGTTCCTGGTACAGATTACATTGTTGGTTATGCTCGTAACCCATCAACAGGTTCAACCGCTGCATTGCCTCATTACACAGAAATCAAGTTAGCGTAATTCTTACCCTTTGATTTCAACAGAAAGACCGCTAGAGTTATATACTTTAGTGGTCTTTTTGGTTATTAACATATACTGAAGGAGATGAAAAATGGGTACTAGACTTCCAAGAAACTTTGCTGAAGACCCTGTTAACGGGGCATATGGGGACGAAGAGGATCGTTTAGCCCAAGCCATCGGTGATGCTGTGAATGGCCCTGGTGGCCCTTCTAGCGGTACTTCAGCAGCCACAATATCAAGTGGTATCGATCAATCTGCCAACTCTACAGCGACTAGAACAGCAGCAGAAAATCTTTCAACTAAAATTGATTCAATTGATACTAATGTAAATGACATTGAAGATTCTGTTGGTAAATTAGGTGATGCTCCTACAGCCAATACAATTGTAGGAATCTTAAAATCACTTAGAGCATCGTTTAGTTCTCTTTTAACTTCTCTTGGTACAGAGGTTGGTGACCTATTAGAGGAAATCCGTGATGGAACTGGTGGAATTGAAACATCAGGAATTAACCTTAATACCGCTGTTGGTGAGATAACAGATAGTCCAACGGTAAATCCAACAACAGATGGCAGTCTAATTGGTACATTAAAAGGTTTTTGGACAGATACCGCTAATAAGTTAGACCAGTTAATAAACAGTTCTAACGGTAAAGTAGAAATTACACCAATCTCTCATGATGTGTCAATAGCACCCAACACAACAACAACTTTACTAGCTGCAACAAGTGAACAGTTTAATATCTTGAGAGTAGAAATCTCTGTTGATACACCTTGTTTTGTTGAAGTATCACTTGGTACTCTTTCAGTTGTAAAATTCTTTAATGCTGATTTAATTACTTTACCATTTGAAGAGTTTGGGTTTTTATCTAATGGTTCTGCAAGTGATTTGACTGTTACGGTTAGAGAGACAGCAAGTAACGTGAGACTGACAGGAACAACTTGGTATGAAGCAACAGGAGCCTTTATCTAATGACTAGCATATTTCAACCTGCCCCAATTGGCGGGTCAGTTTCAGATGTTCTTGTTGGAAAACTATTTTGGGCAACAAATGATACACCAAAAGATGGTCTTTGTTTCTCTGGAAGAACATATTCATGGGTAGAAAACCCAAAGCTTAAACAACAATTTGACGATCAAGGTCACGCTTTTATTGAAGATAATCTTGATGGTACTTTTAATGTTGTAGTTGTACAAGAATTAATTAGAGGAACACAATCTAATTCCTCAATTGGTGTGAAACCTATTCGAGGTGATAACTTGACCAGTACTCCTTCACCCGGTTCTGGTGAAGAGAGATTAGCTATTTTTGGTATTTATGGTGATCAAGCTGTTGTTGCCGTTGATACAACTTTGGCTTCACAAGGTTCATTAAGTACACCAAATTCTAATGAATGGTTAAGTTCACAAGATGCAATTTCACTAATAAGTGATGTAAATTTAGATCAACCTGGAACGACAAATACTGACAGAGCACCAACACAAAGAGTAGTTAAAGGATTTGTTAATCAACAACTCTTTCCATACACTCAAGATTCAATAATTGACATTGGCCCTGGTTTAGCACCTGCTATCAATATTAATAATTTCACTACGAAAGAGGATTTTCCTATTCGTATCCGAAATATTTTTACCTCGGGAGTCATAACACTATCTAGATCATCAGGCAGCTATAGTACATATGCACTAGATGTGGATGGATTTAATTTTGCGTCAAATACTATTGTACCTAATTCTGTTGTTGAAGTACCTTTTGGTGAAATTGCTGAGGTTTTTGTTTCTAGTCGTGAACAAACCGTTTATATTAGACCTTCATCATTAGGGTCAGCAATTCCCGAGGTAACACAGGCAGAATTAGATCAAGTAGTTACTGATTATCAAACAGCCGATTCAAATATAGCAACAGCACTTGTTACAGAAACAACAAACCGTATCGATGCTGACAACTTGTTACAGACAGACATTAATACAAGAGCATTGCAAGCTAATTTACTTCAAGAGGTTTCAGACAGAATTCAAGATGATAACCTAATCCTTAACGATGTAGGGACAAGAGCAACACAAACGGCTTTAGCACAAGAGATTGCAGACAGACAACAAGCGGATCAAGATTTGGCTGATGATATTCCTGTTGTTTGGGAAGATTTAGACAATGTTGATTTTACAAATGCACCTGTAACAGGTGGTCTATTTGTTTTTAATGGGACTGATGTTGTCCCTAACTCAACTGTCTTAATTGATGTTGACGGTTGTTCATTAGAAACAAAAGATGAGACAGGTAAAGATTGGTGTAATTGGCAATTTGGAACAAATGGTTCTGCCTTTCTTGTTCTTAAAAAATCTTTGGGTTCCATTGATACACCAGCAGCCATCACATCAAATACTAAGATTGGTGGTTTTGCCTTTATTGGTGAAGATTTAGTTAATAGTGAACCTGGATATGTTGGTGCTGAAGTTTCTGCTTTTGCAACAGAGAATCATAGTGGCACAACTGGAGGAACTCGATTAGAATTATCTGCCACTCCTACGGGAACAAAAACAAGAGTAAATCTTCTTGAAACTAACTCTCTTTCTGAACCTATTTTTCCACAATATCCTAACACAAGAGATGATGGAGAAACTGATTCAGCATTATACACTGATGCAAATGGAGAACTTAAGAGAGGCAAAATTCAAAACATTCCTGAAAATGTCAAAATCTTTGGTGGAAACATTAATGGTTCTCTATCTCAAGTATTCTATGATGACGATTTTGTTTCTTTCTCATGGGATACAGGTTTTAATCAACCTCAATTTTTATTGAAATCCACAGCTCCTACAGCATGGTCTAGACCTTGTATAACATTTGATAAGCTTGATGGAAATGGATCTACCACAGCAACGGGTGAATCAGCCGATAGACGCCTTACAGGTCGTCCTCAGCTAGTTCTTGATACTCTAAGATACTTTAGCCGTTCTGGCAATAGAATCGGTGCATGGGATCTTGAAAGTTTCGGCTCATCTGCCAATTTACATCTAATGAGACAGAATTTTGTTTCTGGTTTTCCTGCTTATCAGATTACTCTGTTTGCAGGGGATGTAAATAATATCTCATATATCGTCAATATTATCAATCTATAAGGAGTGAAAAATGGTTTACGGAAGATTCGATAATGATGGAAACCCAATTGAAATATCTTTTGATGTGGAATACATTAATTTATCAGGATATGATGATTGGCTTGAAATAACAATTGATTTTGATCCTCAATATCAAGAAGTATATATTTCAGGTGGTCAGCAACTGGTCAGAGAATTAGTAATTGACGAACAAGAAGATGATCCAATTGTTGAATGTTGTTCATATGTTCCAGTTGTCATCAATCCTAAAACAATTAAATATCCTATTGATAAAAATATCAGTAGAGAGATAGTAGGTGCATTCTTCACACCTGAAATGACTATTGAATGTTCAGGTTTAACTAATATTAGTTATCAGTTTATTGATGATAATAACATAGTTATATCTGGTAAAACAATAAGTACTTTAGGTTTTTATGACTTGACTATCTCAAATGGTTCAACTTATGTCTATACTGACTTTATAGAGGTTGCAATAATTAATTGGATTGATTTACGTAATGGTGGAGACACCGTAAGTCCCCGTGCTCGCAATCAGGGAAACATTGTTCGTGATGCAAATGGTCTAGGAATCTCAGGTCAAACGGGTTGGGATGAATGGGTTGTTTTTGAAGAATACGAATGGGAAAGAACAATTAAAAATACTTATTCTGTTGTTGTTGATGTAGGTGGAGCCTTTATGGTTGGACTGATGGCTGAAGGATGGAATGAAACATCAACAGCTCAGTATTCACAACAACAGGTTTCTTGTTACTTTAATTCAGATACAAATCTCTGGGGTCTATATCAGGCGAGCAATACTCAAAATTTGAATGTAAATATTTCTGGAGTAAATCTTGTTAAATGTGTATTCACCTTTAATGGTAGACAATCTGAGGGAGGTCAATTTTCTGCATATAATGTTTCTTCAGGTGATTGGGATGATAATTCTTTGCCACTGATTGAAAATGTTAACATTAATGCAGATAATGGGGGTACACCTATTTTTCCTTGTCTAGTCCCTAACACTGGTACAGTACGTATGCAAGCATTTCTCATTGAGGCATCATAATGGACTACAAAATTTACAGATACGTTTCGCCTGAATTAGCTCAGTTTCCAACAAAATTTCCACGCCATATTATCTTCCCTGATATGCTTGATGTGTATTTACCAAGAAAAAAGTACATGGCGTTAGGAGAAAGAGTCAAGAGACTTTATTTTGATCCCGGTTCTGACTATGGTGAACCAATCATTAGAACTACTCACCGTTTTGATCGAGATGGTGATGGGATTTATTTAGAGAATCACAACAAGAAAATTTTCTTTACTTTGGAAGATGGTTCATGGTCTAAAGATTTTATCGAATTCAATATTCCTGTCACTTCTTTTGATGACAAAGAAGAAGAAATTGAAAGACGACGAAAGAACATAGTTTCAGAACTTAAAACTTTAGCGTCATCAATGGATATTCGTCCATATATGGTAGAACTATTTGATGAATATGCCAATGAAACTTATTCTTATGTATCAAGTGGGAGTGATAAGCTTGTTAAAGCAATTGAAAGCTCGCCCATTAGTTTTCTTAATGGAAGCCTCCCTAACGGGGCACCAGCTAGAGAGGCAATTTTGAACTATCTACGAATCGGTGTAATCAAGAATCAACAAGCATAAGGGTTAACAGAGGTGAAACCGAGTGACTGTCCACCTTGAGTCATTTCCCATTCACCTTTGTGTAGACCACTTTTTACATAGGTATATTCTACAGACATTGCAGTAGAATAGGGAGAACCTGATTGAGTAGAACCATTTACTACAGCCGCAGACCAATCAGCAGTACTTTTTGACATAATCTTTTCCTCGAACTCATTACAACTATTATACTAAATTGTCCTATAGGACACCTCAGTAATTATACTGAATAACTATATATCTTCTCTGAGATGTTTAACTCCCCATTTAATCCCGTTATCGATGGTTTTTTCAATATCCTTGTCCCAATCATCCCAAACATCGGGAAACTTATTAGTTTCATTGATCAATGATTCAACTATTTGATTATACGAAAAGTGATCTAATTGTGCCATCTTGCGGGCAGAATTCCAAAGGGCTTGATATCTGCTATCAGGTGGTTCAGCAATCAGTTTTTTGCAATCAGAAATTACTAATTTCAGAATAGCTAGATCACTGGAGAAAATTCTGTTTCGAGGTTCTTGACGTACATCACCTGAAATTGCTTTCTTTTTTGATTTTATTTTTAATGTTTCCTTATCAACAAACCATGAAAGAGATAAACATTTTGCATTAGGTTCTATTATATGTATTTTGTTTGTTGTTGTTCCATATAAGAATCTTGCAGGCTCAACACAAGAAGGATCTGCCTTAAATATTGCAGCTAAAACACCAATTGCATGATATGCTTCATCAATATCTGTTATCATATCGGATAGTTGAAATATTACTCTCCACTTTCTTTGTGAAACGGTACTACTGAAACTCTCGTGAATTATACACGGTTCAATATCAAATTTCACACATTCTTGAATAATATCTTCAAGCTCAATATTCCATTTATCAATATCAACGGCAATGATTGACATTTGCTTAAACGTCTCTAGTGTACGTTTCTTATTACTAAATGTTGATGGTGTCCAAGATTTCCCACAACCTAAAGCACTAGCCAATTGTTCAACTGTTACTTCGGTTGCATGGCTGGCTATTTGTGCTGAGATATATCCAGCAAACTGTTTAGGTTTACTTGTATAGGTTTCGGGATGAATACAAACGTTATGACTTTTCATTATTTTATTATGTTCTTGACTAATTATAACATTGAATTAGTCAAGAACACATCTCCTATAGATTTTCGTACTTTTGGTCAAGTTGTTTCACATGGTATTTAGGATCGTAATGAGCCTGTTTAGTGTAGTCTAAATTCAAGACTTCACTAGAAAATATTTTCACAATATCTCCCAATTTTTTCAGTTTGACATCTTCAATTAGTTGTTCACGGATCTTATTAGATAGTCTTACTATTCTCTTTCCTTTTAATCCCGTACAAGCAGCACTGTATCCTGTATTCAAATACTTTGGAGCAGAACCGATCTTTGTTCCATCTGTGTCTTTCAATTGGTCAAACACAAGCTTTTGCAGTTCACCAATTGGCATCTGACCATTACTAGACAGATGAGAAAAGGCAGCAATTAAACTATATTTGTTAATTAGTCTAATTCCTTTCCAAGGGTGTTTTGAAGGTTTTCCATTATCAATCCAATCTTGTTTAATTAGATTTCTCGCCTGATTAGCACCCAATGAATCGGAACCAACAAGCCAAAAATAATCAACCATGACTTGTTGAAACCCTTTGACGTTGAAAAACTTGTTTGTACGTTCTTGAGGACTTCTCTTCTCCTTTAATAAGTGAGCTAAACGGGCAGCTTCCATCATGTTCGGAACAACTTCAGTCACATAAGGAAATCTTAAATTGGCAGAGATTTTTGTTGTGTATGATTCCAAATTATCAGAATATTTTGAACAGAAGAAATCAATACAATGACGCATAAAACGACCCATTAACATATGTTCATTGCAACCGTGTTGTTCTTTTAATCGAGCAATTTGATCATATGGTTTTACACTATAGCCAAGTTCTTCTTCAAGAGAGGCAAATTCATCGTGTGTATGCGTGTACAAGACGCTTAGACGGCTGATTGCTCCAGTATCTAAGGTGTAAATCGAATTTTGGTCAAATGTATTAGTGATGGCCATTAAAGCACAAGTAGGAACAACATCAATTCTGTCCTTACCTTTTGACTCTGTTCCTAAAGTTGATGTTCCTGTAATCAATGACTTAAATGCTTGACCATTGATGAATTTTCCCATGCTCTCTTGTGTTAAGTCATCAGTAACAGATAAATCCGAAGTATAATTGTTGTACTGATTGAACCGGCTATTCAAGTCAAGAGGTTGAGCAATAGAATATCCATACTTTGCCATTGTTGAGATCAACAAATTTTTGAAATATGATTTTCCTGTTCCACCGTCTTCACCATAGATGATCGCCATTTTTCGGAACATATGATTTATGACGCCACCATTCAATAATTTAGAACCAGATCTACCGATCATAGCTCTACCCATTACAAGCATGAACAATTTCAATTCTGCTTCTGGAAATAAAGTACAAATCTGTTCAGCAGTCAGCTTTTGAATTTCTTCAGGAAACCAATCTAATTGAGGGACTATAGCACGAGGGATCTCATCCATTTCTGTTACAGGATTTATACAAATTCCTTGGCTATATGGTCTATCATCTTTCAAGGAAGTGATAGCTTGTGCATTACTGTTTTCTTCTGTTGCAATGAATTTAGCTAAAGCGGTATCAGGGTTGTCTTGAAAGAAGAAAGGTGCCCAAAACTTTTGAAGTTTCTCACCGTACTCTTGTTGTCCTAAGTCAGCAAAGATTTGGTTGATTTGCCGGTTCCATCTTGTTCTTTGCCCATTGAAAACAGGATACTTTAGTTTAATGTTTTCAGGACAAACAATACCTTTAGGTGGACTGTCTACTGTATACACACCAAGGTATGCATTATATGATTTGCTTGCATCTGGTTCAACAATATAACCATAATTCTCATAAATGAAATCTCTTCCCCATTCATACAAATCAATATAATTAGGTTCTAACTCGTCTAATTTTTTTGCCTTTTTTGCGTGACTGACAGGTGTATTATTAGCCTGATTCATCAATTCGTCTAAATCTGTTTCTGTTGATGCGTTGACAGAGATTACCATAATTAGTCAATGTAGTAGAATTCTAGGTTATTTTCATTTTGTACATATCGTTGCAAAGTAGAGTAGGAAAATGGCAAATTTTCAGATGCCTCTTTCATTGTTTCAAATTTTCCTAAAGGTGTCATCACTGCTTGCGTATGTAACTTCCCGCCTAAACCTCTTTCTTTTGCTCTTTGGCTCATCTTTGTTTTTGTCTCTGCTGTTTTTCTCTTTCCCTTTTTACCCTTAGATATTTGTTCTTTATGATGTTGACTCAAGGGGTTCCCCGATCTGAAATCAGAGATTTTTTGCTTTGCGGTGGATGTGTGTCTATATCCTGAGCAGCCATCTCCACCGTTTGTCATATTGGTTAAACATCCAGTACCTAAATCTAGTCTACCAAATTCAGAGATTAATTTACACTCCATATAACAGGCTTGATCCCAAGAAAGATTTGTGTATATTATTTTTACAGAGAAAGAGTTATTCTTTTCTGCCTTTCTCTTTTTGTTTAGACAATATCTATCTCTGTTTGAATAGGCTCTACTGGGTTTTCCTATTCCGACATAGAAAGGTGTATCTCCATCTAACCATATGTATACAACATTCATCAGGGTCTCAACTTTTTGATGTATACAATTTGTTCCAAGGTCTCTTCACTAATCTCTGTTCCTTTCTCTTCTGTTCTTTGTTTAATATATTGATCAAATAACTCACTATTAAACTTAAGACTGAACCAGAAAGACAACCAAGTTGCCTCACTGATTCTTAGATCTCTTAGTACTAAATCATGAGGAATTTCACAAACAAATAAGTTCTCTTTGAACATCCATTGTTTTAGAACTGGCATCCAATCAGCATTAAATGTATGAATAATCCAATACATTAAACACTTTGATTTAAGACTAGACTCTTTAATGTTTTGTTCGATATTGTCAATATACTTACTATCTCTTGAAGAGAAGGTGGAGTCATCAACCGAAAACATTTGACCAAAGAAAGACAACCAGTAAGCCTCATCGAGTTTTTTACGATTTTGACCAATTCTAAATTCTTGTTTAGGTCGAGCCAATTCTATTACCTCTGTCATAAAGGTATTAGCTCTTCTCTTATATGCAAGAAGTTTTGTTGTCTCTTTTTTGGCTCGTTCTAAATTCAAAAGCCGTTCATATAGGTCACATACATGATCTGCTATTTGTTCTGGAGAATCACAATATTGATCAATATGCTCAACATATGTTGAAAGCGTAGCATCTAGCATCTTTTTCCTTATTTGTATTACAATTATACTTGATCATCATGGCAAAGCCTACCCAGTATATTTTATCCATAGATAGAGCAAACTTATAGTTTCTTGCCATTGCATAAGAAAACCTTTGCGGTTACTTATAGTAGAAGAATAAACAAATACAAGGACTAGAGTAATGAAATATCTTTTTGAGAATGTATGGAATCCTGATTCGAAGGATTTACCAATTGTAGTATATGATTATAGAGTTTTCTTGTATTCAATAATCAATTGTGTTACACAAGCGAATAAGACTCGTGTAAAAGAACTGGAAGGTGAGGAACTTGAGAAATATATTTCTGCCTGTTGGATGATGTTATTTAATAACCCGGTTCCTCAAACTCGCAATAGGTCAAAGATTGGGTATCAAGTATGTGTTGTAGATGATCAAAGATATAAAACAAAAAACACATACTGGAGAAACAATCTCTTTCCAGAATATAAGGGCAATCGAAACACGGAACGATCTAGTCTTTATAAGTTAATCTACGATAGAGGAATGGAGTACATAGAGAAAGTAAATCTGACGGTATTTCGTCAGAACGGTTTTGAAGCAGATGATCAGGCTGCTATGTTTGCCCGCTTGAAGCGTCAAGGTGTTGCCGAAGGACGTACATTATTCCTTTGTACAAGTGATTTCGATTGGGCACAATTAGTTAATAATGAACATAAAACCTATTGGTCAAATGCTCTACGATATCTACCAAGATTGAGAGATGAGAAAGCTTTCATGGAGGTATTTACAGAAAGAAACTATGGACTTGAAAAATTAACCGATCTGGCAGAATGGAAGCGTGTAAATGGTGATGCAGGGGATAACCTTTTGCCTGAACTTAATCCACCTGTTGAAGTCATTGACTTATTAGATCCACCAAAAAAACCCAAATCAAAACAGATTCAGGCTTTCATGGAAAAAAGATTTAATAATGTAAATGAGGTACATTTCAAATCCGCTAGACATTGGATGTTAGAATCAAGACTTCCTGTTCCTCAGTTTTAATCTGAACGGCATTCATTATAAATATAGGACTTTAGAGCCTCTAGACTCGTCAGAAAGTCATCTTGAGTCCTATATCTATCGATAGCATTATTAACCAAACGTCTCTTTAATCGGTGTCTGGTGCCCTTATAGAGGTCTCTAGACCATACTAACCAGTCATGCTCAGGTAAATTAGGAGAAAATAAACTTGTATCTCCTTGAACATGATCTAATGTATCTAAATCAGGAAACACTAAACAATAGTTTCTTGAAAGTTTAATGATATAATCATAGATAGCATCAGCGGTAAAAGGTATTGAATGCTTCTCTAGCATTTGATCAGAAAATTCTGTTTTAACAATCAGATTCTCACCCAATTTATACCAATTGACCCTTACACGAATTTTACCCGGACTCATTCTAAATGGTCGAGCATCTTGTAAGCCAAACCGATCAATCCAATAGGCAATATGCCGATATTTTTCCGCATCCCAATCTTCGGGTTCTGGTTTATCGTAAGGAATTGGATATAATCGGGAAGCTTCTAATTCGTATTGAGATAGTTTCATACTGTGATTTTTCTGTTTAATTGGGAATAATCAACAAAGTATAAACCATTGAAAGATCCTTGAAATCGGCTATAGTGAGAAAGAATACGTTTATCTACATCATCAACAAATGGTTCTGCCAATTGTTTGATACGTTTCTTATATTCATCATATTTTGCATTCAAGTTAATCTCTATAGTCCACACCGCTCTAAATCGTGGGTGCTCTGGCTTGTGATTCTGAGTAGTATAGATAAAATAGGGTTTACCAAATTCTGTATCATTACACACTTCAAGTAGTGTATCAGGTGATAAACCCGTATCAAAATCTAAACTAAACATACTGCTAAACAAAAAGTTAGCAGACACATTTTCATTTCCTTTATACCAAGATCCTCTATAAGCATGTCCAAGATTACCAATTAGAATGGGTAATTGCTCAGGACTTATCAGCTTTTTTCTCATGTCCATCTCTTGTACTGTGTATAGTTCACGTTGAACAGGTTTAGACCAAGGAGATTGAGTCAGAGTTAACGGGATCATAGTTCTCTTTATACTTCACTTTATACTTTATTATATCATATTTCCATTGAAAATACAATACTTAGAAACCTTTGATAGTTTTAATGAGGTCATCAAGACGGATATATTGGGAAGTATTAGCAGGCAATAGGATATCTGCATCTTCATACAATTGAGGCAAATCTGCAAAGCTAGGCTCAAGTTTTTGCTCGTCCGTAAGATTGGCATCTCCTACAAAAAGTGTGATCACATTGTGATTAGTATTCATCAATGTGGAACGCTCAAGAGCATATCTCATATCATGAATAATTGTTGTAGGAATATTATTAGGAACTCGTTCAACTAAAGCAGAAGCCCAAATATTATGTCCAAAACGATCTTTGTATGCCTGAGATCGCTGTCTCAAGATTCTCCTTGTTCCTGCTGTTGTTGGTTTAGCATAAGCTTTCTCTCGGGTCAAATGACCGTCAAGAATGCACCTCTCACGTAACTCTGTTGCAAAAGCCAAAAATGAGCAATTGCCAAAGTAGGGAGCCAATTCGCCTGCAAGTGTTGATTTTCCTGTGCCATCTTTGCCACAGATAGCAATGATTGTATTTTCCATGTTATGTTTCAATTTGTTCAATATGTCCACTCTCAATCAGCTTCTCTCTTAGATCTTCAGCTCTATTGGACATTCTTCTTTGTGCTGTTTCTTTTGGAGCCTCTAATTTGGATAACCTATAATCTGTTGCCCAAAGCTCGACAGCCAATTGTGAATTTGTTAGTCTATGTGCTGGTGTTTTTTGTCTCATCCAATTAGGTAAACCTCCTCTACTCATTCTGTGTCAATCCTCAAGTCATTAACCAATGCTTCTAGAAAAGTCACGTCAGGCCCGCTGTTGAGCTTATTGAATGTGTTCATTTCTATCATTGTGTTGAAAGAGTGAACAAGGACAGATGCAACAATAAACCCAATAATGTATTTCTTTTGAAAGTAGTTTCTCATTTCATATCTCCTGTTTTATGCCAAAATGGATAGTTTTTTGAAGTCACCCTATTGTTTACACAGTTTCGACTGAGTTTCAATATTCTTGATGCTTCACTTATGCTATTAAATATACCATGAGGTGTTTGAATTTTTCCTTTACTCATCGATAAGGAGATTTTGTCTTTGGTTTTTTGGTCTCTTGTTGTTCCTTGTTTGGCTTTTCTCATTTTTTCTTTAGAAAGTTCAGAATGAGTTCTACCATACATAGGGTGTAGATCTCCAGGCATACTGTTACCACCAAGGCAGTAATTGGTAAGTGTTGAATAATTATCCTTGATATATGCTTTCTCTCGCTTTATAGCTTGTTCTTTAGACAATCCATCTTCAAGGATTTTTACTGAAAAAGTGTTCTTAAGTTGAGCATTGCGATACCTTTCCATGCACTCTTGATTGTTTCTAGACAGGTGATAGGCTCTTTCAGTTGTTCCCATTCCTATATAAAATGGGACATAAAGATCACACCATGCATATACCACATATTCACCCATTTCTCAAAAGCTCCTTCACCAAATTGTCTTTTACCATCATTTGTCGCATGACTTCAACAACCATTTCTTGAGCCTGTTTTAATGATAAATTTCCTGCTTGATTTTTGATCTGTTGGAGCTTAAACTGTTGCTCCATAGAAAGAGAACCGGGTAGATTGTTATCTTGCGTACTCATTGATTATCCTCAATATATTGATTAGCAATTCCGATAAGTGTATCGTAATGTTTTCCATGACTAGCGATCCATTTTTCAATTGTTGTCACTCTCGGAATTTTTTTCTTCAAAGATTTTTTAATGTGATTTCTCACTTTTTCCGCTAAAGTAGGAGGCTTGGGCTCTTTCTTTTTACGTTTTTTCTTGAAGGATTCGGCTAATTCATAGGTGTCTGCATTGTCTGATTCATTGATCAATCTGTATAGGTCAACTTGATCAATTTCCTCGAAGTATGCTTTGTTCAATCTGCAAAATGCCATACCAGCTACAAATTGATTGTATATCCACCAATCAGGGATATCAAGGAAAGCCCATGAAGCAAAATGCGTTTTGTGTTCAATATAGTATTTCCGGTATAGTGTAACAATATCACTGTCACTCACTATTCTATCATGAGGGTAAATTGAATCAGGAAGAGCCGTTGCCCAACCAAGAAATTCATCAGTATCCCAATCATCGGCAGCATAAGCCAATTCTTGAATTTTTGAGAATTCAGCCAATGATCCATGATCATGATTGTGATTGTAACGAATCTGCCATTCATCATTGAGTGCTATAACAAGATCACATAGCCATCTAAAGTGTGCTTTAGACTCAAAAATCCAAGTTGTACAAGGATGATTTCTATAACCTTTAACAGGTTTACCCTTTTTTGTCATGAAATAAGGTTTATCGATTACAGAGTTAACATAGACTTTCATCATATGTATAGATTCCATAATCATTTTTGAAACGTGAAGATCACAATGGTATTGAGCAGCAACACTAGGATCAGTGTCAAGGACGAAAATATTCATTAAACATCACCTTTTGTAGTGAACTTTTCCCGAGCAAATTCTAAATCTTCGACATAAGCAATATCAACAACAATCATAACTTTTGTTCCCCAAAAATTAGGAGTCCAAACCCAAGCCCAACATCCTCCATCGTATCCTTCAATCTCAATAGGGTGAATGCCTTCTTCTGGCATACCAGTCGGAACATTTAACAAATCATACCCTAAAACAGATTCTAGTTCACCATGAGCATAACAAAAACTTGTTGCCTGATTAGCACCTGTACGAAAATCACCTTGGTTAACTGGAATTGCTTTGAGATTCATAATCCTTTATCGCTATTGTTACTACATTATACTGAGAACTTCTATGTTAAGCCCTCAGTATAATTACTCGAATTTAAGAGAATGATAAATACAGACCAGTGAAGTCTTCGAACAACCCTTTCAATTGGTCACAGTAGACTCCGGTCTTTGTCTCTCTTTCGGTAAAATTCATGCCATGAATATAACCAAATGTAACATCATACTCATCAGAAGAATTCAATTCGATTTTCAGATGATTAGCTTGTTTACCATCTACACATTTTGTACGAGGAAACTTAAAAGTCAAGTTTTGAAAATCTGCTTTGCCATCATAGCTAAAGTTTTTCGCACCAACAAAACTACTTAAGACACCGAAACCACGCTTTGATTGAGTCAACTGGTTAGCAATCTCGGTAACTTGTTCACGAGTGAATTTCATCTTTTTCCTTTTGCTCTATGTACCTATTATACATAACTACCAGAGCAAAAGGATCAGTGATTTTACTTATTTTCTTTGGCTATAGCTCGCCTAATTGCTGATTCACTACCATGATCTTTCCATAGTTCTGTAAATCGTTTTTTGCGTATACCTTTGTATGTTTGACGTTTACACCATGTATTAATCCTTTTGATCATTGCATCGCGTTCAATAGGTGCAGGCATTGCAACAGCTTCAAATTTAATGAATTTAAGACCTTTTTTAGAGCAATAGTCTTTTACATATTGATTCCAAGCAGTTGACAAAGGAACTCCATCATGATCTTCTTTGATGAATTTGTTTCGTAGATGATTACTAATACCTATTTCAGCGGCATGTTCTCTTATACGAGCTTTTAAGGACTTGGGACGAGCTTTTTTGACTGCAACCGATTTTTCAGTCCATTTTGAAGAAGTTACTACTTCTGTTGTTTCACTATTTGAGAAAGCAATTAAAGATCGCAATTGGAGACTCATTAAAGATTCAGGTGTCTTGATGACAGCATTAACTCCTCTTAAATCATTCGTAAGTTTCTTTTTTTCTTCTTTGAATTCTTTACCAGTTGAATTGTTGATCTTATATAACTGCATTTCAACAATAAATTGAGCCTGATCCTCATCAATGTTAAGTATCTTAATTAAACGATCTTGAGCATTTTTCTTGTCTGAGGAAAGTCTAATTTGTCTAATTGTCTCGTCCAAACGTTTTACAGCCAAAAGGAACCCGTCAATGAATCGAATTCTTTTTTGAAGTAATAGTTTTTTATGAGTATATTCATTAATTACATACTGTTTACGAGCAGTAATCCAATGTTCAATAATTTCTATTGAATTCAATACTTTAGGTACACCATTAACTAATACCGTATTGTTTCCGCCAAAAGTATCTTCAAGAGGTGTGGTGGCTAATAGGTTTGCAACAGTTTCTTTTGTTGAAATTCCTTTTGCAGGCGTAATATGTACATCAACACTATTTTTTGAATAGTCTTTAACGTCTTTGATAATTAGTTTGCCAGCAGAGACAGCTCCACGAATCTTTTCACAAAAAGTTTCCGCATCAACAAAAGGTAATTCTGTGACAATTATAGTTCCATCACGTTTACAAGTCCATTTGCCTTGTACTGAAATAGTACCACGACCTTCAAGAAGATAATCTTTATATCCTTGATCTTTAAGAATACGACAACCAGACGGAAAAGAGATTCTAGGAATATCAATTTGTTCTGATTGCTCTAACAATTGTATTGAAGTATTGATGACTTGTTCCAATTTATAGGGAGCCATTTTGGTAGCGTACCCTACGGATATACCCATATTCCCCAATAGAAGAGCTAAAGGGATCATAGGAACAAATTCAACTATTTCACGAGTTTGCTCATCATAGCTTGGACGGGTTATCAAATGTTTGGAGTCATTATCGAAGACCTTATCAGCAAAAGATGATAGCTTAGTTTCCAGATATCGAGCAGCAGCCGGATTATCTGCACTAATTCTCCTTCCTGTTTCTACTGCCCAACCACCAACATTACCATGAATATGAGTCAATGCATAAGGTGTTACAGATCTATCACCCATTGTAATAATTGTTCCTTCTGCTCCCGCATGAGGATGAAGCAAACCTGTCACAAGTCCACTTACTTTCATTACCTTAGATAATTTGTCTGTATGTCTATACCCTTTCAGCATAATTTGCATGATACGACGTTGACTAATTTTTAGCCCGTCAATCACTGAAGGTAAAGAGCGATTCAAAGTTTCCATTGCATAAGACAAATAATCTTGCTGCAATTGGTCACTCAAATTTACAGATTCAATTTGTTTCATACTAGGATACCAATTCTAAGTTCAATTCTCTAGGAGTCATATTTTTGACTCTTTCTCTTTCAGCAGCATATTTTTCACGAGCTACTTCAAAGACTGTTTTGGCGGGAGTCTCACCTCTAGCGGGAACTGACCACACCCAATCATAACGGGGCATAGTCTTTGTGTGAGTACGGATCAAAATAAGACCATTAAAGACAAAGAATTTCAGGTGACCAATTGCAAATACGCCTTCGCCTTCTGTTTCAGACTCAGTTGCATTGCTCATGTGACGTACTTGTTCAATGGTCATGACTGGTTCCTTAACTCTGATACCCTCATTATATTTGATCCTTACCGTAATGTACTCCGAAAATATACTTAAATCATATATTCAGGTTCAGGTTTAATCAGATGTATACTTCTTACACCTGCATGACTCATATAGTATTCTGCTTCTCTTTGATTTTCAGACCAGTTACCATCAGGATTAATAGGTGGACAAACAACCGTAGAAATACCTGATTGTATGATAGCTAATGAACAGGCTAAACAAGGAGCATAAGTACAATATATTGTTGCATTTTCGGGTTTTACAGGACAGTTATATATTGCGTTTGCTTCAGCATGTACAACATGTTGATTTTTGAATTCCCTATTAGCATATAAATCTAGTGAATCAGATAAACCTCTTGGAAATCCGTTGTATCCACAAGATAACACCAATCGATCCTTAACTATGACTGCCCCAACTTTTCGTCTAGGATCTTTAGACCAATTGGCAACTAGATGAGCCATTTCTAAGAATCTATGATCCCATTTTTCATCTGTTTTTTGCATAATCTTTCACTATTCTCAATAAATCTTTTTTACGTCTATTATTTAACAAGGTCTTCCATCTGTCATCATCCCAATCAGCGGCAAAGACAATTCCTTCCATCTTAGAGAAGATAATTGAACACTTTTCCACATGATTTGAGAATATTTCAAACGAGTTAGTTCCAATATTTATCTGTCCAATTGGATGATATACTCCATTCCATGTTACAATCATTTTATCCCTCTTAGAATACTGGTAATAATGTCAATTGTCCATCCGTTGCCTATACATTTTACTGATTGACTTTTAGAAATCACTCCATTAAAATAGTCATCAGGAAGATTTTGAAGCCTGCACATCTCTGCAATTGTCAAATATCTATAGCTTTTCCTATTGGGTAGAACGTAATTTCCAACAGGCTTGTTTGTTAGAACATTGTTTTTTTGTACTGTTGTAATACAATTAGTTTTTAGCTTATTAACCACTTCCATCACCTGTAAAGTTTTGGAGCCTGCTGGGAGCCTTTGACCAGACTCATTAACATAACGTCCTCTAACTGATCCGATGTTTCTATAGTTTAGATCATCAAGAATGTCATGATAATGAATATGTTTATTAATAGGAATATTGAAAGGTATATTAGTCCAATATAGTCTTAAACGAGTTTGACCCGAGACAAGAGATGAATTCATTGGAACAGGTTTTACACCTAGTTCATCAGATATGATATCAATATATTCTTGTTTCATCTTGACGTTTTCTAAAAGAAAAAACCTTGGTTTTAATTCTCTCAAAAGACGAACAAATTCAAAGAATAATTTAGAACGAGGGTCTTCAAAATTCAGGTTTTTGCCAGCATATGAGAATCCTTGACAAGGGGAACCACCCATTAATAAATCAATAGGTGGCAACGTTTTAGAATCAATTTGTTGTACATCACCTAGTTGAATTGTTTTCGGAAAATGGTGTTGTGTAACCTTTATAGCAAACTTATCAATCTCAGAGGAAAAATAGTTATCATATTGAATACCAAGCCGGTTCAATGCCACTTGACCACAACTTACACCATCAAAAAGAGATAAAACATTCATATCATACTATGGTAAAATACTTAAGAACGGGCAAAGACAACTCCTTACCCGTTCAATTTAATCAACAGATTCTAGCCAAGAATTGTATCAAGAGAAACAACTTGAGCATCAGCCGCGTATGTTTCATCAATCAAAGCAAATCGAGCAGTCATCTTTGTTTCGTCCTTTTTGTTGGGTGTGTGATCCAACTCGAATTTAACGGGCAATTGAACACCAGCATCAAGATAAGAGTTAATCCCGTTATGACCCCACATATCCCATTCTTCACCCCGTTCAGCAATTTGAGGATCACCAACTTGAGGAACAACAGTAATAATATAGGAACCACCGTGCTTAGTTTTGATTGAACGTACTTTAGTGATGGTAAAGACGCCACCAGTTGTCATATCACGAGGATCAACAGGATCGCCATTTGAAGAACCACCATTGCCGGGTTCTGCTACCATTTCAAGAATCTTTTCAATCTTACCTTTTTCAAGGTGACGCTTAATCTGAGAGATACCTTCTTCACCAATTGGGTTGTTCCAATCAACGTCTTTAACAACAACAGGAAGAACAATCATATCCTCATCTACATCAAGCTTAACAAGCAAAGTAGGTTCGTCATATTGAATTTTTTCCCATGAGAATTCGAAGGATAGATCTTCATTTTCAACAGGGCCAGCAATTGAATTTTTCCCAAGTGTCAGAGGAATATACTCATTACCCCAGCGAATAGTTAGAGTGTTAGGTTCTGTACCACGATACAGAGCAGGGCCATACAATTTGGTGATCCCTTTACCTTCCTGGTTTCGTGCTTGAATAAAGGTGTCAGACGGCATAGTCTCACCTGTCAAAGCTGTATAGATTGCCTCATAGCGTTCTAGCATTTGAGAGGGAAGAGCAGCAGGAGGCAAACCAATATATTCAGGCTGACCAGCAAACAACTTAGGATTTTTTAGAGAGATGAATTCAGGTGCTTGTAGGCTCAGAAGAATCTTGAAAGTTTCCATTTTGTGTTTCCTTTTGTTTTAGTTTTTAGTTTTGTACAAGAGCTTTTCTTTTTCTCTTGTACAACTATTATAACCAAACCATTTTTCAAAAGGTACCCAGTATAAGAAGAAAGTTTCGATTATGTGTAACTAATATTGTGGTTTTCTTCAAACCCATGAGGTAATAAGGGGAAATGCACCCGAGGATTTACACCAGTTTTCCACATTTTTTGAATTAGTTCCACAAACGAGATTTGAGAATCAGGATGGATGCCAATTAGCCACCCGTACTCTAAAGGAAGTTTTGCTTCTAATCGATAAATGCCAGATTCTAAAGTTGTTACTGTTCCAAATCTTTCATAAGTTATTTGAGTATCAATAAACTGATTAATTAGTTTATCTTCCAAAGGTTTCAAACTGTTCTGAGCATAGCGTTTGGCTCCAAACCCTTGACTAGAAAATGCACAAGTAGAACATGTATCAATAACAACCCATTCATCACATTTCTGTTCCTCTATTCTATAATCCGTTAAAGAGATAGAGCAAATGTCATTATAAATCTGTTCTTTGACTCTCTCAATTCTTTCATTATAATCAGTAGCTATCAAACTGTATTTTTCAAAAGTTTTCTGACGAAATTCAACACTAACATGTTTTGATATTTTGTTTGAATCCCATTTTTTGTTCTTTGGTTTAAGCCTCTTACCCTCTGCCAATAGTTCAGCATCAAATTTAGCTTGAAGTTGTTCCAACTTATAGTAACTATTGATTTTTGTATATCTTGTGTACAGCCGCTTGAGTTTTCTCGGTGTCATTCTAACTTTCTCGCATTACTATAGTTTATATAATCACTTTTTTAATAAAATAAAGTATCAATTGAGAGAAGACAAGTAAATCCTCTCAAATAGAATAGACTCTTTGAAATTCACTAACCAATATAAACCCTGTTGATCTCTATGTCTCCAAACCACTCCTAAATCTTCCTCATGCCTAACTAATAATCCTTGCTTTAAGGCATATCGTATGGATCGCATTTGATCTGTTGTTATCATTTTCGTTTCTCTCAAGTATATAGTTTATTACTTTTTTGATTAAATAGTTAAACTGTAATGCGATGATTTTGAATCAGTTCATGGTATCAGGTAGTCTAATTGGTTTCATTTGCAAATGTCTAGGCACACCAGATAAATCAAATTTCTCATCAATTGGAAGTTCAGACTTATCTGAGGGAATAGCGAAAACACATTGATTTCCATACATGTCTATAAACTGATACTGTGACCAGCCGAAAACTTTATTGAAATAGTCTTTTGTTCTTTGTATTTTTCGTTGTCTATAGTTCATAATCTTTCAGGAAATAATGATTCAATGAGTATTATTGTATCATCTAATAATCGATGATCAGTAATTGATTGATAGCATACAGGTATTTTAACAGGTCTATAAGCAGAAAGATAGCATCGAGTACATTCAATCTGAGGAGTGATACCATGTGTGTCAAAAGAAACTATAATATCCAACTTTCTAGAGTAGTACTGGATGCAAACATCTTTATATTGATAGTTCAATCTATCGAATCTTAAGACAAATCCCGCTTTCTTTAGTCTATCGATCAATAGACAAGTGAATCGGTGTATATCTTCATGACTTGGATCATAAGTCCCTGTAAACAGGTTTTCTCCTTTTTGAAGTTGAGTTTGAAGATCGGCTTGGTCTGCACGAATACAAGTCATGATAATATCCTATTAAAAACAAAAAAGACCTCTTACAGTTACCAATTGCAAGAGGTGAAACCCGAAGGTTTTGTGTCTGGGTTTTTAATCCTCATAAATTACATAATGGTAAGCTCCGTTCATTACTTATTTTTCATTCTATGAAAAACTGCCATGATTTGAGGATCAGACTCAAACATCTTAAACAAATTAGCGGCATGTGCTGCCAAAAATTCATCATATGTATAAGGCTGATTACAAGTGACATTTTTCATTTTTCAGATGTATCCTTTTCGCTAAACCTATTATAACATGGTCAACTATATTAATTTCTCAGTATAATTGACCAAATATTTAGATTACAGAGTCGAGACCAGCAATCATATCACCAGCGGAAATATCAGAACTATAGTCCCAATCAGCATCCATCAGGTCAAAACGATTGTCAATAGCAACATACGAGACATAACCATCACGAACTCCATTTAATGAAGAATCTCCGTTGAAGATATCTACATCACAAGAGGAACCAACAGCAGCACGGATTGCAGCAATATTATCAGCATCAACAATAATGTCTCTCCAGGAGAGATCATCGTGAGAGATACGAACACTGTCACCATCTACAACACTGAAATCAAAACCGTTTATGTTTGTCATCTTTCTTTCCCTCTCTATATACTTATTATAACATTTATATTCACCAGAACATTAGTACAAATACATAGATAGAGATACTTCTAGTCGGTCATTCCACCCATGACAAGAGGTTTGAAATCATATTTTATGTCGGAGGGATAGCCAACAGGACTAGAAACATATCGGGTTATCCCCTTGATTAGATTTATTTCGTGATGTGTATGACCCGAAACAGCGATAGAAGGAGCAATACGATCTACTAATTCACCACAATTATGATGATAATACTTGTTGAGATATGGATTGTTTGCAGCTAGGATCGGGTTCATTCCTTCCTCAATTAGAGGAACATGTGTAATCAATACGTCAATACCCTTACCAATCAGACCTTTTAGAAAAGTCTTATCAAGATGTGATTCAGTTTTAGTAAAGTTTACTGCATCATGAATACGTCTTAAATCATTCATAGCACAAACTTGATCCAATTCATACCAAGCAGTACAACCAGCAAATTTGTATCCGTCTAATTCAATGATGTTTCTGTTAAGTAGATGGAATTTATTGTAAAGTTCAGATATTTCCACAAGGCAGGATCTTTGCTCGGGTAGATACGGAGCACGCCACCAATCATGATTACCAGATACAGCAAGGATATAATCAAAACGGTCATATACAGAACGAATGAAGTGTTCAAGCTTTTCCGATGAATCTTCCTCACACAAGTCTCCAGCAAGGATCAGAAATTTTCCTCCAGTAAAGAGGTTTGCCAAAGGGTCAATATCTATGAAACCATCATAGAAGTTCAGGTGTAAATCAGAAGAAATCGTGATAAGGGGCTTCATAAGATTGCAATAGGTTAGATTTTTCGAGTTTGGATAGTAGAGTGCTTTCTAAAAGGAGAACAGCGTCATCATACTGTAATTCACGCATGAAACGTAATAACCGTGGATATTCTAGTTCACATCGAACTTTTGAACCGGGAGCACCAACCGCTGTGATGCACTCCCCATAATCATTATAAGTTGTTTTCATAGTCCTGTAGAATCAATCCAACCAATTAGAGCGAGATACTGTAGAAATTCAAAATATGAAAGCGTTACACTTTCCTCATCATCATAATCAATGAATTCAATTAAATCTTTCTCAGGATTACAATAGATAGTCCCATCTTCTGTATTATCAATTGTTTCTGTACCTTCTGCCTTCATTAGACGTAAGACATCATCCGGGCTTAAAGAAACTGGACTACACATACATACAAATTCTACTTTGAATGCATTTGAATCGATCATTGAAAATTTAAGATCTTGCTTTGGTCTAGGATTGGTGACAGCCATCAATTAACTCCTTAACTCTTATACAAATAGTATAACCCAATTAAGGACTATACTATATCCGAAATATTACGCAACTGGCAAAGCATTTAATTCAGAAAGAGAGTTCCCGTTTGCTTTCAATGAGTCAGTGAACACCTCATAAGCTTCTCCTGTTGCAACCCAAGTCATTGAGTCATCATCAGTCATAGCGACAACACGAACCTTTGATGTAAAATCATTTCCAGACACCACTACAACGAAACACTCACCCAAATGAGCAGGATTTACGATGTCGGAAGGAGTGTGAAAGAAAAAGACGGAATCGTTGAAGACCATAGGTTGTATTCCTTAACTCTGATACCCTAATTATAACTAGGATAGACTTATAAAGTCTCAGTGATAATCCTCAAGACTTAGGAAAATGCCATCATCAGGATCAGTGTTTTCCATATTGTCAACATCAATCACATTCAGAAGATTTGAACGGGATACTCTGTAGAACTTAGACCGATCTTCAGAGTAAATCCTGTATAGGTTTTCACCTATTACAAAGTCTATTGATCCTTTCAATAGTTTAATTGTTTGACTAATAAAATGATGATTATATATGTCTAACAGGTTTTCATCTGAAAATTGAACCTCAAATTCTGCACTAGGATGTGATAGAGTCAAGATTTGTTTTCCATCGTAATCCAGGTTATGACCACATAATGTAATCAATTTTCCTTGTCCTTTAGGATCTTGGTTGTCATAGAATACTCCACGAGGAAAAATATATTCAAAAAGTTTGAAAATCATGGTTTTTCGGTTATTTACTTATGAGTAATTAATTAGTGAACAAATACAATGAAAAAGAAAACAGTTCTACAATTGGCAAAACTTCAACGGTCAGGGACAATACTTCAAGAACCGCTAGCAAGCCAATTAAAAAAGGAATTACTTGAGTGTAGTTCATATCAAAAGGCAGCAGGAAAAGAGAATATGGTTCTTAAGGTTTTGACTCGAAAAATCTATAGACGATCTATGAAAACTGTGTTCATAACTTATGGTAACACATGTATTCCTATTGTGGCAACTAAATTATATGCATCTAAAAATAAAAGAGGTTGCAGAACATGTGGAAATGTGAAATGCCATAAAACGACAAATAACTCTTTATTGAGACGTTCAATCGAATCACAAATCAAATCTTTTAGATATAAGATTGCTCGAAAGGTGGCAAAGCTTAGAGGTGTAGGCAGTAAAAGAACAGCAGAGGAGGGGGCAGAATTGAAACGATTAGCTAGTTGTGCTCTAACTGGTAAACCTCTTGTAGGAAATATACATGTAGATCATATCGTTCCTTTTTCTGTGATTGTTAATGACTGGTGTAAAGAACAAAAAATATCTTTATGCGATAAGAAACTTGGAATCCAACAATTGAAACAATTTGAAAAATATCACAACGAGGTAGCTCAATTGCAACTTACTTTGGCTAAAGCAAACATGAAAGCCGGAGCCAAAGGTTATTAGGATGGTTTTCAAATTCATACGCATCATCGCAACGTGGGCAAGGTTCATTATTGATTGTTCCTTTCCCACCATTACACCCGTTGTTACCACATCCTCCACAAATGACGGTGTTACACTGACACAGACTACAAAACACCCATTTGTGTTCATCAACCCCTACTGTTTGATACTTAGACCAATTGGCAGGAACAGTAGAGAGTGAAACATTTTTCTCTCCAAATATTCTTTTTAATAAATCTTGTTCTAACCGTTCCATACGGGTAAAGTCTCGTCTTCGGGTTGATAAATGGATGATAGATGATTGATTAAACCGTCTACTTTTCTTGTTCCTCTTTTTCGAGCATTAATTTTTGCTTGAATTGGATTGTTTTCAAAGAAAATTACTTCAAGTTCTGCATCAGGAAAAGATTCAGCTAAAACTTGAAGAGCTAATTCTCTGATATGAGTCTCACAGAAAAAGGGATCAGCAATCACAATGTTGCCATCACTTTTCTCTAAGAAATCCATATCAGTAGGATCATCAATTAATTGTCTTCCGGTTGATTGTGCAATTTGTTTTGCTAATTCTGTTTTTCCTGAACCCGGAAGACCAACCACCATTGTTATTTTCACGTCAGAAGATTTTCCTTCTCTAGAAAGTCTAAAAGTTTACTGAGATCAATCCTTTTGATTGCATAGTCCGTATGATTCCCATAGTACTCATATTCAGTATCAAAATCTTCTTGAACGAGACCAATAATAGATTGATATTTACTAAGAGGAAAATCAGGAACTAATTCAATTATCAATTGGTCAAGTGAACTAAAACCTTGTGGATTATGATCTGAACTATATGAATAATGAGGATCATCTTCTCCAGTATCCCAACAAGATCCGCCACTAACTCCACCTGTCTGCCATTTCATTTGAAGAACACCAGATTCTATACTATGGTCTTCATCATAATGGTGTTCTTGTTCATTGATGACAAATTGAGCTATAGAGATTATACTGTTCAATTTGTCATTAGGGTTATACGATGGCATGAATGATTGCTCCGATTGCTAGCATGAATATAGGGTGAATAACAAACCGGGAAGCTACTTCTGTATTTGTTTTCATTGTGTTTTCTGTTTTTGCCGTCATAAAACCATGAACCATAGAAAGACCAATGGCAGAACCTGTCTTAAGAACTGGAGCGGCAACAAATACAGAAGGAATGAACCAGTTCCAAAGAATCGATAAAACCCAACCATTTAGAGGAATTGCAATCACAACACAAACAAGAACAAACCAAGGGTTAGGAGTGGTTTCAGAGTCAGAATTAAAGGTCATTTTAGTACAGTTTTAAGGGTCATGAGAATTTGAGAATAATCGGCTACACCTAATTCAACAACATTTAATTTCCCTGTATCAGGGTTACATGCAAGAATAATTGCTTTATCAGCAAGTACACCAGTCATATTATAAATGTGTTGAACATATGAGACTAATTGTTGAAACCAACGTGTTTTTGTCTCATGTAGTTTTTCAGGCAATTGAGTGATCTTATTATCAATAATAACTAATTCGCCTGCTTTATTGTATCCGATAGTATCAATATAACCGATTAAATCACGATTGTATACCGTAGATCCAACGAATACTTCAGATTTCCATTCAGTAAGATTACTATTGTACCAATCTAGAATTGCATTAGAGGCAATATGAGATCTATCTCCTTTTTCAATCAATTCATGTACATTGATACCTCTTTTCATTGCCTTGGTCTTCGTCTTGCGTGGTTCATAAAGATATGTTGAGATACCTCTTCCTGAATAGGTTTCACCATTTGGCAACAAGTAACTGTAATTCCCAGTATACGTGACTTTATCTTTTGAGCAGAGTAATTTTAACATTTCTTTAGATTTCATTAGGTTATTTATATATGTCCAATAGATAAGGAGTGGTCATGGATGAGAATCGATTAATTGAAACAGTCTCCGATTTGGTAAGAGAAATGGCTGTTGTTGCAAATAAGATGGAAAATCTTACTGAAGCTGTTGTTGCCAGTAATATTGAATCCAAGGATCAAAATAAAAGAATTGATCTTTTAGAGAAAAGTCGTACCCAATTGTTGACTTTATTTGGTGCTTCAGTTGCCGTTGTTGGTGTTGTGTCATCAATTGGTTTATGGGGTCTTAGCCGTTATGTTGATGAAAGATTTGATAGTAAGATCGGACAAGTTGATTTTCAATATCGACTGTGTTTAGAGTATAAAGGAATCGATATTGAAAATAGACCATCTATTTGTCAATAAGTCTCAAGAAATAAGCATCAGGAAATACATCAGAAATAATCTCACGGACAAAAGACCAATTCCCTCCACCAAGTCCGCAACCCATACCGTAAGGAAAAATAATGCGTGACTTTGGTTTTTCAATAAGGTCACGCATTGTTATTAATGCTTTACCCAATTGAGCATAATTGGTATACCTTTTGTCTGTACCATATCGATCTTGACCAAATAGATTTACAACAAACTTGCCAGGGTATTCTTCAAGATAACACATTTGAGATACACCTAAAAGCTCACCTTCAACTCTAGCTGTACAACGATGCCGATATAGATCATTCACAATAGGAAACTCTTGAGCAATCTGTCTTGCTATACCTGCTCCCATTATACCTTGACAATTGACTTGATGTCCAATTAAAATGTCTCCTTTATAATTTCTAAAATATTCAATGGCATCACCATTAATAATCTGAGTCATTACATTAAGCCCCAATTCTCATAAATATCATCAATTGTTGGAACAGGACTATGGACACTCTCAAATGTTGGATCAACAGTCGGATACATAAGAGAATGCCAAGCCCGTACCACATAGAAAAACTCTGAGAAAGGGTGAAACATTACAACAATCTTCCACAGATTCAATTGCCAAAGAGCTTTAGACAGAATCAGATTTACCCCTGAACTTCTTTTATTCCACATTATAACAAATGTCATTACGAATCTCCTATATAGTACTTTTTCTCAAAATCCAGAAGCCTGGAGTATTGTTCTACTTCGATGTAAGTTTCTCCTTCTGGGTGCTGCTTTGTTGATCTGTAAATGTGTTGTGCAATCGACATAAGCTCATCCCCCAATTCTCAGCATACTGTTTTTCCCAAAGGTCGAAATCCATACGACCATAGAAATCAAAGTCTTCTAATTGGAAGTTTATCACGTCATCAACAGAATAGGATTTCTTTTCCGCACCAATCCACCAGCGTTTGAGTCTAGACATCCTGTTCAATTTATTAACAAGGTCGTTTGCCCACTCTCTTACTTTCTCTATTCTTTTTAGACTTATAGTTTTTATGACTTTTTCACTTAAAACTATAAGTTCAGTATTAGAGATTTGTTGTAGTCCAATTAGTTTCTGTTTCATAGCTTGAAGAATGATTTGATAGGAAAACCGTCTGCCATCCAGTGTAAAAAATCGTTGATACATAGTCCACCAAAGAACCATACAACAATCTCTCTATTGCTCCAAAGGAATTCACTAGCCTGTTCATGATATTGATGGTCATATCCGGTATAGACGAAATGAACCCAACACAATAAGCTAGGCAACAGGAACCAAGCATAAATATAGACACATCTCCAAAATGTTGACCAAATTGGAATGTGTGTATGAAAACTACGGTGTGTTGTAAAATCCTGATATGGTTTCCAAATAAATTCAAGAAGAAGCCAATGATTTGTAATATGTGAATTCAAATCGTTATCAGGATTTAGCAACCAAGTAGAGAATAGACAACCACTTGCCAAAGCGATAGAATCACCCGATTGATCTGCTATTGCTAGAACACCTAATAAGGTGGAAGCAAACAAACCTTGACCAATATGTATTTTACCGCTTGCCATATCTTAATAGTTATCTCCAATATGAATATCATTACCACAGAAATCGCCGCCATTGGTTCGGATATTGATACTATTACCAAAATGTTGATTAACTTGTCCAACAACATTTCCATTTCCACCAATGATAGTGCCACCATTGACAGAACCAATTGTAATATTATTGTTTCCTCGGACGGTCTGTTTAATTCTGTTTCCTCTAAATTGTGTTCGACCTGTGTTAACAAAGAACAATTCAAAGGGAATCAGCTTAAGAATACCACAAGCCTCATTAAAGTATGTGTTCAATTCGTGGTGTTCTACATCTCCAAATGTCATTGGAAAGCCAAAAGATTTTACAATCTCGTCTAAATGGCTTTGGACATTATTTTGAAGGAATTGATTCAATCGTTGGTTTTTCTCTGCCTTACGTCCCATTGTTGCTATGCCTTTGAATAATGGAACAAAGGTATTAACTGTAATCCCGTCAACTTCTAGCTCATCTACAAACTTCATTAAAGCAGCCAGATAAGCGGTAATATAAGGAGTCAGTTTAATTTCTGTGGTTTGAATTGTTTGAATTTGAAGCATAGTATTGTTTAATTGGATACTCTCATTATATTGCTCTATAGTTTATATAGTGAGAGTAAATTTACTGAACTAGAGAACGAAGTTGAAGCTTATCTTGCAACAAAGCAGAAGCCAAACGGTCATGTTGAGCAAAGAATTGAAACACATGTACTACATTCCCTCGCTTAAACATTCTGTCTGCCTGTTGAGCCAATCTATCACGGTTTGCAGATTGCACGACAGAAAGCAAATCGGGATCATCAGCCAATTGATGTAGAACCGGGCTCAAAGAAAATCCCTTTGCTTGAAATCTTACGGCTCTAAATACTCTTTCTGGAGACTGCAAAAAACAATCCATATGGCAAGGTCTGAGAACTTTATCGTTCAAATCGGCTTGTCCAAAAAGAGGGTCTACCAATTGTTGAGTCTTACAGTTCAACGCCATAGCATTAACTGTGAAATCACGAGAAGCAAGATCAGCATCTAGACTGTCTACTACTTTGAAATCCAATACCCCTAGATCGTGCTTTGCTTTTGCAGTTTTGGCATCAGCATTAAGAACGAAACTAGATCCAGATTTTTGAGGCAATGGGGAACATCCAAGCTGTACAAGCAGTGCAGGAAGTTGGTCAAAACTATCAAGCCCTACTACCACAAAATCTAGATCATTAGGTGCTACGTTCATCAATTGGTCACGTACTCCTCCTCCAACTAGAAAGACATCAACGTTATCAGGTATAAATTTGAACATTTGATGCCTCACTTTTGTTTAGAGCTTTACGGTACGGGTTAAATCAAAACCAATGGTTCTTTTCGCCCCTGTCTTCTTAATTATAGCCTGAATTTGTTTGTCTGTCAAGGATGAATTTTTGCCTTGAACGATTGTATTATCCGATCTGCGTAGCATGTTATTAATGATTGATCCACCTGATCTTAATTCTTTGATTGCATCCAATTGATTCATGGTAATTTTTGTCTTAAAGGTATGATTATCCGTATTTATACTACAGATTCAGGGAGAACAAAATCCTTTTCAGCAGCATATGCACGGTTTAACATGATCCATTGATCCTTATTCTTAAATCTAAAGTGACCAGTTCCTTTTTTATAGAACTTCGCCTCCCAGAAATTAAAATCATACCATTCTCCAGGGTAAATAGTGCCTTCACGTTCCTTTAACTTTCGTAAAGTAATCATGTTGTCATAATTGGAGCCTGTCAAGTTGCACATTACTTTTAACAGGTCATCAATATAATCTTGTTTCCCTCTGTAACAGAAATCTAAGGAGGTGCCATTCCAATTAACTTCAACGAGATAATCTACAATAAATTTTTGATTTAACATGTGACCGCTATTAGTTTTCCAACCAGCAACGCCCCAACGATTTTTATCTGTATATCGTGTAAAATGATCAACAGATTCAACTAAAGCCTGTTTTAATGTTTCCTGTCGAGTCATCATGATCATTTCAATCATGACATAGACATTTTTCATTGTAAAAGGTACATTTGTTTGAGTTTCAACAAACTTGTTAATCTTGTCAATCATACCTCTTGTGACATATTTTCTCATATTTAGCATATCAATCGCTTTTGACCAAGCAACCTTTTGCATATGTTTGGAAAATTGTTGACGAGTAGTCACTTCGTTGTTATGACCATATGATACAGAGAATCGGATACCCGAAAAATCAAGACTTGAAGTCGTATATTTCATCTCTTTTTGAAGAACTAGCAGCTTATCAAAAACTTTCATCGCTCCAACATGAGATTGAACAAGACGCCTAACACTGTTATTCTCTGCCAAGCCTATTCTAGTTTCTTCTTCATCAGGTTCCATAAAGAACATACTTTCATAGTCGAAGTCTTCTGAGACAACAGGAACATACAACTTAATGAGTCCAACAGTTACATTTGTTTTACGTTCTGCATCTGTAAACACTTCACCAAGATTTACTGTTAACCCATAATTACGAATCAATGAACTAAGTTTACTATAGTGATAGTCTTTTGAAATAGTTTCCCAATTACAAAGACTAATGATTTCACAACCTTCCGGAGCAATATCAAAAGCATGTTGAATATGTTCGTGAGCATTGGCAAAAGGTGGATTCATGACAATCATATCCACATGAGAAATGTCTGAGGATTGGACATCAAGAAAATCTTGACCAACAAATTCACAATCTTTGGTCTGAAGAATAGCTCGTAAATCCTCTTCAATCTCACAAACAAGAATACGACTTGCTCCAATATCTTTAAGATAGTCAACTAGATCGCCTTTACCTGCTGAAGGTTCTAAAACAATTTTACCCGTGACATCTAAACCCATTAGTTCTGATACAGATCTTGGAGTAGGGTAAAAACCAGCATTAAACATCAATTCATCCTCATATATTCAAATACAATATCGTCAAACATAGAACTTTGACAATCCATCATTTTCCTTAGAAATCCAAGTTTAACTTCTGTAGAAATCTCGGGATCAGTATCCATCTGGTTTAATGCCAATTGCATCAATTCCATTTTACCTGATCCTCCTGCTCTAAAACATAGGTGAGGATATTTAGGGGTGATTATGTCTTCAGGATAATCTGAAACCTCATCCCATTTGTAATAGATTTTATCTTTCATATTCTCGCATTACAGTTTAACTATTTAATCAAAAAAGTAATAAACTATAGTTAGTTACCCTGCATAGATAGTAAGCTGACTATTTCGCTTCAATTGGCGAAGATGCATAGCATAAGTTGCTTGTGAAGCATCTCGTTGAATGGCGTCATAATCAGATTGTTTCATTCTTGTATTCTTGACTGCTTGAACGTTTGCACCAATTTTAGTTAATCGGTTTGAGGATTTTGCCATTAGATTACACCTTGTAAAGACTCTATGATAGAATCAGGAAAACGTTTTAATATGTCTTGAATCACCGATTCAGCATCAGGGTATTTTTCTTGATCTTTTGGTATACTCAGTTCTTTGACTGTACCATTCCACTTGAATTTTACTGTCACCATTTAATAGTCACCAATATGTAGAGTTCTTTCCTCAGATATGTTGTCAGGAATATTTGACATTTGATTATCAAAGTCGCTGGTTTTCTCTACGTTAACGTGGTTTTGAGTCATAGGGACAGACTGATCATAGCCATATTCACCACAACAGGAACACACTAAATCACCCTCCAATACTTTGATTTCTTGAAGTTTAGCGATTAGTTCACTGATTCTCATTATCTTGGTTTCCTTTATTGTACTAACATTATACAATAAGTCCCAAGAAATACATCTCAGGACTTACACGGATCTTTTTGAATTGTGCTTAGAATTGGTATCCGTATCCTACGGTAGTAAACGCTCTATCGAAATTATAAAACGTATCGACCCGTAAAACATGGCTAGGAGCCAATTCTAGAGCTGTATTGATGTTAAGTGAAGGATCTAGCTCGTCATCAATCCAAGCCACTCCAGCACCCGCAGAAACGTCAATCAGAGCCGTATCTATGATATCATAGGTTAGTGCAGCGGAGGCATCTACACCATGATCAAACATAAACACAGAGTAGAGGTTGATATTCTCTGTCAATGGTAAATTTGTACCAACGGTAAGATCACCGTTTTGTAATGTGTATCCGACAAAAAGCTCCGGTTGGTTTTCGGGTTGTTCAACGATTTCAACAGGGATAGAATAACCAGACAGTTGAATTGGTGGTGTGTAATCCATAGTTTTTGTTAGTTTACTTGTGAATAAAATCTGTGGTTGGCATATCATATTTCTGATGCCAAAGTAAAGTATCTATGACATTTGTTGTCACTTTTTCTGTGATCCATTTCTCTTTACCAAACCACTTTTCTCGTTTGGATTCTGGAACATATCTCATTAATGAATAAACCATTCGACCAAACGAGAGTTTCACTTTGATTCTATACATTTAGAAATTTCCCTCAGCTACTTGGAAACATTGTAACCCAATTGATCGCCACATGTCAACCACTTGTTGACGATCATCAAAGACAGCAATCACATTAAAATCAGGTTCAACATGTTTTCTAAACAACTCTTCCTTGACAATATTGTCTTTTCGAGTGTCTCCCTCCATACGCATGAATAGGGATAGCTCACCCTTTAGCAAACCATGCCGTAATAACCATTCTGTTGTCTGTCGGTAACACTCAAGAGTACCTTCACGACCGCTCATAAAGATGATTTTATGAGTTTTTGCCCAACGTTGAATAGTTTCGATAACAGGCGTATTAGGCAAGTCTTCACCTACTCTATCCCACTCATAAGGGGAGCGTTCATCCATTAGAGCAACAGTACCATCAATATCGCAAAGAATTACATCCACCTTATCAGGATCATGAATAACAGGAGTGATAGGCTTTCTGATGAATTGGTTATACATCCGTTTGATGACTTTTTCACCAACAGAAACAGGACGCTTAAGATCTCTGGCAATACACTCTTCCAATGAAACATTAAGAAAAGAACGATTAACAGTGACTTTAACAGTTGCTCCAAAATTTTCACGAACAATTTGACGAATTCTCGCTTCGTGGGATGGAGCCAAATTGGTATCACTGACAACAACATGTTTACCTGCTTTTAGACAAGAAATAATCAATTGGTCTCTCATCTCAAGAATGAATTTCTCGTTATTCTTTGACCAGTGAGAATCATGAAGCATCGCCCTAAGACAATCTTTTTCAACTCTAAACCATGAACGGTTTTTAGAATTGACCAATTCTTTTGCATAGGTTGATTTACCACTTGCAGGTAAACCCATTAAAATTTGTACTTGTAACATTACATAACTCCGTTTTGTTTATTTGCCTACATTACACATTTTTCCAATTGTCCATATTCCAGCAGTTAGAAAGATGCTGCCAACATATGTAATGGGTGTGAGACTAGGTATCATAACTACAATAGCAAAATTCCAAGCACCCCATAAAAAGAATGATGAGATCAACCAAGGAGATAAAATCAATAGCAAATACATTGCAACTGCTGATCCTGAAAGAACCAAAGCAAATAATACCAATGAGATATCACCTACAATATCCATTCTATCATGGTAGTAGGCTGCTGCAATTAGACTTGCAATCAGAGAAATAGCGGCAATAGTAATAAGCATGATTTATCCTAGATTATAATCAGACATTTCAACACCATTAAAGAAGATGGTGACAGCACACGAGGATGAATTGTACTCAGAAACGGCTTCATTAAATAATCCCTTCCAAGCGTGGAGCACTTGTCCTCTAATGTCCACAATCTCAATTAGTGCTTCCATTGTTTTCTCCCTTCATTACACTCATTATATCAATTAGTACAACAAATGAACATCAGCATATACACTGATTAATCCATATGGCTTGCTCTTGTGGTACACTCAAATCTAATGTCCATATTTGTGAAGGACGTGATAAGTAGTGTAAAGTTAAGGTAATACAGTTTTCAGGATCTACTTCTTGATCATAGCCATTGCAATAGAGCATATGTACTATCATTTCTGTACTTGTTTTAGGTGATAAACTGTCAGGAGTATGTACAATTAACATTAATTTATGTAAGTCCAATCGTGAGGAGTGTTCATGCGATATTTTTCTAAAACACATTTCACCTGTATATTGTTTATTATCATATTCTTGAATAAGAACTATATCATTGGGTTTGAATTTTTGTGATTCGTCAACAATGATATAGTTCTTATTTCTTTTGAGAATAAGATTATATTCAATAGAATCCATCGTTCTGTATTTAAGAACCATTAGTGATCTCTCATTGGTCTGATGTTATTGGTTCCGAGATGGGTAGGGATGTCAGCAGAAAAATCACTAGGGGCATCAAAAACAGTTCCTTCAGAGTCTACGATTCTAGTCATTTCCGCACCTAAAAACTTAGACAATTTACAAGAATTAGTTTTTGTTTTAACAAAAAGCTCTTCACTGTCATCATGACCACGAGAAAGATAGAAAGCAGTGTAATCTGGTAAACTGCCAATTGGCATATGTGCATCAGTCGGGTGAACTCTAGGCATAATATTTTTCAATCATCTCCATAACAGATTTTACATTAATCTTTGCAAAATACTCTTGAACAGTTTGTATTTTGCCTGCCCTCAATTGGAATAAAGCTCCTGAAAATTCAGCATCTTTTACAGTAAGAGCAAATTCTTTTTGTTCTTTGATATCTTGCGTGTTGAACCACACATGTTCTACCATTTGTACTAATTTTTGATACTTTGTTTCTAACTCAGTATAAATATCAGCATATTCTTTGAAATAGGATAGCAATTCGCTGCCCTCATTAGCAATAGCAATAGCTAAAAGTTTGTTTCGTGTCATTCCATCTCTGAAATGTGAAAGTCTAACATATTGTTCTGTTTTGATTTTAATTCTATTGAAATTACTATCTCTAACAATATATCCCTCTTGAATCATAGGATCAAGAGTTTTAGACTGAATTAGCAAATATTGAAGATTTCCAATTGTTACACCTGAAAGAAAGTTAAACGGCATAGTACCTGTTAATTCAACTTCCTTCAATGTACGAAGATTACGAACTCCATGTAAAGTTAATAAGTTTGTCTCTTGTTTGACTACCACTCGATTAAGAGGTGTTTCTAATTCAAACATATAACAATAAGTACAATCTAAACCTTCGGTAGTGTATCCTTCTTCTTTGAATACTTGCCAGAATAGTTCTGCAAAAGTAATGTTGAAATCTCCAACTTGTCCACCACCATCCGCTGTACCACTTGATTGAACTAACCATTCACCTTGATAGAAGTATAATGTCATCAAAGATCCATCAAGTTTGGGTACAAATGTTGCTGTTGTCCAATCAATTTCAGCAGCTAATTGTTCACCATGATTAAAGAACTTGTTGTAAGGATAACTGACTACAGCCCAATCGTTAGACTCATCAAGAATAATACCACGACATTCACAAACAATTTCCTCAGAGAAAGGTGATTCAATCTGAGAATATTTCAAACATACCAAGTTGTTAAAAGAATTATGTCTTTTAGATTTAATAGCATAGTCTCTTTTAAGAGTTTCTAATGTGTTTTCTGATTGTCTTAAGTATGTCTGAATAGCTAACATAATATATTTCCTTCTCTTGAACTTATTATAACTAATGAAAAACACTATGTCAAATACTTTGTGGGGATGTAATCAGTATACAATAGGTAAGGAAGAACCATAAGAACTTCAATTTTTGTATCAAAACACCATTCCTTTAAGGTATCTGTTCTAGTTAGAATGTATGTACATCCTCTTATGGAATAGGTAATGATCAACTTGTTACCAAAATTTAATCTTACTTGTTTTCCTGATAACTGTCTAACATGTTCCGGGCCATCCATGTTACGAATTAGATCAGATAAAGGGCTTAAATAGTTCTTTGCTGCTACGTAAGCCCGAGGATGTAAACCATTAGGCAATTTCTGACTCATCAAAATCCACCGATTCTATACAATAATCATATCTTGAATCAATACCTTCTTTATATTCTGGTAAAAGAGATTCCAATTTGTTTATGATCTCTAATTCACGAGAATCATGTAAAAGAGTTTCCCAAGAATCGATATCTGATCGTTTTGAGCGAACATTATAATCAATACCACACCAAACATTATGTAAATGATTGACTAATTCCATGAATAAAACAGCCGATGTTTCATCAAGAAAAGCTTTTATATTTTCTTTAGAATACTCATCCCAATCAGTGTATTCACGATATACAATCCAAATCTTTTTCATTATTCTTTTAGTTATTGTATTGTAACTGGTGTGACCAAAGAGCAGTTTTTTCTTCTTGTGACTCTGGCAGTTGAACCAGTTCAGTAAACCCTTTGTCAGTGTACTCAATGCGTGAATAGGAAGCCATACGACTTAAAGAGGGTTTGAAACCTTTCATAGTCATAGATAACATCTTATCAATAAACTCCGTATTCTCTGCTTTTTCATACTCTGATTGTAATACTGATTCCCAATCATAATCAAGAGCCTCTGACCCTTGAGAGTAGAGAAATGTAACACGAACTTCAATCATATGTTTCTTCTTTTTCAATCTTTATACTAACCAGTATAATACCAAAAACATTAAAAGTCATTAGTAGAACTACTTAAAATCAGGCTAACCGGACTCGAACCGGCAGACATTAACTATAAGAGATGAAACGTGCTTCCCCTTGATTTGCCTTTTGAGCAAGATCCGACAAGTTAATGCCGTTAGGTGCCTCCGCAAAGCTCACTTATAGAAACTCCTTACGATACAAATGTACTCATGGGGAGTTTGACCAGCATAGCTGTTTCCTTTCCGTTTCAAAGGTGTTTTACCACTTAAACTATAGCCCGGTATCTTGTGAGTGGGATACGTGGGACTCGAACCCACAACCTTGAGATTAAGAATCTCCTGCACTAACCAATTGTGCTAGTATCCCGATTTTTTAGCTCATATATTTCTCGAATGCGGACAAAAGTGAGCTTGGATTTTCGATTATTTTATTAACTTCTTGTTCTAATAGTTTAGGAGTGTTAATAATTCTATCCATTTCAGCAATTTGCTTCATCATGCGATTATTGTCATCTTCCATACGTTCACGACTTGTGTATGTAATATGACCATTATAACAGATAATAACGTGTTCATCAGTTACAATACGAGGAATTCTCTCATCTAGTAATTTTACAAAATCACCAATAGGAATAGCTTCAGGTTCATGGTAATTCTTATGCAGATTATTCATTATAGGCATTCACTTTTGATGATGGAGTAGTAAGAAACGTCTTTTATGGGAAAATCAGGAAATCTACCTTTAGTTAATTGGTTAAAAATAGTAGAATTTCCATATTTGAGTTTATTATATACCTCATTAGCTTTGTGGTTAGAATCGGTATGACCTAGAACGGTACAGCCACCAGAAATGAAATTAGCAACAAGAATATACATGGTTTATTTTTTAGGTTTTAGGTTTTACAAGTGGTAGACCAGCAGCTTTACGAAACCCTTCAGCCGCTTCAAAGCGGGAGGTAAAACCCTCACCATTAGTTCCAAAATAGTTGTTTTGACCGACAAATCTCCAAACGCCATACGATTCAAATAAGCAAACTTTACCAAACAAACTGATTCGCTTTTTCAACTGGTTTTCCTCTTTCGTATTTCTATTATAATCAATAACATGAAAAGAATCATCAGTAGATTTACTTATCTTCGGTACAAACCTCATAAGATTGATGTTGAAGACATATTTCAAGTTTTTTCAGTTCATAGGCATTATCTTGAGCCGTATCAATCAGAAGCATAGCTACTACACCTCCACCAATAAGAGTAACAAAAATTATACCAAGAATAGTAGACATCCATTCATCAAAAGAGGTGTTTACATTTGCTACTGGTTCTGCTGTTTCGTTTGTTTCCATTTTATTTGTACCACGATATGTGGTAAATTGACCACAATGTGTGGTAATGCGGGATGGCAGGATCGAACTGCCCTATGACGACTTATGAGGTCGTTGCTTTCACCAGAAAGCTAATCCCGCAAATTACGAGTGTAACAGACTCGTAACTTTTGTTCTATTCTTCTACGGCTTCTACATCGATTATCTCTTCATTTGGATCATAGTCATCCCAACCTTTTGCAATAGTACCAGCGATTAGAACCGGATGTTTTACTGTTGCCAATTCGACAAGAGAAACAACATAACCTATCCGTTTGATGGCTCCTGTTTCATAGTCCATTTGTTGTAGAGCAAATTGAGCACCATCTTCAACACGAAAACAGTTCACACCAACATCTAGAGCAACACGTCTAGTAAGTTCTGCTTTGATCTCAATTAGTTTCTTTTGAGCAGCTTGATTGAATTTTGGGGTTAATGCGGTCATAGTATTCCTTGAATTTTGTTTATTACTACTTATAGTTTATTATCACTTTTTTCATTAAATAAACTATAAGTATGCGATGATATTTACAATAGGTCTAGAAGAGGTCTAAACCTGTAATCGATATTACTGTTTCACCAATTAGATCACAAACCAGTTCAGCTTTAGTTGCAAAAGTCTTCTCAGGAAGAACTCCATATTCACTAAGATATTTGAATCCTGTATTATATGCGTTAGTATCTGTTGAAACTCTGTAGTCAATAGTCTTCACTTTGGATGTGATAATCTGATTATCTGCCAAGTAGTAAACCGTTTGATCAAGAGCAAACTTCGCAACAGGAACTTCGAGACCATTTAGAGTAGGAATAATCTCGTTTTCAATTCGATATTGATTAGCCAAAATCTTGGCCATAGCATGTTCATTGCAATTTCCTGAAGCTCCATCAGGATTCATACCAAGTTCACTCATTAAAAGCAAAGTGATTGTCCCTAACGATGCATTCATAGTTTTTAACTCATGTTCATACATGCAATTAAGTTTACTTTCTACATATGCTTTGAACTGTTCAATTGTTGTCATTATTCTTCTGTCCTTCAAGTATTGATTGTAACTTTTCAATGAGATTTCTAATTGTCTGTTCAAGCACCAAATATTGTGCAAGGCTTGACATAGAGTGACCTATTGCTATGTCCTCTCTACCTTCAACTTCGTAACCATTACGCTGCATACCTCTACAAACAATAGTACCAAGATCTTTGTCTTGATATCTTACTGTTCTTTTGGTGATGGCAGACTCATTTGTTTTAATTAGTTCGTATTGAACTGTCTCTCCTAACAGGAGCATTGTTTTTTTCATCTAGAATTTTGCCGTCCTAAATCTCAGGGTTTGAACTTGCTCGTACAAATCATAAATTAAACTTTGTTGTTCCCGAAATATTCGTTCAGCAATCAACGGTTTTAACTCATTGTGAGCAACAGAGTATACATCAATAAGATTAATTGTGTCACCTGTCTCAAGAAAAACAATATTCAGTCCATCAAGTTTTGTAGTAGAAAAAATTTTCCCACGAAACAGACTTTCTAGCTCATGAGCTAAGAAAACATTTAGAATTTTTTCATCTTGAGTGAATTTGTATCCTATTCCTGTGTATTTAACAATCATATTCTCTACACTCTCTACTACTAGGAAAAGAAAGACAATATGCATCCATATGAGCACCTGAATAAGGAATACTAGGTTCGACAACAGGAAATGACTCTGCAAGCAAACGCTTACACAGTTCTTGTTGAGCAGAAAGTGCAATAGAGGTCATTCCCATTACAGTTTCGTCACTAATTTGTTGAGCCCATTGACGAAGAAGAGCATTATCTTGTACTACACAAGTATTACACCACTCGTTATATTCTTCGTGAATTTGAATAAGTTGCTCCGTGGTTGGAGTCTCGCCATTATTTAGCATAGAAATTTGGTTTCTCTTCTTAGACTCTTTTATTATACTGTATATGTTTGGGACATACATCAGTAATATTGCGGTTATATTAATGCCGGATGAGAGATTTTATCGTTTTCTATTTCTAAAGTTATCTGTTGTATAGTGACAATTTGGGCATAGTAACTGTAGATTTTCTCTAACATTATTTCTGTTGTTCCCGTCTATATGGTGTAACTCTAATCCAATTTTTTGACTAAGCCATTTTGATAATCCACAGTGTTCACACTTATGTTTTCTTTCTTTTATTAGTCTTGCTTTTATAGAAGAGGGTTTTAGTAAATCATCAAATTTCTTAAACTCTTTTCCTGCATTATGAGCTTGATGTACCATGTGACTCGTATCCAATTGAAACTTATCTATGTTCCTTTGTAAATTGGAAAAATTACCGCCTGCTGTTACAAGACCCATTTTTCTTAAACATTCTGCATAAGTATCAGAACTTGAAACAATAGGCTCAAGTTGTTCTTTAGTCCATCTTGTGTATTTCTTGGAAGACATGGTGATAAATGATAACGTCTATACCATAAGTAACCGGTAATATAGTCTTATATATGTTATAAGTTTGGTTTATGCCAGTAACAGGAGTCGAACCTGCACTTGACCGTGCTTAAAACGGTTGCCTCTTCCAATTGGGCTATACTGGCAGATGTCTGTATCTCATTGGCTAGAGCAGACAGACGGCTGAGGTTTATATATCGGCATCCAGTCCGCTCAATAAGAACTAAACCTAGAGGCTATGCCATCGTTGGTTATCGTGGTTCATACGTTTAATGCTTACCCGATTAAATTAGGCACGAGAGAGATTATTCATACATCGTGTTAACTCTTTGAACGATTCAAAGTCACCCTCCGATATTTTGACCTCGGGAACGGGAAACCGGAAAAGTCACCGGATATAATCTGATTGTTCCTTTCACAGATCATATTTAGCCTCCGATTGGTTGAGGCACCCCTTAGAACAGGTATGGAACAAACCTATTCAAAGCTTAGGAGATTAAAGGAACTGTAACGTACCAGTAATCAGGAAACCATGTTTTAGGTCTACGTTGACCCTCGAATTGAGATTCAACCAATTCATCTACACGAGTTTTACACTTTTCTTCATCTGTATAAGACTCAAATGGTGCTGAGCCTTCAGAATAGCTCTTTTTCATTATGATATAGATCATCAATTCCTTTAATTAGTTGAAGAGCCTCCACTCGGAACCGAACCGAGATCTTGGCTTTACAAGAGCCGTATTCTTCCAGTTAAACTATAGAGGCAAAAATTAAGCAGCTAAAACGGCTTCTTTTAATTGGTCAGGTGTAATTGTTACGGTATCAAATACGGCAATTAAACCGGATTCTGTTGTTTTAATGGTAACATCTTGAGAATGTTCTGATCCAGCTTCAAAAACCCCTTGAATCTCTGTGCTGGTGCCGTCAAGAAGATCTACTATGTCTAGTGGACCTGCTGTAATAGAACCAGCATATGTAGCAAAAGGTAAAGAAATCATGTTTTTAACTTTTTCGATAGTGTTTTCATTCTCTTTTTGTACTGACGTAACTTTGCAGATCCGCCACGACCTTTACGATTACGTCCTTTCTTACGAGGAGATTCATGGCTTTTTAATCGGTTCATTGACTTGCCCTCGTTCGATTACTTATATTATAACCAAACTCAAACAAACCTCAATCAGTGAAATTACTTAATAATGATTTTACAGTGGAGGTTATATGACTTGCCAATTGTTGAGGGTTTCTAGTACCTGATGAACGAGATAGATCAAGATTAGAGTAAGCACCTTCTAAAGCTTTACCCAAAAGATAACGCTCTAAATATTGTCTTCGTGTCTCTGTTACTTGAATTAGATTAGTAGTTTCGGGTTGATTGGTTGGCATAGTATGTCTCTATCATTTCAATGAAAAAATCACTTAATTGTTGCTCTGGTAAAGGCTTAGGAAATACATCAAAATCTAATTCATCCAGAATATTCATCATTCTTGAACATTCCTCTTGAACATAATCTAATCTAATTTGACCTGCTTTGATTTTTCTAAGAAGTAACTCTTGTTTATACGAAAAACCATTAATGTTAATAACTAGATCACGCTTTAAGTAAATGTAGTGCAATTGGTAAAGTAATCGAAGACAATGCATAGCATGTTTAACAGGATAACCGGCATTCTCATCAGCTACTTTACGAATTGACGTTTTCACAGGAGAAGGTAAGTCAATTTCAGAACATAGGTTTTGAGTCTTATTGCTTAATCGCTTTAATTGTGCATAAGCATAACCTTTATATGTTTTTATAACATTTCTGTTCAAAAACATAAACCTATTATCAATGAGTTTTTGACCTGTAGGTGTAATGATCTTGTGGTTAGGATTAAAAATAACTTCAAGAATATTTGGATTAGCTTTGTTCGCTAATTTCAAATATTTTTTCAAATCCCAAACAACAGTATCTTCAGATAGAAATTTAAGTTTTCCATCTTCCTCTAACCAACCACTATCTTTCTGTTCAAAACCTTCATAACGAACATAATCAGAAAAATATGGACGGATCATAATTCCACGCCAATCATAATCGCTGGAATCGGTCTCCATGCCATATGAACGACTACCCGCCAAAGCCATCAGAATGATGTTATTTTCAATGGTTTTTCTGTTATACATATTTTATCTGCTTTTCCTGTCTACCATTTCTACTACATTAACAGTTCCTGTGCAAAATGTCAAGAGAAAAAGCCCAAATCTAATGGAACCACCACTTTTATCAATATTAGGATCAAGGTGAGGTAAGAATATGAAACTAATTAGAGATAATACACAAATCAAGTTGTTAAACCAAATCAGCATTACCACATTACCTCGATTACATAGCTGCCAGGATGAAGCATTTGAAGATTAACCAAATCTTGAATCAATGTGGAAAAATCCCATTGTCCAATATCCATTCTAACTCTCTCACCTGAAGAAGGTTTAACAAGAATCAGATCATTGTTGATCGTGTTTAATGTTTCTGTTCTTTCTTCGGGCTTAATCTGATAGTTGACGTTATTGATGTAATAGGAAGTATCATTTGATACAGCATCCAATTCAACAGGTACATCATAAACCTGTTCTGCAAGGTTAAACAGTTCCCTGTAGGAGATAATGTAAACCAATTCACGTTTCAAGTTGTTTTTCATATCAGATATCCATGTAGTCCCAACAGTCGGGAGAATGATTGTTCAAAAAGTGTTCAAAAGCTTCAACAGAAGATGCGTAGATCTCTTGTTCAAAATCTCCCATTACAAAACCAAAGTCTTCGTGAAAAGCTGCGAATTGGTTTACCCATTCGTAATAATCTTCAACAACTTCACCTTCAATATACCATCCAGAATCATTATGATCTAAATAACAAGGTGAAACTGTTGTTGCTCCACCATAAATATTAATCAGTTCGTCATACCCTTGTAAGTCTATTTCAATGAGATTCTTTTGTCGATACATTTTCTGTTTTCTCTTTAGTAAACCGATCTGGTAGGAATCGAACCCACGTATCCAGGGGTAGAAACCCTGAGCTAATCCCCTCAGCTACAGACCGTAATTTTTATAGCCGATTTTATCAATGTGTGTATCAAGAATACGGCAAAGCCCTGATATTTGAAAAGGAGACAGTATTGCAACATGTCTTATGTAATTTGGCTGAAGAATATGTTTATTCGCCTGTTCAAGTATATCTTGTTCAAACTGTTTCGCATTTTTCAACCAATTACACATGATTTCATCAACTTTTTCTTCTCTTTCACCAAGAAAGAATCTAGCTAATGTCAGTATTTGTCTTCGGTTTAGCTCTAAACTTATCTGCATCTTTCTTTGAGATTTTAACTGTTTCTCTATTTACCAAAGAGATTACCCATTGATCAGCATTAGGGATCTCTGTAATAGTCGTCACATTATCAAAATTGATAAGAGTAGTAATTAGTTTACCACCACCGTGAATTTGTTGAACTTCGATCATGATTCAGAAATTTGTTTTTCAAGTTGTACAACTCTATCTTCTAAACTCTGAATTTTGTTCGCTTGTCTAATGTTGACATCACAAATTGTACTAAAACTACTTAACAAAAGTCTTACATCTCGTATGTTAGAATTTAGCTTATTAGTTACGTCCGTCATCCATTGATACATAATATCACAAATTCTATTGTTATCCTGATATTGGCTCGCCTTGTAGGATTTGAACCCACATCGCACGGTTTTGGAGACCGGCATGTTACCATTACACCAAAGACGATTAAGAATGTTGGTGATGAGAACAGGATTTGAACCTGTGACCTCTGGCTTATGAGACCAGCGAACTACCAGACTGTTCTATCTCATCATAAAAGAGAATACATTTTAACAATTGGTAGCGAGAGGCAGGAGTCGAACCTGCAATCTCCAGCTTATGAGACTGGCATGGTATATCCGTTCCACTACTCCGCTATGTGATGTATTCTCTTTATGCTCTTATTATAACCTCAATCTTATGAGCTTACTACCGTATATTTACAGATATTCGTCTTTAATTAGAAAATAAGATAACTTATTTGCTCGACCAACAAAGATTAAACGGCTGTCTTCCTTGACAATTTGATCATGGACACCACCACGAACCACAATAGAACCACCACAACGGCAAACAGAATTATATCCTAGTTGAATGTTTTCCCAGATACATCCCTTATTGTCAATGAGTTTGTCTAGTGCTGTTTGTGTTTTATTCTTTTTCATTATCTACATACCTTTGTTTGTAATTGTTTTCTTGAGAACAAGTATATTTTCTGTGACAATTAGAACAGAGTATTTCACATTTAGATATCTCTCTAAGAATCATATCTATAGGTTGTTTACCCATCATATGAGAAACATTCTCTTTCTTATTTCCTAAATGGTTGAACTCTAAACAGCGAACATCAGATTCACCACAATGAGCACACGGATTATTTGCCAAATGATCAAGAATAACTTGTCTATGAAAATTCTTGGTATTTCTGTCATACCTAATCATCGAATTATCACAAGAGCTAAAGCAAACAAGAGAAACCAATCAAACTTAGTCCATCCTCCTGCTAAACCACGGCAAACCCATTGATAGGCACCATTGACCACTTCCATATTCATCACTGTAAACTACAGTAGTAAATAACCTAACTTCTTTGCTTTGAATTGGAAAGTAAGTTTAAGTTATGACCTTTTTCACTAAATAGTATCTTAGAAAGATCTGTGAAGTAAGAAAGAGCATCCATAGTTCTAATTACATCATATTGTAAACACTTGTTAAGCTCTTTGACAATATAATTACGGTAACGAGGGTGATTTAGATAATCTAAGACATTATCATCAAACAGTGAAAGAGTTAATTCACGATCTGCACTTAAATCACATTGAACAATAAATCTTAATGCTCTCATGATTCTACGTGGGTCTTCAATTAGTCGTTCTGTAGCATTACCAATACATCTTAATCTTCGATACTTACAATCAGCTAAACCGCCAAAGTAATCTACAACAACTTGATCAAGAATATTGCGAGCAATAGCGTTAATAGTGAAGTCTCGACGTTCTAAATCTTGAAATAGTGACCCGGGTTCAGAGTAAACTAGAGTGCCATTGATATATTTTTCACCAGTTCGACAAAGAACAAAGTCATCCACTTGACCATCAATAGGATTCTTACATTTTAATGTATGACGTTCAGGAATTTCATGTTTAATCTCATACCCTAGTGCATTCAACGTATATCTCATCACGTCAAAACTAGATGCCACAACACAATGATCCCTGTCACCAGATCTTTCTCCTTTAATATGTAAATCTCGAAGTGAACCACCTACTTCATAAATTTCGATGCTTTCCATATTTAAGTCTTTAACCAATTCAATAATTCTATTATAGCACGGAAGAAGGAGGAATTGAACCCCAACCTAAAGATCGATCTGTTTAGCAAACAGCCCTTGAAACCATTCAAGATCATCTTCCAATAGTTTAATTTATTGAAAAACAGTGAACAAACTATATCATAACTGGTTCAACAAACAGACACCTAAGACAAAAACAGAACCTGTTAGGACAATTAGTGTTGCAATCTCAAAAAAGTATTTCATGTTCTTATGTAAATAGAACGGAAGATAAAAGAATCGAACTCTTAGGGTTTCACTCCTAGCCACGGGTTCAAACCGTGTTTACCGCCTTGGTGCTATCTTCCAAATGTATTCTGTTTTTGTTCTTGTATGTTGGAGTTTGAGAATGACAATTAGGACAGATTACTCGTAAGTTCTCTAGTCTGTTGTCGTTTCTTACTCCATTGATGTGATCTAACTCTAGAGAGATAGGTTGCTCATTCCAAACAGAAAGATTGCAAATTTCACACTGATGTTGTTTTATCCCTTCTCTAATGAGTTTCAATCTAAGCTTATGTGTTGAGATAAAATCACCGTTCAACTCTAGATATTCTTTTGCAGGTCTGTATTTACTTGTTCTTCTTGGTTTACTCTTGTACCAATCAGATTCTATCTCGTAACTTTTCTCTATTTTAGCACAAGCTCTGAAGTATTGACCATTCATTCTTTTAATCTCTATTCCTAGAAAGCTTTCAAGAAATTTTTGTTTGGTTGAACAGTTGTTCATTAATACCAAAACTTGTCCTTTAGTCCACTCTCTAATAGATTGATTTACTAAATCAGATAGTCTCATTGTTATATTTATGTGCTACAAAGGTAAGTAACCGATTAGTTAACCTGTTTGACACCTTGCCGCTATCTTCCAAATTTATCAACAATATCCTCTTTCATGTCAACAAAAGTCAGCCAAATATAGCTAAGACTTTTAACAACAGGTTTGAAAGTCTCTCCATCGTGGTTCACATTAGCAGAAGTGTAATAATCAAGACAATCCCAAAAATATCTAGGATCGGGATCTGCATCCATTTTGTTTAATGGGTATCGAGCTTGATTGTACCAATCTTCAAAACAGATTGCCCAGCTTTCAGCTAATTGTTGTACTTTAGTCATCGAAAATCCACCATAAAAGAGCAATATCTAAAAACGCATCGAGAACATCAATAACCCAACTATTATTTCCAGAAGAGTTTTCTTTTCGAGAATTGGCGATCGCCTTATTCCGATTATCAACCTCTTGTTGTGTTTCTCCCGGCCATCTGTCGTTAGTCATTGTATACCCACTTGTCAATATTTAACCAATAAGTCCAACTCTCTGATCTGCCTGCATAGGAAACTGTTGCTGTAGATCTTCCGTTTGAATCCATTCCGGGAACAACACTTTTATCAGCCGTGTATTGTTCCCACTCTTGTAAAGTCTTATCCATTATACTATTGCATACTCCTTTGTTGTTGTGTCTATATCTTCAACAGAGAATGTTTCTTTAACCCACTCTTCAAGTCTTTCTGCAATTGCAGCTACGTCTTTTGTCGTTTCTGCCCAAACTTCAATAACGAAGTTTTTTGCTTCTGTTGCTTGAGTAGTAACAAAGGCATCCCAATCATCAGACAAATCGTATCCTTCAAGATCAAGCTTTCGATTAGCTAGACGTTCCAGATAATCAAGATTAACAGAATCCTCTAGTGTAACAGTTGCTTTGACTTCAACAGATTGCATATCTTTATTCCTTGACTCTATACCGAGTATACTTTAATAAGAGTGTAATAGGTTCAGTGATATTGCTGAAATCCGGTTTGTTGGGTAACAAGGATAACCGGAAAATTCCCCGGCTCATCTAGGCAGCAACTAGGCTACGCTTACGAGCGAAAGGCACAATGTTATTAGCAGTTGTGTTTAGTCGATTGATCAACAGTTAAGTCTCATCTTCTACCAGTCGAAACCAAGTAATACCCCGTGAGAGAAGAGATTTATTTATTCCAGGGAGTATGACCGTTCTGAAATCTTTTACCATGAGGAACAGAAATTCTGCCCTTTTGATAAGCGTCTTTCATATTGTCTGAATTAGTCCCTAGAAAGAGATGTTCAGGATTGACACATTTAGGATTGTCGCAATGATGGCATACCATTAAAGATTCGTCAAATTCGCCATTGGCTAGCCTGTAAGCTACTCTATGAGCGGATTGGACTTTTCCGTTTACTTTGAAGGCACCATAAGATCCCCTGAAAGATGCTTGCCATTCGTGACAGCCTGTTGATGTTTCTTGAACTTTGTCGTAAAATCTCTTCATAGTGTATGGAGTATAGGGGAGTCGAACCCCTGTCCTGTTAGTTAAGTATTCAACCTCTCAACCTATGACTATAATAACCAACCAATTCATAAGATGTATCCGTATAATCAACCAATTGACTTCTTGCCACCTATTCAAATATCATCATGGTTACATAGTTTATTTAATGAAAAAAGTGATAAATAAAAGTATAAGTGTATGATGATATTTAATGAGAAAAACCGCCTGAAAAGGTTCAAGCGGCTTCTTAAAGCGGATATTCATATTAATGGGCCTTGAGCTTACTGGATAGGCGTTTTTGACGCTTACGGTACTGTCTAGCCTTAGCAGAACCGCCCTTACCTTTACGATTTCGACCTGTCTTGCGTGGGCTTTCATGAGACTTTAGACGCATGAGAATCACCTTTAGATTGAATTGGAGTCTCTGACAGGATTTGAACCTGTGTCTGAAGATTTGCAGTCTTCCGCATGAACCGGACTCTACCACAGAGACGTATTTACATACTATCTACTCATCCATAAAATACCAATCAGTGAAATTACTGCTTTTACATCTATAAGAAATAGTTGGTCTATTAATGCCTGTTTGTCTTTCTGCTTCTCCACAACTGAAAAATATTCCAAAGGGTGTTGATATTCTTTTACAATCAGGCTGAGACTTTGCGTTTTTCTTTTTCGTTTTATTAGTATGCTTCTTGCCAAACCAAAAACCTTTCTCTCCTTTTTGTCTGTTGGAGTTTGCCGCTCTTTGTTCATCATTGAGCTTATTTCCTGGTTTACCTAACTTGGCTTTTCGGAGTTTGTTTCTTGTTTCTGGTGAAGGATTTAGACTACCCTCACCTCCATCTGTCATATTTGTTAGACAGCCACCATTTGAGAATCTTCCAAATAAAGCAATTGTTTCTTGTTCTTTGGCGTAGGCTTGTTCTGTTGTTAATCCTTCGTATAAGATAATGATTTCAAACGTTCCTTCTCTTTCTGCCTTAGCTCGTTTACGTCTGCAATATTGATTCCTGCCATGCTTACTATATGCACGGTTTATATCTCCCATTCCAATATAGAATGGATCTCCATTATGCTTCCAACAGTAAACAACTTTATCCATAACTCTCCTGAAAAGATAGAGAGTTTGACGACCTTACTCTCTGAACGGTTTTGTTTTGGGTTCAATCTTCCCTCATGCTCTAATAATAACCAGTACGTTTCTATGCTGCCTCAGTATTTTTACTCAAATAGTCTACACCATCAAATACGAACTTGTTCAAATAGAAATCATCACAACTAGGATCTCTTCTGGTAATTAGCCATTCCAGCTCAAACATACCATCTTTAGAATAGGTGGTAAAACTATAAACAGAAGAGAAAAATCGAACATCTTTCTTGTTGTGGATATCGGTCTGTTCAAACAACCTCATTTTTACATGTTGTAAATCATACCATGTAAAAACTTTTTTGTTCTTAAACTCTTTATCGTAGAATTCTTGAATCAGTGCTGACATGTTCTCTTCCATTTTGTTCCTTTAGGTTTCCAGTTTTCTGTTATGCCGTCAATAGAGAAAGAGATAAACCGACGTTGTTTAATCGGATTTGATCCCTTTCTCATTCTAGCGGCCAATTGTTGACGTGTCAATATCATTTGTCTAATCGGAATCCAACACAAACAGGAAATCGTGGTAAGCCGTCTTCTGTTTCTTCAAAGTATCGAATTTCAGCAGTTTGACCAATATAGTCTTGCTTATTGAGAAGCATTTGTTCTCTTTCGCTGTGAGATACCTTTGGAGTCGCCTTAAAGCGTCCCATTTCATTCTCACACCATAACATACCATGAGTCGGTCTAGCGTCTTGAGGAACAACATCAAAGACTGTAGCAGTAACATCTTGAAAGTCCTTGAACTTCAAGAGGTTAGCAGATCTACCATCTATCTTGTAACCATCTTCCCCCCAACGAATCATAGTCCCTTCAAAACCAAATTCAACATGTGTTTTATGTTTATCAACTATTTGATCATAATCATAAACAGTATCACAAGGAGTCAATAAAATTGAATCGGTTTTTAATCGTCTAACGGTATCACGCAATAGGTCATAACGTTGTTCAAAACTCATTGACTCGTCTACAATATCATAAACATGATAGCAAACTTTTTCACTTTCACCTTCACGATATTTTTTAATCCATTTCATATTCTGTTGAAATGTCTCGCCATGAGCATAAAGTTCACCATCAAGAATTAGACCCATATCCTTCAGTTGTAGTAGAATATGACCCATTGTATCAATTTGTTTGCCTTTTCGTGAAATCAGTTTCCCATTCACAAATAATGCTCTCATGCCATCAAGTTTTGGCTGAGTGAAACAAGGATATGTAACTTTCTTAGAATGTTTATCATAGGATTTAGCCAACATAGGGAGAACAATGCGTTCTAACATTGCCTCATTGATTGTAGGCTTATATCCTTCGTCTAATTTCTTATTTACCCTTGATTTTGCCTCTAACTTAGCTTGTTGTTCTGGTGTAGTCTCGTTAGATTTACCAACATTTTTGGGTGTACAAACTTTGTTATTGCGAGCTTGTTTTCCTTCTACAAGACCATAGTCTTCTATGATCTCAGCACCATCTGTGCGAATAGTCCAGATACGTAATTTACCTTTACTATCTTTCTTGAATAAAGTAGTCATTCTTTCGTCCATCCTAGTCCTAACAACAGAGCATGAGTCAAAGGTATTGGCCATAAGATTAAACAGAAGACAAGTATACCAAGTTTACCTGGTATTTCAAGTCTTCTATTCAAATACAAATGAGGTAAGCTAATTAGCAAACCCATTGTTAACCATTCTTGCATTTATCGGTTTCTCTTTTTCCATGCATCACCACCGAAATAAGCACCAATTGCAAGTAGACCAATCAAAAGAGATGGTTCAGGAATTTTTGAGGTGTCTTGATATGCTGTATCATACCAACTTTGTGTTTTGTAATTGAAATAGGTCAAAGCTTGAGTATGTTTATCATAATCGGTAGAGAGACCGGATACACCATGAAACCAAATCCCAATCTGATCATCAAAATTCAAACCTTGCCAATCTAGACCAAGATCAAGATTATTAATTTCAGTTGCATCAAAGTCAAAAGAGAAAGTAACTGAATCGGCTGTTTCAAAAGTATTTAGACTGGTTGCTCCCAGAAAATTACCAGGAGAACGGTAGCTATCACTTTTATTAGCACCATTATACTCAAAAACTGAAACTGTGTCATTTGTCGAATCCAGATAGAAAATAGGAAGTTCACCCGCTTGTCCTTTAGGGTTTGAACCACCATTAACCACCAACCAAGCACCATCAGGAAGAATACCTTCTACATTTTGTTCAAAGGTAGATTCCCACGTAAATAGATCGGCAGATGTTTGATAACTGGTTAATACTTGAGAAGTCTTACCTGCTCCAGTTGAACCGGGCAAATCTGTCCCTGAAAAAGAATAGATAGCTGAGAAGCTAGGTTCAGGAAAAACAAGACTGGCAACAAGGCTTAGTCCAAGGCTAAGCCCTAATTTTCGTACACTCATATTTTTTACTCATTACTATTACAAGTCTAACAAATGATTCTAAGAATGTCAACCCGTTTGTTCAGGAATAATTAATAGTCTATTTGTTGTATCATCGTCAATAACCGCGAAGTATGGATAAGATCTCGCTTCAAAAGCTTGATCCTCTGTCCATTCTTTCTTTTTAACAAGGGTAGTAACTCGTTTCTTCGCAGAACGTCCAATTAACATTTTTACCAGACAATCAGCAATATCACCACGACCTTTCAAACCAATTGCACCAACACGATTTGACTGTGTAGCCAAAATAATCTTGATACCAACTTTACGAGCTTCTACCAATAGTTTCACCCAAGATTTACGAACATCTAATTCATAATCTTTGTCAAACTCTTTGAAACTTTCAAACAAAGTAACTGCTTCATCAATAATCACTGTTTCTTTAGAGAATTGATCAGCATAATCTTCCCAAGGTTGGAGAGTATACCGTTTTTTCATTTCAGTGGCTAATTGATCAATGAATCGGTAGATCTCAAGATCGTTTGTGATTCTGTGATAATCGGCAAACTCATTAGAAGACATTAAGTGAGGTGTCAAGACTGTTACGTTATGACCTTTAGATGCAGCTACTTTAGCGAGCCAATTCAAAGTTGTTGTCTTACCACTACCCGATGGAGCAACCAACATAATATGTGGAAATTCAGCTCGGGTAAACATTTCTTCAACATCAAAATACATATCTTCAGGTTTTGGTAACCCGTTGATACTCATTGTTGCCGCTAAGCCATTGCTAGTTTTAGCACCAGCCGATAAGAGATAAGCATTATGTGGATTCTCGTTGATAACAGGTTTTGCCGTATATGCGGAGTAGAGATTTTGTCTACGTGCTTGTCTAGCTGATGATTCGTAATCGTTAGATAGGATACGTGAATCTTGAGATTGAGATTGAGCTAATTGTCCTGCTACTGCAATCAACGCAGATGTTAACAACCATTGTACTTTGGCTTTACGAGTATCCGCTATAAACAATCCAGGAATCAATAAAAACATGAGAGTTAAATTCAAAATCCATAAGAGTGATTTCGATTTTGCTCTAGTTCTTAATGTATATCCATACTCTGTCATTCCTTCAAACATATTCTTTACCAGATTATTAAACTAATTATTCCTAAGATGATTGTGAAAATTCTATAATAGATAGACAGTGTATACCATTTGTTTTTCATTGATGCAACATATCTAAATATCATGGAAAGAGAAAGTATGATTGCACCAGCAACAAATATTGCAAAAGCAGGAGCATAAGCAGCCGCTAACAGTAATATTCCATGTGAGACTAAAGACGATACAATTATCCCTGTTGCCATGTCAAGAATAAAAGCGGAAGGTCTAGCAGGCATGGATAGAACAGAAAGCCAATCGGTTGAAAATACATCAGGTGTATAATCTGCCCCATCAATTTGTACTGACCTTACACCACCAATTCCACCATCAACCATTACTTCTGTTGATTTGAAATCTTGTTTAGGCATCTATTTTACCTCTATAATATTCATAAGAAATATCATGTATACTAATTGGTTTATGATTCCATAGATCAAGTATATGTTTAATGGTTTTTTCTTTTAACATATACTCTTCTATTGAAGAATCGAGTGAACTTATTACACCATATTCAATTGGCATATTATCAAATAGTTCAAGTGGTAATAGTTCAAGTTCTTTTTTGATACGAAGAACGCATACTTCAGAGAAATCTAGATAACGTTCAAATTGAGCAGTGTTTTCACATTCAACAATTTGTTGAATCATACTTACTAGAATTGTTGCCTCTAGAATGGCTTGACCCGGAGCATTTAATAGGGTAGTCTTTTTGTAATTACCATGAATTTTATTCAATAGGTCAGAATCTTTCAATAGGTCAAGACTTTCACCAGTTGCACCATTTTCAATAAGATATCTTGAGACATAATATTGAGGACGTTTACCATCAAAACGATTAACAAATTGAACAAATGTTTCTCTATGAGGATTAGCCAAAAAACAAAATGCTTTTATTGAACCTAATGTGATATGCATTTATTGACCTCGTGATTCGTTTACGCCTGCACGATATCCGTTAAACTCTGCTCGTTGCACATCAAGCTGTCTTTGATAATATTCAACTTCTGTCATGAATTCTTCTTCATTTCTTTCTGGTTCCCCTAAAGAAAAACCAAGCACAAGAGCAATAACAAGGGCTCCAGCACCTAAAATTACAACAGCAGGATTTCCTTGATTCTGTCTAGTGAGGGCTTCACGATCCTCTCTTGTTCTTGGTTGTCCTACTTGACTAGATTGTGTATCCGTGATTGTGTTCATTGTTTTATATTTGTTTGTCTTTCAAATATAAATAACCGAAAAAGTGGTACAAACCTATTAGATCTGTACCACTTTATATTTCTTAATGAGAAATTTATATTTAGAGTGACATAAACTCCACAGGTTCTGCATCTTCAGCGAACAACCAATCAACAAGATTATCAAAACTCAATAGATGAACATAACTAGCTGCTTCAGGAAGGACTTCTAAAAGCATAGACTCAACGTAATAACGAGCACTCATAATCAACCTTTTGAATTCGTATCTCTATTATAAACGCTGAGACGAACTAATCACCTCAGCGTTTATACTTAATTAGTATGAGAACTCTTTATCTATGCCGGAATAAGGGATCGCTCTATCTTTTAAGTCAAGATGCACAAAACCTCTTCCACCTGTAGCAGCTCTACCAATTCTGCCTGGCCAATGAATTCTACAAAATTCTTCAAACCTGTAAATATCATCCGTAACACAGTCAAGAGCTAAACCTGTTCTATGTTGTGAGCGAGTAGCACCCTTGATAGCCCGATTAACTGCTTTAGGGCGAAGACCAGATGTAATGATAATTGGCTTGCCCCAAAGCAAACGAATTTTTTCAAACTCTTCAGCAACAAGAATCATGTTTTGAACTTGTTGAGAAGGTGTATATCTGAAATCAACAGACTCTTCAGTATGTAATGGAAGTCTTTCACCATTTTTGGTCATTTCTGCCCAAGTCAAATTTCCATTAGGGATGATAGGATCATTCAAATGAACTTCACCAATTCCCGACAATTTGATCTTAGGGCCTTTGTCCTCAATAATTTCTATTTCAATTAGAGGAGCATCATGAACAATTTGACCTTGATTGTTATAGATGATAGAATCAGGAGCATAAACATATTTAACTCTTTCCCCATCAACTAGAACAACTTTCAAATGGTCACCATCAACAGGTTCCCATGAAAGTAAATCAAAGGTATAGCTATCATCAACAGATTGAGAATCATCACCCGGAGTCGAGTGTTCTGTTGAACTCTTTAGAAAGGACTTTTTATTAAATTGTAATGTATATACATCACGGTAAATGTTTAGCTGATTATTACCAGCAGCACGAACAATATCATTTTGAACAGGTGTGTTCTCAATGTCTGATTGCTCAACAGAAGACGTTAGATCACCTCCTTGTAAGGTTGTTGAATATGCTCTCGAAGCGTTAACCATTTCATCGACTTTTTGAACTTGATCAAATAAGAGATCAAATTTAGTCGGTAAGTTTCTTCCTGGTAACCAAGTTGGTGTTCCAATTGGTGTTTCAGGATGGTCTTCATCAATTCGGAATCTGTTTAAGCCAATTCTACCTACAGCCCCAAACGCAACAAGAACAGGCATAGCCTCTTCAACTGTTGGTGGTTCTTTGGTTTCTATCCAATCTACTGCTACTGGCCATATTGCCCCAATTAGAGCGATAATCGCCATATTAAGTGTAGTGGATTTATAAAATGGCTTAACTGTTCTACTTAAAGTAGACATATCAAGCGTCTCCTATGTGTCTGCTACTTTTCTGAAATAACAAGTACTGAAAAATGTACCTGTTGCTAAAACGACCAACGGGATAGTTTCACCAATTGCATGACCTCTTGACTTAAAATATAAAGAGACTAACATTAATGCGTAGCTCGCTCCCGCTGAAAGGTATGTTCTATTTCCTTTAAGTTTCATGTTGAACCTGTCTAGCTATATTGTTAATAACCTTTTTGATGACTATTTAAGAATAGATTCTTGCGATTTAATATGATTCTTATTAAATCAATTGGAGAATATATGATTATGTTAAACACATAACGGAATGACCATTTGACTACTAACCATCGTGATAGTTTGTATTCACTATCATTTTTTGTGTGTATATATAATGGTTTGTATTTATCATTAAATAAACTAAGTAGTCTATAGAATAAGTGATTAGATGTGTCCACCACATGAATAAATGCAATTAGTGAGTCCCAATCCAAATCTTTTGTGAATCGGTGTTGACCAATTGTCTTTTGGAATACAAAAAATCTTGAACCAATACCCGAAAGATCTGAGTTGTTTTTGATTCCCTTTAATGAGGTTACCCAATTTCTATTATTTCCAATTGTGTTGTCATCTACTATTTTCTGTTGCCATCGAAGGAAATCTTTATAGTCTCTCGGCTCTGAAATATTATTAATTTTGTCTAAATAGGATAAATGACGAAATTCATCATAAACGAGATTTTCAAAGTATTTTAGGATTTTTGGATCATCAAGTTGTCTTGAACGAATCATGCAGCGAGTATAAAAGGCACAAGCTGCATATTCCAGTTTATTGAGAAAACCAGTTAATCTCATTAGTCCAATCCGCCACCATTGCCATTATCAAATGAATTATAGACATCTGTTGCATTTATTTCAGGTGAGAGATCGAAATCATCAGAGAACGTCCATAACCAAACATCAGTAGTGTTAAACCATTGTAGATATGGTGTGTCATACTGATTAGATCCTTTGTTATTGTAAAAGGGATCATTACTGTTGTCAAAGTTATAAGCGGTACAAGAAATCCACTTATATGTACTATCAATTGTCACATTAACTGTACCACCCGTAGCAGGAAGATCAGCTACCCATTCACGACCATTTTGTGTTGAGTCGCCGCTGTTTATGACATTTGCGTACAATTGTCCACCATTAGGAGGTTGTGACCATCGGTGAACCTCAATAATCTTGTTTGCATTCAAACCATTATTTGTGATGTCCGTGGGAGATGGTAGTTTCTGTGAGAATTCTGTTGCAACCTTAATATTTAATGAGTGTGTTCCTTCTTCTAGAATTCTAATGGCTTTACCACCAATTCTGTGTGATTGGTCACTACCATAGTCTTTTGTGTGATAGAAAGGGGCATGACATTGACACGTCATATATCCAGGTATGATAGCAGAACCACCACCTGAACCCGAACCAGATGCACCAACCTTAAAAGCACCTAGAGAATCTCCAGGAACGATATCATCACCTGAAGCTGTTCCTCCCAAGTCATAACGAAACCATAAATCTAGGGCACGAACATAATATAAACCGTTCTGGACTCTGGCAGGTTCAGAACTGGATGTCAACGCTTGAAGTGTAGCGACATCATCTACAGCAATGTCATTATGAAAGAAACCCATGATAGAATCGTCCTAAAGTTCTACCATAGATAACCGAAAAAGAAAAGACCTCACCAAAACTAATTGGCAAGGTCTAAAATCACGGAGTAGGAGCCGGAAAACTTAAAAAGTAGAAGGGTTAGGAAATGCGGGATTAAAGAGCTGATTAGCACTATTAAGCTGTCTTACTCTCCGTTGTACACTTCTTGGTAGATCACTAAAAGTCCTTACAGAAAAAGTAGAAAATCTGTCTTGTGCTTGTCTTGCGTTAGAATGTGCTTGTGCAGCCGCTAGTTGATCATCCCGATTGACAAAAGAAGTAGGAGCAAAAGCTAGATCCAGAAGATTAGCGTCATCAGCTACTCTTAGTACAAATAGTGTGTTAGGAAATTGCATTATCATTGCCTTTTGCTTCAGTACACTCATTATAACAATTTGTCAGGTGAAAAGCATGAGTAGTTTTACGCACAAGGAGCAGAAGCCACGAATCCATTTTGAGTAGTTAGCACATTGCCATTTGTATCAGACATTATACGTGAATAATCATCACACCCACCCGGATCAAATCTATGCCATCTACCAGGATTAGCAACTAAAATGTGATCTGGTTTAACGCGACTACTCCCATCATCAGGATCATTGGAATCACCGTGATAAACATAAATAGTGTAACTATCGAGAACAAGTAAGCTTTGTCCATCTTGAATTGTGTCTTCATTAACCGTTCTCAGTGAAACAATATCAGCAACAGGTAAACCAGCAGGCAAGCTTTTTTGAAGATCGCCCCAACTAATTCGTGCTGTTCTTTGGGTGCCTAGACCACCATCTACACCAATTGGTATATCAGTTGTTGCCACATCAAGTTTTGGTGGAGGTAAAACTGGCAAATTGCGAATTGGTACAGGAGCCATGATTCTAATTCTTATGAGGTTCTATTAATAACCTATTCAAAATCATCGCATTACAGTTTAACTATTTAATCAAAAAAGTAATAAACTATAGTTAGTTGTAAGTTCATTTGGTTTGTACAACCTCTTGTTGAGCATGTATGATTGCAGTACCAAGATTTCTAAAACTTTTTCGATACCATTTTTGCTTATGGCCCTGAACTACAACATCATAAAAAGGATACTTTTCATTAGGAAAATAGATTAATAAGTATACATCCTCTTTGTAGCATTGCAAGTTACCACAATCGGTTGTAGACCAATTAAAATCAATTGGGTCTGTCTTGGGTTTTCTCATGCGTAAAATAAGGCAAATTCTTGCCCTCTCATATATTTGTCATCCTTTGCAACTTGTATTTCCTTTTGTGTACAAGGCTCAGATAAAAGAAAATCACATTCATCAAAAGTATCTTGTCCTTGAAGTCTTTCGTACATTTGTAAATGTGTACGAGTGTAATCCTTAGCCTCTATTTGAACAGGGTAAGGCATAATATTGTAATAGGTAGACTCACAAGGTTGTACAACAGTTTGTTTCACCTGTTTGATATTAGGTTTTAACCATCCAAAATTCAAACTAGGGAAAGTTTTCACAATCCAGGTTTTCAAATAGTCGATATTATCAACAGGTTCATCATGATAAGTGTAATTGATTATATCTTTTACCTCTGTTCTAACCTGTTGACCTCGAACAAATTTAGCTGAGTAAGTATCTACGTATACGTTTCTATGCGGGTCAAATCTATGACTCACTTTTTGAAAACATAACTCCTCAACATTAAAATTGATGGTACGAAATTGCATAAGAAATCTTTCCTTTTTCTTTATTATAGCAAAAGATAGAAAGAAAACATACGGGGTATTAAATTAAACTGGCATAGTTGGGGTCGAACCAACAAGTTCTTCGTTAACAGCGAAGCGGAACTGCCTTTGTCCTATATGCCACTATAAGAGGTTACGATCCTCTTAAACGATTTTTAGCTTTCCAAATAGGCTTTTCTTAGGGCAAACATATAATATGCCTCATGAGCAGCACTTCCAACAGATTTGTGATTAGAGTTAATTGGAGAACCTTTTACTCTATATCCATGACGTGATCCCCAACCAGTTATCTCTCCAATTGGTTCACCCTCATAATAGACTATACGAGTACGAGGATCAGTCTTAACTTCTAAATGAATAGTATCTGTAACATTTTCATCTAGTTTAATAAGTAGTTCGTATTTATAGACTCGCATTTTTGTTCCTTAAGTATGTATCCCATTGAGACTTCAATTTATCATGTTCCTCTTTATTTAAGTTAAGAGGTTCAGAAAAAGTGCTTAAGACGGCTAAACCTCGATTATGTTCTAGATAAAATCCAATAAAGGATAAATGATCCAGATTAATAGAAGTTGTCATTCCTTCCGCAGTCTCTAACGTATAAAGCATGATTTCAAGTCTTTGTGTAAATTAAATGGTCTGGATGGTAGGACTTGAACCTACGACATCACCCTTCCAAAGAGCGAACTCTACCACTGAGCTACATCCAGATAAAAGCCAATTAGTCAGACTGGCGGTGTAATTCAATATCGAAAGCGAGGAATACCTCTTTATTTGTTGAATGACTTGTTCAACAATACCCTTAGAAGGACTCGAACCTTCACTGAACCGGGTCTAAGCCGGTTGCCTCTTCCAATTGGGCTATAAGGGCTTGTTTAGATTTGGAACCTAAAAGATTTTCTTTACCATATTTGACACTGATTGAAACCTTAGAAGGAATCAGCTCACAGTCTGACCAGTAAAGTGTTTTGCCTGATTTGGTTCTTGTTGTAAAAGACATGGGTCATCAGGGTACTGCCCCCTGTTTTACGAGTTAAAAGCTCGCTACATCACTATTAATGTTTATGACCCAAGAGATTTCGAGCCATATTGTTAATGGCTTTACAGTTGGTCTGTAGTGATGTGTTTAAGCTTGTTCATTATTTTAGCCATTTTCGTATTGAGTTATCAGAAACACTGTATTTTTTGCCTGTTCCTCTATATCCTAACATATTGACTTCATTTTGTAAAGTCTCTTTGTTGGGTCTTTCGGATCTTCTATTGGATAAACCTTGACATTTTGCAGAACAAAAAGTTTTATCTGTTTGTCTTCTTGATCCACGTTTGAACGTAGTCTCACATTGATCACAAGATAACAAAGGTACCATACAAGAGAAAGATCCATCAGGATTTTCATTAAGATAACTGTTGTCACACCTGTATTTGTGAAATCTTAAATGATCTTCTTTGCTAGAAAATACTATAAGATTATCAGGACTATTATTAACTTTATTTTCATCAATATGATGAACTTCTTCACAAGGCAAAAGAGATCTGTTTAACATCTGACTGGCTATTTCTCTGTGTTGAAACTCTCCTGTTTGTGAGTTGACCAGATAGCCGTTTCCATATATTTTATACATCTCTTTTGCCTTAACTTTTGAAAAATCCCCGTCTAGGGATCGAACCTAAAGATCTCTTGATTCAAAGTCAAGCGTGCTGCCATTACACCAACGGGGAATGTGGTGAGATTGGCTATAATACCAACCTCTAAAAGAGTGGTTGGCTTTGCTGTCGTGTTGAATCAGTGTAGATCATTGGTTTATCTCGTCATTAGTGTGAATAAGTAACCGATTTAGTACTAAAGTACTACGGAAGGTTGGGAATTAGGATTGGCTTGATTGCGAGCATGAGCATAGGTACCCATTGCAACAGGTTCACCCTCAAATTCAAAGGGAATATCACCAATAGTCAGGTTACATTCTGGTGTAAATAATACACAAAAACCGCCTTCATCGTGAACAGAAATAACATAACCTGTTCCACCTGCATTAGCAAGTTGTGCGTTTAGTCGTTGACGTTGTTCTAGTGTAAGCATGAATTTTCCTTTTTGTATTCTACTTTGACTCTTACATAGTAACTAACTATTCAGAGATGTACATTCGTAAATTTACCGAATTATCAAGGGTAAATTTAGAGATTCGTATAATCACATAAACTGTTGTGTCTGTATTGCGAAAGTTCTTGTCGTTATTTAAGTGTAGGAATATTGCTTAATTTACAAGTGAATAGTCACTCTACCGCAAAGATCAGGATCAGATTGTACACCCGAAAGCTTACCTTGTGATATCATTCTAGATGAAATTCTTTGAGAGATCTTTCCATATACAAACACGCTTTTTCTATCTGTTGATAAAATCAGGTAATTTCCTTTGGTTACTTGAAATGTTGGACAAGTCAAAAAAGTAAATTCAGAGTTCATCCATTCAGTCTCTGTCAAAGCTTTATTGATTTGTTTTTCAGTTAAAGTCATTAATTTTCTCTTTGTTGTCTCTATTATAACTACTTTATTATGTCGTGAGTTCAGTGAAATTACTGAACTATTTTTATGTCTTTGATTAAATAGTCTAAGACTGCATATTGTGCTACAGTTTTTCTATTTGAATCAGTAAAGACAATCTCATGATTTTCACCAATTAGAAAATAGTTTGTTCCTTTGTATTTTTCTTCTGATTCTAATGTACAAATAACTTGTTTATCATATATTACTTGTAAGGAATTATTGATCTTATACTCGATTTCTTGACCATTTGTTAGTTTTAACTTTGCCATTTTTGATTAAATATATAAACAGGGATAGTAGGAATCGAACCTACAACCTCCCGGTTCGTAGCCGGGTGCTCTATCCAATTGATGCTATATCCCTAAAAGTGTCAATTTGTAATAGGAATCGAACCTATGTCCACGGGTAAACGCCCGATGTATTATGCCAATTATAACGATACAAATTAAACAAAATCGTGATCAAAAGTCATAACGGAATTCTCATACGCCCGAAGCGAACCGATTAATATACTTTTGAAGAACAGAAGCTTATCGAACACAAGGTATTCCCTTATGTGCGGGCTTCTGATAGAACCGTGCTAACGATTCACCCAATTCAACAATTCAACAACGTTGCTAGCATTTGCAGTGAACTGGCACTATATGATAGGAGCTACCTATCAAAGCGATTAACAGGATTTGAACCTGCACTTGGAGGGTGGAAGCCTCTCGTGCTACCGTTGAACACTATAATCGCATATACAGCCGTTAGGCTGATGGGTGAGGAGGGATTTGAACCCCCAAGACCAGTTAAGGTCACAGATTTACAGTCTGCTGAATCCACCAATATTCAAGCTCACCCTTATTTTAACATCTTCCTTTGTAATACCCTGAAGGAATTTGTTGATCTCTTTTTAGTTTTTTGTTATCTGTACCATTTGTAATCCACATCGTCCCAAACTGAGAATTACGCTTTCCTTGAGCATGTTTTATCTTTTTGAATGTGTTCTTTCTTTTATCTATTGCCTCAGGTGTTTTGCTTGCTTGAATCATCTTTCCAGATTTTTCACCATAGTGTTCTATAGCATGTTCTTTGGCAGAAAGTATTTCAAGATTAGAGATATCATTATTAGATTTATCTCCGTCAATGTGATGAACAATCTCGTCAGATTTTAGAGGTCTTCCAAGATGTTCTGACATTACTAATCTGTGTACTTCAATAGACCCACAAGAAAATGAGTTAGGATGATCTGGTAATCTTTTTCGTTTATAGGACATAGAGTTGCTTTGATTAGTATGTACAGACCTTAGCACTAGCCAATTGTGCGAGCACTCCCGTAAGTTGTTCTCATTAACTTATGTTTGTTTCCATTCACAAGTTAACTTGAACAATAAGTGCTGGTTACGCATTCAGCGTCTTTTACCCAAAGACCGAAGTAGGGAACTTTTATGTTGTTCTAAACACGCTAGGCTTTTAGCCATTAGGGAGTTATGAGCACCCCTTACCCGCTTTCAGGAAGGTGACAGACGGGAATTGCACCCGCAACAACTAGATTCACAGTCTAGCATCAGAAACTAATACCGAACTCTGCCAACATGATCACCCGTAAGGGTGGGAATGTCTATAAGGGCACATCTCCTTTTCCACTTGTATTTGTTGCTCTAACGTGGCAACTTAACCGGCTTTTCAGCGTCTTGTAAAATTTACAATCGGCACATTGCGAGAAAACGCTAGCGGTAAACCGATTGTAAACACATTGTTCGCATCTAACCGCGAACCAGGCGATCCTTAAGTGGATTATTAATCTCTGCCTCATGTTTTTGAGGAGACACTCTAACGAGTGATACCGGATCAAAGAATCGAACTTTAGACTTTCCGTGGTGGGGAACGTTTTACCACTATACTAATCCGGTTGGTGTGGGTTTTTACATTGCCCACCAATGAACATATTTGGTGATATGTCAGACCTTGCACAGTGCCCTGTATGCGGAGCGATCAAGACGCATCCCGCTTTCCTTGCTCAGCCAATACCCCTTGTAGATTATTGCTGTCACCGTTGTAAAACTCTCTAATGTTCAGGGAACACACAGATTTGATTTACAATTGGTCAAAAGGTTAAGCTACTAATTTCACATACCTTTTATAGCCTTTTTGTTTATCATGAACAGTATGTGAAAACACATATTAGTCTGACCACTCAAGGAGAAAGTGCTAAAACTCTCTAACTTATGACACTTTTGTGTCAATACAGGAGACGGGATTTGAACCCGCAATCAACTGGGTGAAAGCCAGCCCGCTTAAGCCATTTGCGTACTCCTGTGAATAGGGTGCCCACCTTCTAATGATGTTATCCCACGTTTCCTTATAGGCTGTATATCGCACTATAAAAAGCTTTAGTTTTTTGTCTGATGCTCTTATTATAGCAAGCTATTTATAAGATGTGTCCAGTATAATTGCTGAACTTCAATTTCTCTTTCGAGAACGAGTCTTACGGGAATCGAACCCGTGTTTCCTCTTAGACAGAGAGGTGTAATAGCCACTATACCAAAGACCCAAAGCAGGAGATAAAGGGAATCGAACCACATAAAGTTAATTTCAAGGGTCGCAATCCTTTACTTTTAACCAACTCACTATAATGTGAATTGCCGCTTTGCCAATCAGCGGTACTATCTCCGGTCATGAGCAAACACCAAAGGAGTCGAACCCTTGAGAATAAGAACTTGGCTGCGAAACCTTTGTCTTAAACACCTTCATTTGTGTCCCTCATGTATACAATATAACTAACTCCTAACCATATACAATCCGTGAAATTACTGAAGTTTTAGATTGATTTGACATCAAAATAATTTTGTCTCTCATTAAGGATTCCCCAAAGTCTGACGGCTTGATACATGCTCCAACATCTTAGAGGAGGATTACCTAATGCTTTCAAACTATTAAAGAATACTTTATCAATTTCATCTCTAGTAAATATATGTCTAAGATGATCAAGCATATAATCATGTAGACAAGCTGATTGAATATAATCAGTGTGAACCCTTGGTAAACCAATTGTGAAAGGAAATGGGATGTCAGCCCCATTAAAAATAAACCCTTCAGGAATTTTTACAACTAACTTACTATTCTTTTGTAAATACCATGAAAAAGTATTAGTTACTTTCCATTTTTTCGTTAAAATAATAGGTTGAAAACTGGTAGCATTGGTAAAACTAGACATTAGGCAACTCCTAGAGATTTATTAATCTGTGCTTGTAGAATTGGCATAACCAGTAAAGCAGCGGCACCACCTTTAAGAGGAATTCCACTGATTGCAGGTATAGTTTTTAATGCTTGAGCAGCACTATTACCAACAAGAAAACCTGTACCTTCACCAATTGCTTTTGCTTTTTGGTCATTGGCTCGGGCTCTTTCAAGAACTGCCTTAGCTTTTCCCCATTTTCCTTTAGCTTCAAATTCCTCTGTATTTTTCAAATCATCTAACGAGTCTTTAACTAAAATACTATGTTTAACTGCTGTAGAGGCTAATAGATCTCCAACAATGGCTCCAACAGGGCCAGCACCTGAACCGGCTAATCCACCTAAAGTACCTGCTGTATTAACAATAGCGTCTTCTGTCTTTCCTGTTACAAACTTTCCTGCTTTAGTATCTTTCGCTTTATTGATTAGATTAACTAACTTATTGAGTTTTTCATTAGAGGATTGTGGTAACTTATTACTACATTTAGGTTTACAACGAGTGACGCCACTCTCACCAGCACAAGGAATATTACCTTTTGTACAATTTTTCTGATCAGCCATTATTTATTATCCTCCTTTCGTAGAGTCTCAGTCAATTGTCTAAGTGTTTCTACACCAGCAGAACTTAAACCAGAAATACCTTCGATACCAACCAATTGTTCTGTCTCAGCTAGAAGACCTTGTGTTGAACCTAATGCTTCTTGAATGGCATCAGCTAAACTTTTGGTTTGTTCTGGTGTCTTAGGTTTCGGATTTTTCCTTGTCTCTTCTTCCTCATTAAGTTTATTTCGTCTACGTTCTAAATCTAGATCTCTTTTTTGTGATCCTAATTTTTGTTTTTCAAGTACTTGTAAAGGAGATAATTCCTTATCTTTGAGCCCTCGTGTTTTCTCGTCAAAGTCTAATTGTCTCTTTTTAAGATCAAATTCTCTATCTTCTATGGAGGGTTTTTCCTTTTCAGGTTCCTCTTTTTTCTTTTGTGCTTTCTTGGCAGCATTACCAAGTTTTTTCAATTTATCACCATTCTCAGGTGAGACCTTAGTATCTTTACCACCACATTCTTTAGTGGGAGGAATACATATGCTACCACAAAGTTTATTAGGTGGTTTACATTGCGGTGTAGCCATCTGTTTACCAATTACAACAATTAGTAATAACCAATGAGAAAGCTCGCTAGGCATAACCTAACGAGCTTAACTAGAACCTTTTAATTAGTTCTTAGGTAGCATCAGTAAGATTATACAGTTCAAATGGTCTATCTCGTCCAGGTAGGTTCTCTGCTCGGAATTCAATAGTAAGTTCAGTAACAGAACCATTTACAGTGATAGAAGGTGTTGAAATTCGTCCAATACGAGGAATATGGATTTTCATTAGACCTTCAGTAGTGTATGTTACACCCCAAAATTCTAATCGTCCATATTTCTCACCACCACCCAAACCAATTGTTTCAATACTTGCGTATGTTTTATCCAATTGATAGGTAAAGATGGCTCCTGCATTTGCAACATCTGTTTGAATCAGATTGTTTGCTGCATCAACTTCAAACTCGTCCGCAGTTGGGGCACCTGCTGTAGCAGCCACTTTAAGGAATTTACGATCTCCCCATGTACCACGACTATTACGATAGACAAGGACAGAACCAGCATTAGCCGCTGTGATATCTGCATCAACAATTTGACCAGCAGCATCAACCGTTGCTGATTTTAATTGAGGTAGAGTAATATTTGTTGCTGTTTGAGTTTGTTCATCGTAGGCATAACTGATTGTGTTAAAATCGATGAATTGTGTTACAGTTGAAAAAGTATAAGTTTCTTCTGAAATGGCAGATGCTACCGTAACAATCTTACCACCCTCAAGACATTTTGCCTCAAGGAAAGAAGTATCTGTGTTTAGTTCAAATGAACTAATACAGTTAGGAAACAACAGCTCTTCACCACGGGCAGAGCCGTTTGTTGAGAGTTCTGTTGTGGTAGTGAAAAGAGAACCGGCTCCAAAAAGCATGTTAGTTATCCTGTTAATAGGTCTATGTTATATAACCGAAAAACTTAACCGTGTATGATTGGTGTACTGAAATTCGCTCTCTTACCACCATCAATTAAATTAGTAGACATCAATAATTCATATGCCCACATACAATTATCTGTCAAATCTCTGAATGCAAAGTTAATTGGATGTAATGGCCCTAATCTTCTGCCATCTTGTTCTAATTCTAGTCCTGCTAAATCTTCTATCAGAATTTTATACTGATTGTGAATGCCTCTTGTCCCACGTAACGAAGCTGAGAATAGGTAAAAAGATAAATCAATGTTAGTTTCTTGAGCGATAGATTGACCCAAAGATAAAGATGCTGCATTTGACGGAGCAGTCCAAGCTTGATTAGCTAATGATATCACAACAGTATTTCTTGTAAAAGGTTTCCCTGATTTATTAAAATCTGCATCTGGAAAAGTATAAACTCTTGTGTTAGCCTCTGTCACTAATCTAGCTATTTGAACATCAATTTGATTGGCAAGCGTATCTAGATCAATGTACATGTTTATGTTTTCTATTGTTTTTACATTAAACAATAACCTTATTGTTAATTGTTAATTAGGTTAATAACTATATAATAGTAATAGGTATGTATAATGGATAAGAAGGAGGCATTAGATAAACTGTGGATTGCTCAAGTACAGGCAATATCACAAATTTGCCCAACAGAATTTACTAATTGTCGTACTGCTGCAAGAATGCTACGATATACAATGAAACTTGATGATATGGCTACTGAACAACTATCTACGGATGGTTCTAATAAAAATTGGTTAGCAATCAAAGTCTCAGCCAAATCACTTCTAGATGAATTAGTTGGAACCTTGCCATCCTTACTATTTAATATTGATCCTGAATTAGAGAAAATGGATAATGTGATTTCTCTTTCTGAAGCTATAATTGAGGCTACAACTCGTCTTGAATCTGAGATTCTATCTGAACAGGAAGATGAATTTGAGATAACTATCAATGCCGCTGAATTCGTAGGTCTTATCTAAAAGATACTGGATAGGGTTTTTTGATTATACCTGTTACAATATAGTTGTAGAAATAAAAACAATTATGTAATGATGTCCAACCAATTAACAAAAACACAAGAATCACTTTTGGAAAAAGGATATAATACTATTCCTTTGATCGCTCGTAAGTCAATCCGTGGTGACTCATCGGAATTGGAAGGATATCTTCTTGAAAAACTAATTCATATTATACAAAATAGACTTGATGGTACTAAACCCTATTTCATGCAATGGAAGTATATATCAAGAAGTCTAAATGGTCACGCTAAAAATTATTTTCGTGATGAATCTCGTTCCATCAAATTACCTAGACCGATTCATGATAGGTACCATGAGATATTGGCATATAGGAAAAAGTTTGCTCTATTGGAACCGACCAAAGAACAGATTTGTACTGCTTTAGGAATTGGGACACTTGAATATGAAGAGGCACTGAACGAATATAATTTTCAATTGATGCCCATTGATGCATTTAATGGGAATGTTGGAGATACGTCAATAGGTGAACGAACTCAAGAAGAGATTTCTCTCGTATCTTGTTTGTCAAAAGATGATAAAAAACACATTGAAAATAGACATTGGAAAAAAGTTTCAGCCGAAGGTATAGAAACTTTAGAATTACTTGGTCTTACCTTTGACTGAATCTAGTTTCTTATTAATTTCTGTTTCCAATTGTTTAACCTCTGTATTCTGGTCTAACGTCTGTCTTCTGACAATGTATTTAGTACCGAAATTATGAAAGCTAAAATATGATACAGAGTTAAATATTCTTAGTCTTGTACCTGATGATTTGAACCCGAAAGAATTATACAAATTACCTGATCGGAAAAGCGGTCTTCTTTCTGATTTAATCGGTGCAAAAGGTGTTCCTCTTACATCTTGAGATTTGTCAATTCTTCTTTTTGCATCACGAACTGATTGCAAGCCTCTCTTTTCCAATGTCTTTTTAAGACTGGAATCTTTTAATATAGTTTTATACTTGTTAAATAAATCATTGAAGAAACTAAGATCAAATTTGAACCCCTGATTTTTCATTAAATATTCTCCGTCAAAGGAACAGTAACTAATTCTTTGAATCCTATATTTATCTCTTCAATTTCAGAATCAGTTTTAGGAATGAATAGTTCTTTTGTATAAGTTGTACATAGAACATCATATTGGGGATAGAACTTAACTGAGCCTGTTGGTGAACTTAGTAAACCTCCTATTCTTGCTCGGGTAGCTGGAGATGGTTCGATAATAGGTTTACGCTCATCAATCATTCTAATTGCTGTATCAGATTGTTTTGTTGCTATTTGTCTTCGTTGATATGTGATCACTAATTCCAATTGGTCAACAACAGAATAAGGTAATAAGAGACTCATTGTAAATAGTCTTCTCATTGTGTCAAAATTATAACCATCTATAATAGCTCCAGCTCTAATACCATATTCCACAGTAGAGAACTGGTCAGGATCTATAGACGAACGATATCCTTCTAACCCTTGATTTCCCACAGGATTAAAATAGCAATTTTCCAGAACTACAGAAAATGGCCCTGCTGTTAATGTAATCTCGCCTTGTGCCATTTTATATACCTAAACTACGTGCAATTGTCGGACTTGTAAGAGGAGCATTGATATTGTTTGTAATATTGGTAACCGTTCGTCTAGTTGTGCGTGAATCGTCGTCATCTAGACCGGCTGCTCTTCTCTCAGCGGCTGTTGAATTACGAACATTTGTACCTGTTGCCGATTCAGTGGCTTGTCTAGCTGCTGCTAATTCTTGACGGCTTTCTAATTCAGGGGCATCTTGAATTCTAGCAAGATTTCTTTCAGCGTCAAATAATTCGGTATCTTGATCACTTTCAAGTTGTCCTAATGCTACTTGTTGTTGTGTTGCCAATAGCTCTTGTTCCACAGCAAATTGTTTCTCAAGACTATCAAGATAAGCCTGAGAAGCATCAACTTGTTGATCCGCTAGAGCAATGGATTGTTGTTGAAGACCTTCTTGTTGTTGTAAATTGGCTAATACACGGGCTCTTTGAGCAGGGTCTTCAATTAGTTCTGCTTTGACTTTTTCCAATTCAATTTCTCTCTGTTGTTGTCTTGCTCGTGCTGCTGCTCCTTTTGCTTCAGCTAAAGAAAGTTCTGCTTGCAATTTGATTTGATTTTGCTTAAACAATAGTGACGCTTTTTCTGCTTGTTGTTCAATTGCTAATGCTTCAAGTTCAATCTCCTGTTGACGTTCAATTTCCTTTAATCTTTCTTTGGCAATTTTTTCCTCATTCGCGTTTAGAAGTCCTTGATCTTGTAAACGTCTACGAATTAGTTCTGCTTCTCTTCGTCCAATATTTTCTGTGTCAGCTAAAGCAGCTTGTAAATCACCTGCTGAATCTAATTGTTGTAAGCGTAACTCTGAGGTTTGTTTTTCAAGATCAAGTTGAGCAAGTGAAAGACTTGTTATACTTTCTTGTAAATCTCTTTCGGTTTGAAGTCGTTCAATATTTATTCTTGCAGCATCTATCTTAAATTGAGCAAGAGCTTCTGTTTTCTCAAATTCCAGTTGAAGACTTTCAATCTGGTCATCTATTTCTCGAATTCTACTTTCATTGGCAGCACGATTTTCAGCATTAACATCACGTAAAAGCTGTAATTCCAAATCATAACGTGATTGGATTGCTGTGTTTAATTGAATCTCTCTATCAAATGCCTCATCTTGATTTTGAGGGGCAGGCAAACTATTTAATAGGTCAATTCGATTTTGAGCCTCTTGTATGGCTATTTGGGTTTGTTCTCTTGATGCAGCCGCTTGAATTATACTAATCTCTTCAGCCGCTAATTCTTCATTATTTATTCTTTGCTGTAATACGATTTCTTGTTGTGTTGCTGCTCGTCTAGCTGCTTGGTTTGCTCGGGTAAATTCTCTTTCTGCTTTTGCCAAAGTATCAGCAATTCTTGCATCAGATGCTTTGATTGCCAATTGGTCTAATGTATCAACTAAAACATCTGCCTCTTTTTGCAAAGAATTAATGGCAGCTTCGGACGCTCCTGCTGCTCTAGCATCTGCAATTCGTGTGTTTAACTCTGCAAGTTCTTCTGTTGCCTTTTTTGTTTCATTTTCCAGGTTTTGAACAGTCGCCTCACCACTTGAAATATTTCCTTGTAAAAAGGCAAGCTCAATAGCTCGTGCTTCTTTTTCAAAAGCTTTTGCTCTATCTTCAGCCGCTTTTTCAAATTTGGCATTAGTAATTTCTGCATCAAGTCCACCTAATGATGCTGAAAGTTGATCAATTTGTGCTGCAACAAGTGCAATTTGTTTTTCGTTTCCTATTCCTGTTTGAAGTGCTGCTAATTCTTCTTGAGCATTGGCTAACTCTTCAACCAGTCTTTCTCTTTCATTCGTTAATCTTTGATTCACAGCTTCTGACGATGAAATAAGATTAGCCTCAAGATTGGCATCAATTTGTGCTGATTCTGCATCTAATTGGGCAATACGTTCTTCTGACTGATTTTTGATTGTATCAGTCAATTGTTTTTCAATGGCAATTCGTTGTTCTGCGGTTGTGTTTGCATTGGATGCTAAAGCTTGCAATTCTGCGATGGCATCTTCATTAGAAATTTGACCTAATTCAGTTAGAGTCTGAATATATTCTTGAGCTTCCTTAATAGATTTTTCAAACAGTTTTACATCACCACCCGCCCCATTTTCAATGGTACGTAAAGCTCCCTCAAGTTTTTCTTGAAGTTGTTCTGCTGCTGTCCCGTATTCTGTTAATGGTCTCGTATCAAAAGTGGTACCATCAAAAGGTTCAGCTTCAATTGCTCCAAGTTCTTCTAGTTTTGCAATCTGTTCATCGTAGGAATCTAATTGAGCCTGTTGTTGTGCTTCTTGTTCAGGATTAAATGTAACGATTGAAGCTGCTGCTGCTCGATTTGCCTTCAATGATTTTAATTGGTCACCAAGCAATCTCAGATATTGTTCTTCTTTTTCTGTATCACCTTCTTCTCTAGCCTTATTTAGACCTCTAGTAAGTCTAGCTGCCGCCAATAATTCAACAGAAAGATTTTGTGTACCAATGATTAAAGCATCTTGAGCTTCCTCATCCACATTAGTTGTTAAAGCGGAAAACGCTTTCCAATCGTCAACAAGCTTTCCTACTTCAGTAGTTAACAATGCAATCGTAGCGTTAACATTTTCAAAGTCTTCTTGAGCTTCAGATAAATCTGTACCTGTTAACACACGAAAACCTTTGATTACCGCTCCAAGTGGATCAACAATTGCTCTCAATGTGTTTTTAATTATTTCTATGCCTTCATCAATTGCTCCATCGTCAATTGCATCATTGACAAATTCAAAACCTTTACCAATTGCATCAAAAGTCTGTTGAGTAGCAACACCAATCTGAACAATGCTTGGCCCTAATACATCTTTGAGAATTCCAAAAACCTTTTGAAGAAACTCGAAACCCTCTGAAAGAGCAAAACCAAAAGTTTCACCAAAAGCTAATAAAGAGTCCTTATTATCGTTGATTAATACTTCAACAGATTTGAAAGCCGCAACTAGACCTTCAGTTAAGGATTCACCTGCTGCTCTGGTTACCTGTTCAAACACGTCTTGAATATTTGAACTAATACCTTCAATAGAATTTGATGCTAATTTGTTAGCTTCTTCAAATACAGCAAACTGTTCTTGAATAAAGGTTGCCAAACGTCCTTCGGATTTAGCCCGATCAAAAGCCGTTTTATCGATACCAAGTGCTTTAATAAGTGCTGCATCCGGGTTGTTTAAGTCACCTTGGATTAATGCCCTAAATTCTTGTCTTGCTTGTTGAATAGGAATTTGAAGTGTTCCTAGTGTAGCCAACAAACCTTTCGTTAGACCAATTGAAGCATCAATTGTATCTTCGTAATCTCCAAGCTGAGAACCAAGAAATTTACCACCCTCAGCTAGAACAATGTTAAAGGCTTCGGTTGTAGTTGCAGATGTGATACCAACAAGTTCTTGTGTTTCCGCTTCAAGTCTAATGATTGCGTCACGAATTGTTCCTTCTTGGCTGGCAATTTTATCACCAATATCTGTAATCTCATTACCAAACTTATCAAACACATTAAAGTTTGATGCAATGGCTGTTTGTGATTGTAGAATCGTTGCATTTAATCTTCCATTAGCCCCAATCAGTAAATCGTATGCAGGTTTAATTGATGCGAGTAAAGCGGTTGCTCCGGCTGCAAAAATTGCATACTTTGAAACAAGGCTAGTCAAAGACTTAGCCGTACCTTTTGAAAAGTTTTTGATATTGTCTAGGCTTTTCTTTCCGCCTAAAACTTGGATTTGAATATTAGCTTGAGCCATTCAAAGACCTTAACAACTGAAGTTAATAACCTATTCCTCGGTTTGTTTTTTGGCTCGTTGTTGTTGTAATTCCAAGATTTTTTGTTTTGCTTTTTCCTTAAGATCTTCTTTTTGAGCTTCAGGATCAGTGGCTCGTCTAATTTCACCTAAAGCATTCATAGTACTTAATAATGTTGCTGCTGGAACATTTGTAAATGCTTTGGTTGCCTCTTCAATGGAACCAGTTAATTCTACTAATTGTGCCAATAGGCTATGATACGCATCTTTCACTTCCTTAACTGAATCTCTATCTACTGAGGATGGTTTAAGTGCATTTACTTGGGCTAAGATGCCCATATCCTGATCATCAGATGTCGGAAACAACATGCTAAAAAGCATATCAGAACTTATATCTTTTATATCCAATTTGTGTAGATCAAATATAAGTCTACAAATAGTATTACATCGAATATTGGAATCATATAAATCAACGAAAGAGATTCTTCTGTCCTCTTCCTCTTTCACAATGTTTAATAATTCATTCAAATAAGCTCTAAATCTTTCTCTATCGGAAAAAGACAAAGGTGATACTACAAAAGTTCTACCATTTGTATCTGTTATTAGTATTTCCGCTGGATTATAGATATTCATGTTTAACTATTTCATTGAAAAAGTATTGATCTAATGTTAGTAACCTCTAATGTGTCTATAGTAGAGAATATGCTTTATGGCTTGTTCAATAGGACATTCTAATTGGTCAAACCAATTCAATACCTTTTTATGACTTATTCTATACTTACAATTAGCATTGCAATATTTCATTAATTGAATACTATCATATGTAATACTTTTGACTTTTTGACTGTTTAGATCAATACTTTCTTGAAGAATATAAGTCTTATCAAGAGGTTTCATATATCCAAGATTAGTACACCAAAAGGTATTGTTTCCCATTCCTAGTATGGCATGAAGACCTAAAGTATCGTCCATCACAGTATCAATTGAAAGCCCGATTACAGGTGTTTTTCCACGGGCTTTCAATCTGCGTAATATCCTTATTGTGTCAGCAGTCGTCACACCACCCGGACGACAATCAACTCCAATTGCCAAGGCAGTTCTATGTATGCTTAATGCACTTAAGTTATATGCCTTAGCAATTGAGTCAATTACACAACTATTAGGAATCATACCGTTTGCTTATACCATGTGACAATTTTCTTGTTTAATGTCTTTTTGACTTGATCCCATTCCAGACCAATATCACCTAATAGGCTGGACTCTTCATCAAGAATATCTTTTAGAACCCATTTGATGTATGTTCCAGTATTCTGCATGGTTGCTTCTAGTCCCATTTCCTCAAGATAAGAGATTCCTTGATTTAATCGGCTTTCTGTCAATACAGCGGCAACAAATTGTTCTGCCTTATTTGCTACAAGAGGATCGATCTCACGTACCTTCTTTTCAGAGGTCGCTTGATGTTTTTCACCTTTGACCTTAAATCGAATAGGATTTTTAGGATCATCATAATTGGTAAAGACAATTCCTTCTCCAAGCCCATTGATATCAAATAGTTTTGCCCAAGGACATTCTTCTTCAACCATTTTAACCAGTTCAAGTACATCGTTCCAAGCCCCATTTTTGTTAGGGTCAACCATATCAAGATGCAACTCATATTGATCAGCATCACGAATAGAATAGAAACCGATTGTGTTAGCTCCCCATGTTTCAGGGATCTCTATTGCAGGAACATGACGACTATTTTCATGACCTTCACCATGATCATAATACATGCCAAATAGAACAAACATTTTTCGTTCTAACTGATTAATACCTACACCCTTTTGAATTGAAGGGCCAATCCATTCACCATAAAGCCATACATTAGAGCATTGTGGATGTGTCCAATTATCAGAGAAATATTGTTTATGACTGTTCACCCAAGCGGCAAAGCCTGCGTTATCTTTATCAATGCTGAGTAGACGAGAACGGGAATAGGCTTCAACAGTGCCATCACTCTTCACACAAATTGCTCCATGTGTACCATGTAATTTCACAGTACCATGAAACTTTAATGTGGTTTCCAGGGGATTGAGATTTTTAATCTGACGTTCTTTCATCAAATTTCTCAGGCTAGGAATCTTACTAAATTTCAAATAGCTCATTAAATGTTCTCCAGAATAGAAAGTGTCAATAGGGCTTCGTATCCAAACAATCTTAAACAAATATAGTGACTGACATTGCCAACACAAGTGATCTTTCTATGGAACTTATATTTATTCAAAGGATGCTCATATATTTGATAGAAACTTTGTGAAAGAGTAATCATAGTATTAAATAGGTTGATTAATATCATCTTAACCTACTTAAATGATAGTTGTCTACCCGGTATATACTTATATTGTAAGAGGTTATTATATCAAGGAATTCATTAATTAGTTATGGCAATAATCAATCTTACACCCGATAGATACACATTGTCAATCAATGGAGAAGACTGGTCAACCGCTTGGTTAGAAGGTAACTTTAGTGTATCGTCTTTCCGTGAGGGTGAAGGTAAACTTTTATTACAAGGAACTATTGAAGTAGCCTCTGAGCATGGTGCTTTACGAAATCTTGACCCTAGAGTAAATAGATCTTTATACCCTGGTGTGCCTGTAGAAATTAAGACAAGTGGAGGTGATACAGCTCCTTTGTTCGGAACAATGTACATACAGTCATCACAACTTAATGTAAATGAAAAATCCGTAAGAAATCAAATATCTGTTGGTTGTTGGCTCTCATTACTCAATGCTGTGAGCGGAGAAGATATTGCCGTTTGTATTCGTGATTTTGATGCAGGTGAGACCACAGCATATGTAGTGGAACAACTTCTACTATTGGCTGGAATCCCATTAGCTAACATTGATTTAACTGGTCTAACTGGAACAGTTTATGAATTGGTACAAATTGATGACAATGAAAGTTACATCAATAAAGCTGCTGAAATTGTATATTCTAATGGATTTGTATTATTTCAAGATAATGATGGAATAATTAAAGTGAAGAGTATATTAGAAAGAGGATCAGGTGTAGGGTTTCAATCTCTAGCAACTGAAATGTTAGAATATCAACAGAAAAATGATACTACATCATTACCTCCTTCTAAAATTAATGTCCTTGGTAATAGATTATGGCCAATTAATTCTAGAAGAGATTCTAATATACGTACAATAGAATTGGGTGAATTCAGTGTAAAAACCACTACATATTCTAAGATTCACAATTCAGATACACGAACAATTGTAGTAACAGAAAAAGCACGTCAAGCAATTGGCAATGTGACAACATCATTTGGTGATGAAAATAGAGTACGACAAACAGAACGAACAGTCATAACAGAAACCTATGAATTAAAACCAGAAGGATCAGACTGTAAAACACCTGATGAAGGTAGATTATTAAAACGTGTGACAAGTGTTTATCAACCATTTGCACTGTTTTTGGAGCCATACTATACACAATTTGCATCATATAGAGAACAAGAACTTGAAGATTTATTTGGTGTATTTTCTACTTGGTTGGCAGAAAGAAAGACGGAGACTTGGGAGTATAATATGCCCTCAAATGAAACAATTAAAGGTGAAATTTTCGATGATGTATCTAATTCATCATTACCTGAAGTGTTTCTTCAAGAATCCTCTAAATTTTTCGTAAGATATAAATCAGTAACGAGAAAACCTAGTGCAGCTATATACCCTGAAATAGGAAATAGAAAATTGAATAGAGATCCATCTTTAGAAAATGGCGAACTATTTACAAGTCCACTTTTCTCAAGAGTTTCCGAAGAAATAATCACTCGTTGGGAATTGAATTCGGACGGATCAACATGGACAAAACGAGAACAAATAAGAAGACCAAGGGTATCAGTTCAACCTGATGCAGTCCAAAGGTTTAGACTACTTGAAAAAACCAGCTTTGCTCAAACAGGTAACTTCATTAGTTCTGCTTTTGCCTATAGTCTTGTAGATGTCTTTAGCTATGCCACAAGACTTGTGGTAGCGAGATCTAGAATTGAAGATAATACTAGCCCTTCTATTCCTGGTAGATTTCCACCCAATACAACAAGAGGGACAACACCTTATTGTATAAGTGTGAAAATTCCAGGGCCAACAAACCCGTTAAGTGGACGTACAAAAAGTATAACAATCCCAGATACAGGCGATCTTAATCTAGCTAAGAGATTTGGTGATGCTGCTCTTTATCGTGAATGGGGTAGAGCTAATTCATATTTAACAAGCTGGGATGATTCTAAAACACCATTAAATATGGAACCTTTAGGGCCATTGGTCATAGAAGAAGAGGATGGTAGAACATTTGTATATGAAGCAGATGGAATAAATTTGAATATTACACCAAAGAGAGCATTCTTTGCGTCTGTTGCCCCTTTAGTTGGAGAAGAGGGTGATGACGATGTGGTACGTGAGATTTGGTCTGCCGGATTTTCAGAAGAATCTGTTCTAAATTTTCAAACTACTTTTAGATGTTCTACAGTTGATACACCGATTCAAGAACTTGAAGAGATTTCTTTTGTTACTGAGTTTAGATGTATTGAATTGGATGCACCATATATCGAAGGAATTGGTGATGACACTGACCCATTAAATTCTCCTCGTCTTGCTGTAGAGGTATAGTATTAAGGTTATTACACATTGTAATTATTGTATTTATGGGAAATCATGAGCATTAAAGAAGATGGTTTAACAATTTCTGCCAATGCCATTTTTAACAATGGTCAAACTTTTCGTGTTCTATTCTGCAATGGTACATGGTCAGAAACGACAGGAACTAAACAAGAGATATTCGCTTCGGAAATTCCTTTTATTAGACCTGAGATTTCCTATATTTCAGGACTTTTTGATTTGGCAACAAATGCTTTGACTGTTTTGCTTCAAAATAACTCGTTTGTTGCCACGAGTGATATCACGTTTAATAGGATAGCTATTGTCTCAGATACTAAGATTGTAGGGTCTTTTCCTATTCTCTCTATTGCGGGTAATGTTGTCACTTTAGATGGTACACCTTCTGATTGGTCAAATGGTGAAACCGTTTATACTTCAACTGGTTCATTCACTATTACTAATATTTCAGGGTCACAAATTACACTTGACAACACACCTACAGGAACCAGTCTAATAAACGGTACTGGTCAACTTGTTGCCGCTGTTGAGGTAGGATCAAAGACATTTTCAGCGTCAACTACAAACCAATTAGAATTGGAAGTTGTTCTATCAGGAAACTAATAATATATGAAAACACTTAATTGCAAGCCGTGGAACTATCAATGTGGTGGTAAATGCCAAAGTAAATCATTACAATGTAAACAAAAAATTTCGGTTGATAATGCCAAAAATCTGTCCCAATTGTTTAAAATGATAGGCAGACAAATTGGCGATTCTGGTCTTTCTGCTTCTAATAAAAGAATAGTTAATGAAAAAGTAGACTCATTAAATATAGTTATCCCAAAACCAGAAAGTAAAATCCCTGTAGAAGAGAAACCCAAAGCTGATCATAATTGGGTTCAAGGTGGTGACGGTATTAGAGAGAAAAATAATAATCTTCGTGACGCCTTAAGAGTATCTGAAACCGAAGCTAATTCTGTCCGAAAATCTATTGATGGCTGGAGCGGTTCCAAATATACCCTATTCAAAGAATTTCAAAGAGATCCAGGAAACCAACAATGGGTAGATCATCCTGCTTGGAAATTTGAAATGAAAGACATACAAACAGGATTAGATACACTGTTTAAGAATGCTCCTGCTTATGATGGGAAAATCTATAGAGGATTATCTTTCAAAAGTACAGAAGAACGGGATGGCTTTCTTTCTCAGATTAAGAACAATGAACTAGAACTAGATTCAGTATCAAGTTTCTCATCATCAAAGACTGTGGCTGAAAAGTTCTCGGGTAAAAAGCATAGAAACAGAGAGAATTTGGTGATTGAAGTCGCCAATAATCGATCTGGTGTCTCTATTCAAAATCTACAAGGGTTTGGTCAAGAACAAGAAGTGATTGCAGATAAAGGAACGAGATATAGAGTACTTAGCCAAAAAACAAAAGGAAAGAGAACAACCATTCGTGTTGAGGAGGTCTAAATGAATAAGGCTGCTGAAAATGCCGTAAAACAACAATCGGAACAGATTGTTAATAGGATCATTGAACCAATGGTAATTGCTCGAACCTCGGTAAAAAGCAAGAGTACCAATGTGACTAGATATAATACCGAGAATGGTAGAGCACAATCCAACGGGCAAAAATCTGTACGAATGGTAGGAAAACCACCAGTTGCAACAGAACGTTCACAATCCATTGGAGAATCCTTTTTATCTAAAAGGTGCAACTAATGCCAAAGAAAAAACTTAAATGTCAAACCAGTAAAAACTATCAATGCGGAGATAAGTGTCAAAATAAGTCTAAAGCTTGTCCCTCTAAAGTAAGTGAAAGTAGTGCAGAAAAACTTAATCGTATATCTGAGGAAATACATAAATTTATTGTTGATCGATCTGAAGATGGTAACTGGCTAAGAGGAAGAGACGATGATGAAAAAATCAAAAACATGAGTAACCTATTAAAGGTTAAACCCGAGAAAGCAAAAGCCATGAGAAATGCTGTATTAAAATTCACTCAAGATAAATACTCTGATTACCGAAAAACAGAGAGAACAGGTGAGGGAACAGATGAGGACAAAGAAAATGTCAAACTTATTAATGAGTTTTTAGAAAAATCACCTAAATCAATGTCAACTGTTTTTCGGGGAGCCAAACTTCCTAAAGAAAAAGTGATGTCAATGATTGCAGGAATTAAACGTAACAAAGGAACACTAGAAATTGATGCAATGTCTTCTTTTTCAACAGATTTTTATGAAGCGGAAAAGTTCTCATTGTCAAAACGTCCAGGGTATGAGGTTTTATTTAAGGTAAATAGTAATAAGTCTGGTGTATCAGTAGTTTCTCTTTCAGACACTTATGAGGAAGAAATTTTAGTACCAAGTGGCACCAAATACAATGTGAAAAGAGTTTTACAAAAAGACCAACGATTGTATATTACTATGGATGAGGTTTAAGTACATGTATAGAATCAGAAAATTACCCAATCGAGAAGAATATTGTATTTATTCAAATAAAGGAAAACTAAAGTATAAGACAACTCGTAGAGACTTAGCAAGGAGAAAACTCAAAAGTCTATTGATGGAATTTTGGGTTAATAATACAGAGAACATGGAAAATCCTATTGTTCTAGGGTTTTCTGAGATGATTAGAACAATATTAACTACGGATGAGGATGCTTTGATGAATCAAGATGATATGCGAGCCCAAATGGTACAAGGAGATGAGCCTGAATTTTTTCCAGTTGGAGATATGGAAACAGTTGATTCTGTTATGGATTCACCTATGCCCGGACGTTTAACGGCTGCGGAGATTGCTATGGCAATTGGTTTCTCTGAGAAAAATGATAATCGGCAAACAAGAGAAGAAAGAAGACGTATGGATCTAATTCACAAAGGAAACTAATATCATGACAACTAGAGAAGAAAGAGTAATGGATCGTATTCTTTACCAATTGGCAGAATCATATATCTCTCAAGGTCAGTACAGGAAAGCATTTGAACTTAGACAAATGTTTCTTAATCGGAGCAATAATATAAATGAGAAAGCTTAATTGTACTGGAACCAATTATCAATGTGGAGATCATTGTCAAAACTCTTCTCTAGATTGTCCTAGTAATGTGAGTCCTGAAGCGGCTGCAAAAGCATCCAAACTATCATCCTTAATTGAACGTCAGAAACATGAAGATAAACTCCAAGTAAAACATCTTATTGTTTTAGCCAAAAGATTAAACTATGACAGTGATTCCTCTGTCTCATTGACTGAACAAGTGATGAAACTTAAAGGATATGATAAGGCTAAACCTAATCTAATTGATGAGCCTATTGAAGACCTTATTCAATCAACCTCGGGTAAATATATTGCACGAGGAGCCGGTTCAGCAGATTTCAATGAAGACTTCCGCAATGGGGATCAATTTGTTGGTGGTGGACTACTATTTGGAAATGGTTCTTATTTCGCTACGGCTAAAACAGATCCTGACTCAATAGAAAGAGCACGAACCGTGGCATCTGATTATAATTCAAGTTCTTTTGATAAAGATGAAAGTCGTCAAGGGATGATTCAAGGTGCCATAAGTAATAGAGCCAAGATCGGAGTATATCGTGATATTGATGCCGCTGGTAAAAGACTAATGACGGATATAGAATCAAGAGATATTCCTGAAAGAGGAAAACAAATATTGTCTCGTTTAGCTTCTGAACCGGGAATACTTTCGATGTTGTTAGGATATGACGGGTATGAGGTTAGGGAAGAGAATTTTGCTGTTTTACACAATAGAGCTGTCTTAGATATTGTAAAACCTCCAGCAGGTGAAATTGTTCCAATTGATAGAGGTAATATTACAGACGACGATATCAGAAGTTTGTCACCTTTCAAAAATCGTGTTGAAACAGAAACCTTTATTGAGGATATAGAAGGAGCTAGAAATCTGGCAAGCTATCAACAATCTATTCTTGACACGATCAAGAGCCGTAAGTAACATGAAACAAGATGAATTGGTAAAACTAGCAAGAGTAAACTTTAAGGTATTCATCAAATTAGTGATGCCTGAGTTTGTCTTTAGTCCATTTCACCATTTACTAGCTGAAACACTGGAAAAAGCAGTAAAAAGAGAAACAGGATATACACGAATCTGTTTATCTGTGCCACCTAGACACGGGAAATCTCTTTTATGTAGTGAATTGTTACCCGCTTGGGCAATTGGGTTTAGTGCAACACTAGGAAACACTGAAGACGTAATGGCATTATCTTATGGTGCTGAATTGGCTGAAGAATTTGGTGTAAAGGTACGCGAAATTTGCCAATCCAAAACATACAAATTAATCTTTCCTGAAACATCTATTGAAGATGATGTGGCGACAGGTGGACGAAAGATTAAATTTCCTAATAAATCTATGTATCGGGCAACAGGTATTCTTGGTGGTGTAACTGGAAAACCTGCGAAAATGTTGATCATTGATGACCCGATTAAAAACCGTGAACAAGCAGAATCAAAAGTCAGAGTAAAAAAACTACAATCAGCGTTTGGTACAGATTTATATTCTCGTCTTGAGCCCGGAGCTATTGTTATCATTGTTCATACTCGATGGAATCAAAAAGATTTAATTGGGTATGTCCTAAAGCAATATGCTCACGTTAATTGGAAAGTGATCCGATTAGCTGCATTGTGTGATGATCCTGAAAATGACCCGTTAGGCAGACAAGAAGGAGAACCACTTGTTCCTTTCAGATATGACAGAAAAGCTCTGTTAGATATCAAAGAAGGACTTGAAAATATAGCCGATTGGTATGCTCTTTATCAAAATGATCCCATTAAATCGGGAGCAAACTATTGGAAACCTAATTATCTTAACAAAATTGAACTATTACCTTTGCATCAATATGAATGGATATATTGTACATGGGATTGTGCTTCTGAGTTAAATGAGCGAGCCGATTACACCGCTTGTAATATTTGGGGTGTAACCAATGATTGTATTCATAAGATTTTTGATAAACAACAAAGGGTAGACTTCAATGGTCTTATTGAATTTATTGAAGAAATTGATAGAGAATACTTACCTGTATATCACATTGTGGAAAAAGCATCAAATGGAAGAGCATTCATACAATATGCTGAAAAGAATTTACCTGATCTAAACATATTAGCTTATCCTGCTCATACAAAAAAGGGTCAAGAATTCTCTATTGCAAGTAGTGCATATAAAAATGTATACTTTTCCGATTCATTGCCAGGGGATCAAGAAGAAACATTAGAACAGTTAACACAATGGCCAAATGTTAAACATGATGATCTTGCCATAGCAAATCTAATTGGAATGAGATATTTTCAAGATGAGATTTTAGAGGGAACAGCAACGGCTCATACAGAGTTCAAACGTAGAAGACCTCAAATTTATAAAGTTGAAACGGTTAGACGGAAAAATAGATCATCCTCATTTGGTCGTGTTGGTCGTTCAAGATCATCAAGATATCAATAGTTTTATTTAACGAAAAAATGGTTATATAAACTATAACACTCAAACAGTAATGATATTATGCCCAAAACATTAGACATAGATATTCTGTCAACTGGTGTCAATGTTGATGCTTTTGGTAATGTCATTGAAACTGATTTAGATAAGCTAAATGAGATTGCCAATTCATATGACCCTAAGATTTTTAAGGGTAAGATTGTTCTTGGTCATTCGACAGATGCAGCTTTTATGAGTGGTCGTGTTCCCTCTGATAAAATTCCTGCTCATGGAACCATTGAAAAAGCATATGTTCAAGGTGATAAGTTAAGAGCACTTGTAGAGGTAGCGGATGACGCTGTTAATTGGATTAAAGAGAAACATTTCACAGATAGATCTGTTGCTCTATATAGTCCATCATCACCTTATAGTCCTAAACAAGGTGAATATTATATTAGACACTTAGCTTTGCTAGGAGCGGCTCCACCCGCTATCAAAGGACTACAACCATTAGATGAGATTCTTGCTGAATCATATTCTGAAACTGCTGATTTAGGAATCGAGACAATCACCATGAAAACTGAAGATAAGGACGACATGAAACAACCAGAAAAAGAAGCTAACATGGATGGTACTACACCCGTTGGTACAACTGATGAACAACCTAATGCAAATGGTGCAAAATCACCAAAAGCTGTAGATGCTAAAGGTGCCCAAACTACAGGTACTCCAGGTACAGATCCTCGTCAAGCAGCTTCGGTTGATGACAATGAAGGAAAAAATCTTGATCAGATTGAGGCTAATTCACAACCTGATACCGAAGCAAATGGTGAGGTTCCTGAACAATTTAAGAAAAAAGCGGATAAAGAACCTGAAGCCGAAGCTAATTCACAACCCGAAGAAACAGAAAAAGTTGAAACTGATTCAGAATCTGAAGAAACTGTTGTTGCTGAAGATGAAAAAGTTGAGGCAAATGCTGAAGAGGATGAGGTTGCCGAAGAACCTGTTGAAGAAGCCGTTGACAGCGACACAGAACAAGATCCTGCAAAATTCTTGGATGAAAATGTCACAACGTTCCTTACTGCCATTCTAACGGAAGGTGAACAGGGTTATCAAGGAGAAATTTCACGTTTTGTTCCTGAACCTGTTGAAGATAATGGTTGGCTAACAGATGAAAATGGTAATTTTGCCGGTGTTTTTGTTGATGAATCTCTAGGGGAACCTGAAGAATTTGAGTTCACATTAACACAATCGGGTGATGAATGGACTCAATCATTTAAGCCTATTAATGGTGAAGAAGCCCCTGCTGATGAACCAGTTGAAGAACCTGTTGTTGAACCTGAAGAAGATGTTGAAGCCAATATGCAAAAGCCTGTAGAGGCAAATGGTCAAGACAAGAAAATCGCTTTTGAAGAAACACAGGAAAATCCTGTTGTTGAGGATGAAGCAAATGGTCAACTAAATAGTGATGCTCGGGTTTCTGAACCTGTGATTGATCCTGAAGTTGAAGCTAATGGTTGTGCTACTTGTGGTGGAATGGAAACAGAAGCCCCTGTTGCTACTCTTGATCCTCGTGATAAAGAGATTGCAATGCTCAAGAAAATGTTGATGCAAAAAGCTGAAGATGAACTATTCCGTCAAGGTGAGGAACTTTATTCAGAAGGAATTCTGGTTGAAGGTCAAATCGCACAAGACGACTTAAAGAATGTTCTTTCTACCTTAAATGGTATGCCAACTGTTATTGCTGCATTTGGTGAAGAATATGAAACACCTGCATCAATGCTTTTAGGTCTACTTGGAAAATTACCAAAGCAAATTGCTTTTGGTGAAATTTCAACCAGCGAAGAAAAAGCAGAAATTCGGTTACCTATAGAAGAACCAATTGGTGTTGCATTCTCTGAAAAAGGATCAAAACACATGCGGGAAATCGTTGCTTATTGTGAAAAGAATGAATTGGACGTAAAGAATCTACAAGACTTTAGAAAGGCAATGAAAGCAACAGCTCCAGAAGAATAAACAACAAAGACACGGCTTAGCCGTTGATTGTAATACTACAACATAACATATTGACGCTGAGTCGCGTCTGAGGAAAAATCGAAATGGTACAAGCTCTCTCAAAATACAGAATCTCTGATCCTGTTTTAACTAATGTAGCTCATGGCTACTACCAAGCGGACAGTATTGCTCCGTTTGTGGCTCCTGTAGTGCCCGTAATGACTCGGGCTGGTAAGATCATCAAATTTACCAAAGAGTCATTTGCTGTTCAACAAACCAGACGTGCTCCGGGTGAGAACATCAAACGTGTTGGTGTGACGTATGATAATGAGTCATACTTCCTCTATCAACACGCTGTTGGTGCGGAAATCCCAATTGAACTGTATGAGGAAGCTCTAAACGGTGAAGCAAAAGTCAATCTTCGTGAAATGGCTGTTTCTCGTGCTGCTGCTATCATTGCTCAATCTTGGGAACAAGAAGTTATTGACGTTATCACAGATGCAACAAACTATGAGACTTCTCTAGTTATCTCTGCAACTGGTGCTGAAAAGTTTGATAATGTTGGAACAGATCCAGAACGTTTCATTCAAGCAGTTAAAGAAGCAATCCGTGCTCAAGTTGGTATCTATCCTACAAGAGCCATCATCGACCCTCAGACCTACAATGCTCTGAAGTTCGCTGAAATCTTCCGTGACCGTGTTAAGTATACGAACACTGGTTCTATCACTCTTGACATGCTTGCACAATGGATCGGTCTTCCTGGTGGTATTAAGGTTGCTCAACGAGTATATCTTAATGATGAAGGTCTATTACAAGACTTCATGCCTCGTGGTACTATGGTTCTCTTCTATAATCCAGAAGATGAAATTGGTTCACAAGGTTCACAAGCTACTTTCATGCCTGATGAAATGGCTGATAATGCCCGTCCATCTGCATTCTACACTTATCAGCTACAAGGCTACCCAGTTGTAGAACCAGAACGTTACGATAAGGATCGCAAAGTATTTGTTTCAGACGTATGTGCTGAGCAAAACGTTGTTCCTGTTGGACTCGGTAACACTGGTAAAATTGGTGCTGCTGCTCTATTGACTGACCTATTAGAGCCTGCATAAGCCTAGATTGATTAACGAAGAAAGGAGGACTTAGCCAACTGGTTAAGCCCTCTTTTTTATGTAAATTTCAGACTTCGGTTATATACTAATGTAAAACAAATACGGATGACGGACATGAAGCAAAAAGTAAATAAAACATTCTATGCTAATAGAAAAATCTACGAATTAGGAAAATTGTATAATGTTGAAGGTCTAGATCCCACCGTTGTTAAGGAGTATTTTGAACCAGCACCCCAAAAGACAGTACGCAAGAAAACAGTTCGTAAACCTAAATCTGAACCTAAAAAGGTTGAAGATAAAACACCTGAACCAGTTGCAAGCAAACCAATCAAAACCGAAGAAAAACCTGATGAAGTAAAGTCTGAAAAGGAAGATTAATTATGTTTGATGCTGTAGTTTTTGATTTAGATGGGACTCTAGTTGAGCCCACATCGACAATAAATGATCCTATGGCATCAAGAGGTTTCCCTTTAGATCCACAAGATTATTATTTAATTCCAGGTATCAAAGAAAGACTTAACCGATTACAAATACCTTTTGCTATCGCTAGTAATCAGACTGGTGTTCAAAAAGGATTGAGACCAATTGGTGAAGCTGTTCGTGCAATGATGTTTGTACAAGAAAAACTTGTTCCTGATTGTCTGTTTGCAATATTTGCTGCATCTGAAGATTTTGGTGTAGTTGTAGAGAATTGGGCAACAGCTTCCTCACATCGAATGGTTCTAGGATATGGAAAAATGAATAAACCTAATCCCGGTATGTTATATTATTGTATGGAAGAATTAGGTCAAAACTTACTCTATGTAGGAAATAAGGATACAGATTGTACAGCCGCTGAATTAGCTGGTTGTCAATATATGGATGTTAAAGAATTTCTAAGGTTGAATGTTTAATTATGTCATATATCGAAGATAATGCTCCAGGATTAGACGATTATATACTCTATGTTGGTAAACAAGAGGCTGTAGAACAAACAAATCCTGATGATGCCAGTGCAACAGAACCTGTTGATGAGAAAATTGAATTAGCTATTGAATTGGCAAAAAGTGAAGTATTGGCAACTTTTTGTGTTGCTTGTCCAGCAGGTAAACTCTTCTTGGCAAAATTAAGTTTACCTTTGATTTTAGATATAACTAGATATAGATTAGATACAATTAAACGACGTGAGGATATTAAAGAGGCATATGAGAAAGCTTGTAAACTCCTTGAGAGAGCAACAAGCGATGAAATATGTAAGATGGAGGTCAGTGCTGCTGATTCAGAAACCTTTGGAATTCCTTTTTGTCCGGGTGTTTCCTTTTCGGCTGCCCCTCGTGTTTGGACAAGAGAAAGCCTAAGATGTTTCCGAGAACAAAGACATGTAACTGGTTCGAGTCGTTCTAAAGGAAACAGATTTACAACAAGAAAATAACATAAAATGAAAAGCTCACAAGTAATAATCCCGTGAGCTTTTTATTTATATTGCCAACCCATCTTTATCAACAAGTCCGAGAATGTAACACATAGAGATGATGAGATCTTCTAGTTCCTCATTAGTTTTATGTATTAATTTCCCATCAAAAACATATTCTAAACCAGTTGTACGAGCAAAATCTCTTCGAGTATAAGAAACGGCTGCAAATAGTTCTTTACGGTAGTTCATTGATTAACTCTGTACTATGTGTCTATTATAACGTTTCAACCATAATAGACACACCGTAATTTCATCTAGAAGCTAACAGAGACTCCACCAGTTACCGTAGTTTCACCATTGAATTCATGGTTAACACGAGTATACAAAGGAACACCAATGAAATTATCTCGAACCTCTGCCCTTACTCCTGAATTAGATCCGGTATATGCTTCTACTCGGATTTGATCCGCTTGTTCTGTCCAGACATCACCACCATAGTTCCATACAGCCGCTAAAGTAGCTTGATACTCAATAGGTGAAACCCCTACGGAATTATGTACATCCTCAGATACAACAAATGTATTAGATGCTTCATGTGTGTTCAATCCAACAACAGACACTAAACCTTGTGAATCAATAGATAAATCAGCTTTTCCTGTTGAGACATTATCTGTTTGAGTTGTTACAGTAGTGGTACGCCGATTACCTAAGCCTAGTGAAAGTTCCGCTCCTGCCACAATTCCAAACCTGTTAGGAACAATAGTTTGAATTGTTTCAATTGGACGATCATATTGTAAACTAACGAAAGCATCATTATAATCTAATGTACCTTCAATCCGATTACCATCAAATTGTTCCACGGCATAGTTATTTGATGGGTTAGTGTCTTCTACACCATAAAGTGTATCAGAGATAGCAGAGAAATTTTGAGGTTGAACAGATTCTACAATTACAACAGTATTTCCAGAGTAAAAAATACCATTATCTAGTGTAAGTTCAAATCGATCTCCAGCAGCCAACAGGTTAGTATTATGTTGTTCAGGAATTAAAGCAGAATGGAAAGATACCACATCAGCAGCATTGAAATATGTTTCTTGGTTGTACTTACTGTCTACTGTCCATTGTGTTAGAAATTCAAAAGTTCCATCTACATATTCAACGACAACACCACCAGTATTTTGATATGCTGCTGACCCTTGACCAGATCCTTCTTCAGTAGGATAAAGAACAAGATAATCCGAAAGGCTTTCACTTTCAACTGTCTGATATACAGGAGTAATGAACTGGTTTACACCAACAGATGCACTAACAGATTCAAAATTAGTTCTTAAACCTACATTGAGTAGTGTTGGACGAGAACTATTATTTAGCGGACTAAATTGATGTGTAATCCCTAGATCACCAGATGTTTCAGCATAGATTCTTGTGGAACTGGTAAATTCACCGTTCTCATCTAGAAATCCTAGTTGATTACTTGTTGTACGTGGTTCAAGATCCCAGTCTTGAGTATAACTGGTTGTTTCTTGTGTGGAATCTACTCGTTGAATATCTGCTGTAGCAAATCCATCTACATTAATGGAATAATCACCATCATTGAAATCTAGATCGCCACCGTCTTGTAAATCCTCAGTTCTAAGATTACCGTTTGAATCAAATGTCACACCAGATTGTTTGATTTCTCCTTCATTTGTTCGGATATTACGAAACCCAATTGTTGCAGATTCTCCACGGTCAAATTCTGTCGTTAAAACTACAGATTCTCCTAACTGGTTTCCTTCGTTATCACGATGAACACCTGAACCGCTCACAAAAGCTGTTTCTGTTGAACCATTACCACCAATAACTTCAATACCCTCAGCAAACTTATGTGCTCCTCTGACTCGATTTGCCTCCACCTCTACATTCAAGGTATAATCTGTGATTTCATAACCTGTTTGATCTCTAATGGTATCAACAAGATAAGAATCATTTGCTCGGACTTCAACGTCAGTAGCAGAAAGAAAACTACGATTGACCGGGAGAGGTTCACGTTCACTGACAAAATCTGGAATCACTGTTGGCAAAGGAATATTTGAGGTATTAAATCTTTCTCCTGTTTCAATAGTGTATACCCCTTGATTCAAAATTAGAGAATCTCCAGTATCAGTGACTTGTGCCAATGCCATTTCTGGTACCAAAATTCCTGTGACACCAAGGAGTCCGATTGTGAGTGCCGTTCTGTTATCCATAATTATATTGCTCAATTTGTATGCTTTCTCAAAGTATAACCGCTAAATTTTGATTTGTCTACCCAGTATGTTTATCTTCCTTCAATCTTTTACGAATATATTTTTTAGTTTTTTGGTCAAACAAACTAAAATAGGAACTAGACTTGTAAATAGGACATCTTACACGACGTTTCCATACCTCACCATCACGTATTAAATGACCTTGTTTAGAATATAGTTCTAACATCTTTTCTTGAAAAGGCATGTTATACCAGTTACAAAGTTTGACTAATTCTTTTTCAGGGTTTTTAACTAACATATCATAGTCAAGATGATAATGAATATGTTGATTCATATATCCTATGCTTTCATTATGATAGCGTAAATATTTATCAACCGTTTGTTCTATGGTTAGTGAACCACCCCATTCACTATATCTTTGATGAACATTATATAGTGATGCTATTGTATCTTCACTATTTCGATGAACATGTATAAACCTAGCACCTTTAATTAGTGATTGAATATTCTTAATGTAGAATACATTCGATGGAGTCTTCTCAAGTATTATACTTTTATCATTTTTTTGATTAAATAAACTTAAAAAGTATGATGATATTTGAGGATAGGTAATGCACTCAATAGGCATATTAAATTCAAGATCATTCTCTTGACAAAATGCTTTCAATCGGCATCTAACCTTAAAATAAATAGCATCACGAAAATATCCTCTTTTACAATAGAGTACATCAAATAAATGGGACTCAGTAAAAGCGGCAACATCAGTATGAGCAGACAATAAACTTTGAACCAGTGTTGTTCCTGATCGAGGACAACCTACTATGAACAAGTGAGATTTCATAATTTGTACAGCTTCTCGATTCTTTTTTTAGTTTTATGACTGTCAATAGATACAGATGTCTCTTTCTGCCAAATACAAGTAATATCATCAGGAGCAGAATATTCCGAGACAAATACTTGATGTTGATTAGATATCTTACGAGCCCATTGCCAAAACATATCTGTATCAAATTTATCTCTATAGTTTATTGTATTAGAATAAGGAATATCACAATAAACTATAGAGTTAGGTGGAAACTGAAGTGATTGATAATCAGTAGAACAGAAAGTTACTCCTTGTAATCGGCTTTTTTGTTTGAGGACATTTTTACGACTTTCTAAGCAATAATTACGAGGTGTACCATCTTTCTTATTACCTCGGGCATAACCTCCAAACCATTTACCACCATAGGAACAGCCTATTGCTAAAAATCCAACATATTCTTTTGAGAACAGTTCAGGGTGTTGTTTAACCCATTGATATTGTTCTTCACTCATGTTTGTGGGAGGCTCCCAATTATCGTGGACTAATGCCTCAAACATAGCTATTACATATTCATTTATATCATTAGCAATACGTTTACCTTTAACATGTTGAATTAGATTCATTCCACCTGCAAAAGGTTCAACATATGTTTGTGACTCTTTACGATCTGCTAGAATCAAAGGCAATATGTGTTTAGCTAATCGGTTTTTACTGCCAACATATTTCATGATAGACGTTTATATAGTTGATCATTTTTATCTAAAACATATTCAACTAAATGTTCTAGATTAGGTTCTTTCAATGTGTTTTCGACGAAAGTAAGAGCCTCCGGTAATGAATCAAATGGTACGGGGCCATCTGAAACAACATTTTCCACAATATAACGATCCCCTTCCTTTTTCGGAAGAACAACATAAGCCCGTGTATTATTAGAGAAATATGTTAATGCTTGACCAGGATTAGACCAAGACCATTGAGGAGAATTATTCATCTTTTAGTTCATCCTTTGAACAAAATTGGATTCCATGTTGACTATACTCTAAGTCAACTTCTATGGTATCATCTGAAACGGAAAATATCGAACAATCCCAATTATGTTCAAGTATAGAGTATTTACCATTTTCACAGATTTGATACTTTGTTTCATAATCGGTCAATCGGTCATTAGCCGTTTCAACAATCCAAAAAGTATCACCAATATTAGCATTTGGATACTCTTTACCAGCGATTATCATTGTTTTTTCTCCGATTGTATTTTTTCTCGATATTGTTAAATTCTTTACGGAAAGAGTGTCTCCAAGAACGACCAATCACATCATGTAGTCCACCAAGTTTTTCATCAACTTGATTAACAACATACGTAGATTCGTGCCAAGCAGCGTTATTGTAATCATCCCACGGGTTCAAATATCCACGAGATGCAAGCTTATAGTCACGAGGACGAGGGTAAAACTCTTCATCCTTCAATTGGTCGATATAATCAACAGTATTCAAACGTTGAGAACGGAAACGAATACCACGAGCGTTAATATTTGCGTGAGCGATTTTACGATAGGTACGGGACATTATCTAATCTCCTAATAGTTAGACTGTCACATAGCTACATCTAGATAAAGCATTGATTTTTCTTTCTTATCGTTAAACTAATTGTAACACAATAGTCAAAGCAGTAACTACCGTGTTTTTACTTAAAAGGCTCCTGTGGGTGGGAATCGAACCCTTTTAACCACATTGAGTCTTGCAGGACTACGAGGAACAAAATATTAAGATGTCTTACCAAATAGACTACACAGGTTGAATAAGTTACTAAGAACAAAGGACTTTAACCTTTCTTTCCTTTCGCTTATGTACATATTATACAATTAGTAATGATCAAATATCTTGAGTATATTTACTTGATTCTAATTGAAAATCTTTTGAAATTGGAGGGTATTCCCACGGTTGACCACCTTCTACAAACCTATCAGGATTAATACAATCATATCCGCCATAAGGACGGCAAACTCTTTGTGATAATTTTGTGTTTTGATTGATCATGTTATCTTGATCATCAAATTTTGGTTCCGGTTTGGGTATCCAAATCTTTTTATCTCCTTTGCAAAGGAAAAGAGCAGAACATTTTTTACAGGTTTGATATTTGAGGGTATGTGTGTAAAACTCGTCTTTTGTACAGTTGGTTTCTTTGCTCATCTTAATTGAATTAATACTCCATCATCATTTGTAAATGTTCTTTTAAGTTCTCTTTCACCAAAATAGTAAAGAGCTTGCCCCTTGTTATTATTTGTTTGAGGTTGATTAGTTCTAGCATCAATAAAGGAAAGCCTCTTGTCAAAGAAGAAAACAGCTTTTGCTTTTTTAAGTGCCAATTGAGAATATGAGGTCTCCATATTAGCATTCATAATTAGAAAACAATTGGCAAACACACCATATTCAAAACATTCAATTATGTCTTTGACAGCATTAAGTTTTTGATCAGAAAATTCATGAATAATATAATCCATGTTCCAATCACAATCCGGTTGATCAATAAAGTAGTGTTTAGCTTTCACTCTTTTATTTGCTAAATCTGATGAGAACATATCAATGTCTACATTATATTCTTCACCAAGAAGTTCAGTAATAACATTAAACACATAATCGGGAGTATGCCAATCATTAAATTTAGGTTTTCTGTTGTCTCTGTGCTGATTCATTAGAAATGTTCACTCACAATTTGTTCTGTATAATTAGTTAAATCGTAACTCAATAATTCAAGAGGAGTTACCCAAGCATAATCATCAACTTTACCTTTTTCCATAATTACAAATTGTTGTGTCATGGTCAAATATAACATATCATAACAGAAAAAGATCCAACCAGAATCAGATCGTTCTGTGATTTTGGCAGGTTGAAATACCCAATTGGCAATTAGTCCTGTTTCCTCTTTCAGTTCTCGAATGGCACAATCAAGAGTTGATTCTCCTTGTTCCATTTTTCCACAAGGAAATTCCCATTTTCCAATATTGTGAGGACATTCTGAACCACGTTGAATAATCAGGACTTTTCCTTGTTCATCTCGTACCAGTGCAGCGGTACATACTTTGACTGACATTTATTATCCTTGGTATGTTTTCTTCATGATAGCACACTCAAAAGATAAAACATACCCAGTATTTAGAAATCAGGAATTTCAGGCAAAGGAGGTTTTTCTTCTTTAGGCTTAATTGGTACACCAGTTGCATCAACCAATGTATCAGATTCAACAGTAAATCCAAGTTCCTTATATTGTTTAGCAATTTCAAGTATTTCAAGTGGCCCTAAGAAATTACGTTTAATATGAGGTACGTTGGCTTTAGGGTAGTTGAAATCTCTAAGCCAACGTAACATTGTTGATCTAATTGTTCTATTCAAAGAAATTGACCAAGCTTGTGCTCTCATAATTCTAATACTATTGTTGATTGATTCACGGGCAAATGCACCTGAACCTTTTTGTCCAACGGTATCTTCACCCGTTAAAATCAGGTTAATCTGAGAATCACACCAGTCAATAAGATTTCTCAATAGGTCAGCACTACCGCTTACACTTGTTGTCAAAGCATCAACCTTGAAACCTTCGGGGATCACAAGATTTGTTTCCCTGGCAAAATTCTCAAGTGAGTTTAGAAAATCTTGAACATCTTCAGGTTTAGCGGATTTTGGTTTAGTACCAATTAAAGCAGGATCAGCATGTCTATCAATAAGAGATAACCAAAAGGTCAAAGCTTCTCTTTTCCAAAGAACGAGCCAATACAAGGTAGAACCTAATCCACTTCCTAACATGTCAAATCCATCAATAGACCAATGACGATGAAAAACAAATTTCTTTGCAGGAATATTTATTCCATTCCAATTGTTTGTTTTTGTCAAAAGTAATGGATATATTAAACCTGTTTCTTGATCTTGTTCATATTTCCAACGACGAGGATCAACAATAATTCCTCGGTCAATGATTGCTCTACCCTTAGCATTGCGAGCCCATACCAATTCTGCTGATGAGATTCCTGTTATAGTAGAAGTTAATAATGCTTTTGTTAATGAATCAAAAGAATGATCTCCGGGCAAGATACCAAATTGATTTTCAACAAGAATTGGCTCTTGCAATTCATTTAATACATCTTCACAAAATTTGGCAAGAGATTTATCATCATCTGTTTCACCTGCTGCTTCAATAATAATCGGGCGACTGGTAATCTCATCAAATTGTTTTGATAAAGAAGAGACAATTGATGAGTCTGTTAATAGGTCAAGATATAGTTCAACGGCATCAGGAGAGTATCCACCCTTTTCAATCAGTAGAGCATCTTTCCTATTGATAATAGTTCTGCCACCATAAGTAATGGAAGAACCATAAGGATTATTAGTTTCTGTTGCTGTAAGTCTGTTTAAGTGGCGGCGACGTTTCATATATCAGGATCACTAACTGTCTGAATAAGTAACCTCAGGACTTAATTAACAAAATACCAGTCAGGAAAATTTTCGTTTCTACATCTGTTTGTTATAGTGTTTTTAGAACATCCGATATGCTTTGATGCGAGTCTAGCTGATACAAATTGACCAAAAGGAGTTTGAACAACTAAGTTCCCTGTATTGTTGACTCTCATTCTATCAATGGTCTGTTTCGTATGTCTTTTTCCATAGAAATAATTGTTTTCACCTGTTCTTTCTGGACGATTGGAAAGAGATTTGCTTAAATGGTCTTTTGTTTTTTGACTATGAGAGAATCCTTTAATTCCTTCTCCACCGTTCGTCATATTGGTGAGACAACCTGTTCCTAAGTCAATGCGTCCATATTGTTGTATAAGCTGACACTCGATTTCACAAGCTTGTTCGTTAGTAAGGTTTTCATATAGAATTTCTACTCTAAATGTTCCTTCTCTTTCAGCTTTGGCTCGCTTATTCAAACAGTGCTGATTTCTGTTTATTGTTCTTTGCGATCGCAATCTGCTGCCTATGCCTACATAGAACAACTCGTCACCGTGAAACCAACCGTATACAACTTTCAAAGCCACCATACCTCAATATCAAAATTAGAACAACAATACTCTACTTCACCTTTAAGTTTTCGAGAGATTTTACCAAATAGTGCTATCACTCTTGTTCTTCCTTGCTTGTATTGATCATAGCATAATATCTGTCCTATTGCGTGCTTCCAGTCTTTCGATTCTTTGACTTCAATAATATACTTATCAGTCAAAATATCAATGAAACCTACACTTGTTGGAACCTCTCTAACTCCACCAACTTTCAAATGTAATTGACTTTGATATAGTGATTCTGTTCCTCTAAATTGAGAACAATATGTAGTTAGTATGGAACCAACAACAGCCGATTGACGGATATTGTTGATAAAGGAAAGCTCAGCAATTTTATCTTGCAACTCTTCACTAGAAATAGTCACGGAGATGTTGTCAAGCGGTTTGGCAATCTCACAAGGGCTGAAATATGTTGTACCCGCTTTCAATATGGCTTCCAATTGGTCTGCTGGAAATGAGTTAAGCTTTTTCTTTACTTTTCTGTTGATTGGTATTTGCATTATGATGTTCTCCAAGGTAGTAAAAATACACCATTGGCTTCACCTGTTGAATCTGGTGATCCTGTTGTTTCTGGCGGTACAATAGCTCTAACCGTCAAAGGATTAAGCGGTGTAGAAGTGAAAACAGTGTCTTGAGTAAAATCAAATCCAGGAACAAGGCTGTACGTGCCCAAGATTAGCTCCAAAGGTGGACTTATCTCAGAATTGGTGTACCAAGGACCAAAAGTATATTTGTTCGTCTGTGGCGATTCTGGAGGGAAGACAGACGGCTGTACAAAATTCGCATGAGCATTAACAAATCCATAATCTGTTTCATTCCAAAATTGAGTATTTTGTGTTGGGCCTGCATCAACAATATCGATGTGATCATGGTGCTTACCTATTATGTCAGGTAAGACTCTATCATTCAAATAGAAATCATCAATCTGTTGAGGAGGATCATTATCATCAAAACGTTGTTCTTTTACATCTTCAGACTCGTATAGTTTATCATATATAACAGTGTCTGTAAATGGATCATATACGATATGTCTTGTATTTTTCCAAATCCATAATCCTCTATTCTTTCCATTATAGATAGGAGAGTTGACCTGAGAAGAGACACCAAGAGGTTCCTGAGATTCTGTTACCAATTGGTTGACCACACTATACATTTGACGTGAAAACCCTGTTCCCTCTGTTAAACTAAAAGACTCAAAAGCACGTTCATCTTTCAATATTTCTCTATCCCAAGAAATCAAAAAGTGACATAATCCTTGTTCATCTGTATTACCCCAAGTCCAATACTTCATAGGAACATTTTGGGCAGTAGCTATCAAATTGACTTTCAAATCAGATCCGATTGTAATCTTTTCACTCTGAAATCCTGTTGCATCAGCTATTTGACTCAAAGAGATATTAATATTCCCGCTGAGGTTTTCAATATTGGCAGATCCAACAGTTTGATCATTATTTCCTTGCTCAAGAGAGAAAATGTTATCATTTGGATTTGGAGCATCAGAGGTAAAAGTTATTTTTGAATCTTGAGATTCCCAAACATCAACAATATTGTCTGAATCTGCATAAGAAACAGTTACTTGTGCATTTACTGTTCCACCCACAGGTTCAGGATTTTCAGGATCGGCATCAGGAGGTATACAGTCAGGGTAAGATGCCCCTTGACTGCTATTGTCACAAATATTCTGTTGTGAGGGTGAACGACCATTTGGATCGCTTATCGTGACATTTTCAAACCTGAATGACAGTATTCCTTCACCAGAATCAGGAAACAAGAGATTGTTATTCTGAGGTCTAAAGGGTGTAGGTGGAAAACCGAATCCTGGTTCTCCATAGTCTTTTACGTCGTATGTTTGACTAGGTTGTTCACCATTTGAATTAAATGGCCCTAAAGAAGTAAGTTCAGCAACAAAGATTTGATTTGTTTCTCCTTGATTATTTGTTAGACTGCCTGTGTCAGTTCTACCTGTTGGACCAGAAACAGGCCCGAAATGAGTGACATTCAACCAGTTGGGAAGTGTCAATGTTTTATCTTCTAGACGAGGTTCAAACCTGGAATTTTGAATCCGATATTCTAGAATTAAATCCGCTCGAACGTTTACAGGAATAGGATCACAGTAGTCTGGTCTACAATATGGTGGAGGATTTTGACAAGGATTTGTGGGGTTGTTGAAAGGATCAACATCAATTTGAACCTGTCCTTCTGCAATCGCTTCATCAATAAAATCACTTGTTCCACCGAATTCATTTATGAAATCCTGAAGATCATATGGCCCTGTTCTAGTATATAGGAAAGACCCTAGTCTCTCTGTAAATAAAGGAACAAGTTGCCCTGCATTTGTTGTTTGAATATTGTTGTTGTCGTTCGGGTCATCTGTAAAAGGCTCAATAATCCCATTACAATAGTCAAAATTTGGTCTAGAGGCTGCATTGACATCTGGACGAAAGGCAAAACCCGCAAGAAAAGGCTCATTCCAAATGAAATCAGGTTCAGGTAATTCTCTTGCAGATCTTTCCGCACCCGTAATAGGAATAGCAAGAGTATCAGCAGGAGCATAGGCTTTCAAGCGGTCATCATCAGGTGGAATAGTATTGTTTGGCCCTGGCGTCCAACTTGAACAAGAGTCTTGTCCGCCTCTGGTTGCCCAGTACTTGTACCACTTATTAGAAGAGATGGTAACAATATCCCCTTGAACTTGTTCTGTGCAGTCACAGAAAGGTGGACTTCCATCAGCAGGAATTATTAATACACCACGAGGACAAGGTTGAAAAGATTCATAGTCAACAGAAAAGTCATGAGTATTATCAAATTGCAAAGTGTATTCTTCTGCATTTGTGATAATACTTGTTTTGTATACTATTCCGTCATCTGTAACAGTAACGTTTCCATCATCTTGAACTCCTGAAAGATTTTCAACAATAGGAGATATGAGTTTTTCATTCGGATCAACTCCATCACTCACAGTGTAAGAGGTATCACCAATTTCTACAATAAAGGGAACTTGTTGAGGAATTTGTTCTACTTGTGTTCTAGTCTCAGTCAACCCGTTGTATATGACAAATTGAAAACTCTCTCCTGTTGCCACTATACGCAACCAAACAGGGACATATAGTGTAATAGGATTGACTAAAGGAACAAATGGATTGATAAATTCCTCTTCATCAGGAGTCAAATCTGGTAGATGCCAAAAATCGCCATGACGTTGACCATCCATATAGTGAGGATTTCCAGTTAACGGGAAAAACGCTTTGCTTCTCCCGTCATTAAAAACTCTTCCATTTTCTGAGTTATATTTTTCAAACATTATCAATCAATTTATTGTATCGTTTTCTTAAATGTTCTACTTGTGGCATTAGATCACCAATTGTGAAAGAACGACCATCTGTTACATGACGTTGATATGTTGGAGTTTTAACCTTGGCATCTTTTCCAACGGCTTCCTTACGCCATGTTCTATCTATATTAACCCCAGAAGCATAAGCTCGGACACACGGAATATCGTTGATATCATGTTTATGATGAACTAAACCCCATACCCACGAATGAACAACTTGAATACATAATGCCCATAGCTCACTATAGTTTTTGTGACAATAAGAAACAAATTCATCATGCATAGTGAAACAACATTTTGCAGGAATCTTTAATGTGTCTGCCATGTACCACATCCCAACAACTGTACATTGCAACATGCTAGCACCAGCCGATTGTATAGTCCAATTCAACAGAGCGGGATTGCTCACATTGCCTCTATGATGTTCTGGTCTAATTGGGTGAGACATTTGATTACCTAAGATGCATGTTTGTGGGATGTCTTGAGATAAACAATCTGTCATACCGTTAAACGAAAGAGAAGCAAGCCCATTAGCATAATATTTTTCACCACGTCCTTTTTTACCTTTGAACTCTCCAATTAGATTCACGGCAATTGTATCACATAATTTCTTGCCAAGTGAGATATCTGTGATACGAACAGTACGAGAAAGTTTTTTCTTGCCAACACCGTACATGATTGCATATACCGCTTGCTTGGCTGCTGAACGTTTAACAAGTACTTGTACCATATCAGATACTTTCTTAGCAATAGATGAGTGCATATCTGTTCCATTGGCTTTATCACCAACAAGAACACCATATGAAAGAGGTGTACCACCGCTAATACCTGAATATTGTGTACCAATTATATCAAGTAGTCCTAACTCCTGAGAATCATAATCAAAATTGACAATATCACATCCTAATGGTGGACGTACTTTTGCTTTAAGTTCTGATCCGATTTTAGGTACCTTAAGGTGAGCAGCTAGGGTAAGCCATAGATTTTCTCCTGTACGGTAAGTCACGGTGTTGTTAGGCACCACATGAGGAGCAATTACCAATTCAGCTTGACCGCTGAAAGGATTCATTGCATAACCAGTGTGATTATCAAATACACGTTGCCGATTCGATAACCAATAAGATGACAATTGAGTAAGTTCAGCTACTTTTGTTGCCAGATCTCCGGCTTCTGCCTTAAGTGTTCCTTCTTCAAAGTGTTGAATGTAATCTTGTGAAAGAACACCACCAACGTTTGCATCAGATCCGTTTGCATGAGGTACACGAGTCCAACCAATTCCTTCAGCATCTTTGAAATCGCAATCAAGATGATCAGGAGTTGTATAACACCAACCTGCACTTTTCCAAACCTTTTTACCTTTCTTTTTATCTAGAACCTGTTCTTTTGCTTTTGCCAAAGTTTGAGGGCCAATCTCTTCTGAGGGAGTCCAAGATAATTTCATTAGATAATGAGAATCAACAGACTTTGTAGAAATTCCTTCTCGTTTTAGTTTATGATACCAAGACGCAACTAGATTACCTGATCCATCTTTTCCAACAGGTTTCCAATTCAGATGCTTCAACCAAGGATCAAGCATTGGATCAAGAATCTCGTTTTGCCAATCCGTATGATATCCTTCTGCCAATCTTAGGAAAATATCATTAATTTGATTAATTGTTTTTTGAAATGTCTTTTCACAATGAGCAGCCCAATTGTACCAATCAGGATCAACAGGTAGAACAGTTGTACTAACAAGATAATGACTCGCAAGTGAAACCAAAGAAGGACAATGTGAGCGAAAGATCTCATACAAAGGTCTAAATAGCTCATGTGTTTTAATTGGATCATTCATGGAATAGTCCATTAAAGGCTCCCATGATTCTCTAATGGTTTTCAAATTGGTTGCATCTACAAAGATTTTTCTAAGTTTTTTATCACCAATTTCTGGCCATCTATTTTCATCTCCAACACGAGAACCGCAATAAAATTCCCAACAGTTTTTAAGAGAGGCAGATGATCCGTGATGCCAAGCCTGATATCTTTCACCATTCTTGACATTAGCGAGCCAAGCCGTTGAAGAATTATACCCGTGAGTTACATTATGTGCAGACATTGTGTCAAAAAAGAAGGTTCCTGACTCGTTAAAATACTCATAACGTTCTTTAATACGGACGGCATCAAAAGCTGTATTATGATTAACAATAAGTTTGTTACGACCTACAGAAGGATAAGTTCTGTTTGCTGCTTTTGCATTTTCTACAAAGTTCTTTTGATGGTATTCTGGTTGAACATCATTTAGAAGAGATTTGAAAGCAAGAACAGGATCAGTAAAACCTGTTGTTAAACCTTTTAGAACAGCAATATAATCAAACCCATTTAATCGTAGAAATGGTGAAATCCATACATAAGAAGCGGAGGGATTTACGGCTGTACCAATTATAGGACTGTTAGCAATTAAACCTTGAACAAATGTTTCCCAGTCTAAAACTGCTGCGAACTCTTCAATCTCTTCTGATGCTCTGTGTTCCCAGTTATCACCAATTAGCTCGTATCTGTTCCAACCGGGTTGAGCCTGATACAATAGCTCGCTTGGCGGTGAAGGGTGAGGAGCATTGTTCATCAACCACTTAGCTTTCTTGATAAGATTGTATTTCTTCAAGAACTTGCGAGCCATACCCTCGAAATGGTCAACAATGTTGTCTCCGATAAGATCGGGCATCCAAAAGTTTTGCTCAAATTCTCTGCCCGTGTGTCTTTTTTCCGGGATTTGAAAACCCTTAAGGTTCTCTTCAAGTAGAATCTTTTCCAGTCCTTCCAGAATTGGAGGGTGTTGAGCTGCCTCTTTCCCCATTATTCTTTCAATCATTTCCTGAGATAAAACCTTATAGCCAAGTGAATTAGTTGACATTGTTGCTCTTATTGTTTATTTGAATATATTGTAGCATTGAACAGAAGCAAAAACCTACCCACTATAGAACTAGCTTTCCTTTAGGTTTTATTGCCATTTCTCTGAAGAATTCTTGTGCCGCTGATTGGCTGCTGCATAACTCATCAAGTTGTTCTTCTACACTATGTAAACTGTAGTAAGGAAGAGTAGCCCAATAGTTAAAATGACGATATTGATCTCCATTCCATTCTTGATCTTTTGTCTCAATAAAAAACCTAGAATAGCTCGAAGGATCAACTGACATTAGATTTGCATCAGATATTTCTTTAGCATCTTTTAGACGAGTCTCCAATATTGAAGCAAACTGAGATGGCTTAATTATTGTGTTTCCCCAATGGTCTTTTTCTTTATTATAGCTTTCATGCCAATTATCAGGGTTGAGAGTATACATCTCAGCAACACCCTTTCTTCCTAGTGCTCCAATAAAGGGAAAAACTTCTGTTAACATTGTCCGCTGTTTCCAAAGTATTCTCTTATCTCCATAGTGAATTAAACATTTCATATTACTTCCAGTCCTTTGGATTGATTGTTGAATTTGCTACTACTTGACCATTGTCAGCACCATTATAAAACTGATAATAAGCCATTCCTTCTTCATCCATAACAAGATCAGAGTTCTCATCTACTGCAATTGACCGTTTTACACCTCTGTTGCTCTTGGCTTGAGTGTTGTAATTGCCTAGCTCATTTCCCGCTACTTGTGAGAGTTCTGCGTAAGATTGACCGTCAGATTGCTTAGCCATGTAATTTTCTCTTTTCTATATTTGAATACATTCTAACTTATTAAGATTGTAAAATCTACCCAGTATAGTTATACCCTTCTTTTGTCCTAGTCCATCTTCTAATGGTAGTAGTACTGACGGAGTGAGCGATAGAAGCCGATTTAACCGTAGGGAAATGTCCTTTAGGTGTGCTTACAGGCTTTGCTACTGAATTGCTGCTTCCTGCTTGTCTCAGGGCGATCTTAGCCTTTGTCTCATTTGTATGTTTCTTTCCTTTCCAGTAACAATCATTTTGCCTGAAATATCTTTGCTGAGATTTTCTAGCTTTTTTAATGGTTTCTTTTGTTTTTCTTTGACCTATAGCTCCATCTCCACCGTCAGTCATATTAGTAAGTATTCCAGTCCCGTTATCAGATCTACCGTATAAGCAAATTAGAGATTGTTCTATTTCACAAGCTTCTTGCCAAGTAAGATTCTTGAACAGAATTCTAATTTCAAAACAGTTTTCTCGTTCTGCTTTAGCTCGCTTTCTTGTACAGTATAAGTTTCTTCCTGATTTTCTTTTAGATCGACGTATTGATCCTATTCCAATGTAGAATGGTAAGCCATCTGCAAACCATCCATACACTACTTTGTTGTTCATTCCAAAAACCCGGAAAGATCACTGTTCTTTTCTTTTGACTTGAAGAAGTATCTTTTTGTCTCTTCAACAGAAAAAGTAAAATCTGGCACACCTTTTTTCAAGAATGCTTGTCTCTTCTCCTCTGTAAATCTGTTCATGTAGAGATCGTTAATATATTGATATTGTTCTTCAGTAAATTCACTTCTGTTACGGATTAAAGTAACAATGTGCTTGAAAAATATCTTGTCTTCTGCCTCATTGGAAATCTCTTTAAGCTTATCGACCACATTCAAGTATTGTTGATTATATTTAAGTTCTCCTTTATCAAATAAGATCAGTATTCTTATTGCCCTCTCTATCCTGTTCTTCGCTGTTTTTGAGTCAAAAGATCCGTAAGCCAATTCAAAGAATTCAGGGTAATTATATTTTATATCGTTTGCAGGGAACTTTTGACATAGTTGTTGCATTGAGTCATACTCATCAATCAGTTTGTCCATTGTCTTATGGATGTATGAAAGATACTCTGAATAGCTTAAACCAACTTCCGCCACTTCAGAACAATACTCTACGATTGAAACAGCTAGGCATAAGTCTGCGTAAGCTTGACCGATAGCACCTGTTAAAGCGGATTTGTGGAAATTGTGATGAGTATTTTTCAACAGAACTTCTTTAACTTGGCTAGCCATTCTATTTCCTTGAGAACCAGCCCCTTGTGATTCAACATATTTTTCAAACTCTGTTGAAACTTTTCTTTTCGAGTTACAGAAATCTGAGAACAGATCTGGTCTAGCCGATGACAGGTTAAAGAGAATTTTGTATGCTTTCATGCTGATCATAGTAGGCTGTTCCGTTTCTGTTGTACCGTTAATGAGATTATCGTAGTCTATCATGGTGTGTAATTTATCTTTTGAAATATACACTATAAGTAACCGCTCAAATTCCTTGATACTTCTGTTGCACTTTAATAAGAAATAGTTATATGTGACAATTTAAGATTTGTTGTTTGTAAATTAATTTTAGAATTT